GATGGTCACGGTGATCTGGTCACCGGCCGACGCTGCCTGCGAAGCTGCCGCCGACTTCGGCGACTCACCCAGCTCGTTCACCGAGGTGACGTAGTAGGTGTAGGTACCAGCTGCGAGGCTGGTGGTGCCAGCTGCGGTGCCGAGCGAGATCGACGGAGCTGCGGGGCCGTTGCTGCGTGCAGCTGCGGGGCGGGTCTTGCCGCTCAGGAAGCGCGAGGCTTCGAGATTGACAACACCGTTGCTGACCCACTGCTTGCGCAGCTCTGCGCCGGTCGCATCCTGTGCCGAACCTGCCAGCACGATGCGCTCTTTGCCGAAGCTGATCTTGTTGTACGCCGAGAGCACCTTGGGGTCGACCAAGAGCTTGTCAGCCGAGCCGAGGTTCATGGCCGAACGGACTGAGCCGTCTTCGATCATGTCCTGCGACAGGGTGCCGCCACCGCTGATGACCACGGTGTCGTCGCTGCCGTACTCGCCGAACATCAGGTCGGTCGCGTTGCGCTCTGCATCCGACTGACGGATCTGCGCATCGAGGCCCAGCATCGAGGGGAGACCCGGGATGGCGAGCTGGTTGCCGTCGAACAAGCCGCTGTTCGAGAAGTCAGCCTTGCCACGGAAGAGGTCGAACTCGATGTCAGCCGCGAGCTTCTTGGCTGCATCCGACGCTGCCCGCTCTTCGGCCTTCTGCCCATCGGCAGTGTCGACCATGTTCGCCACGATCGAAACCCGGCGAATGTGCGAGTAGTACGCCATCGGAACCACGATACGAACGAAGTCGCTCGTCTCTTCCTGGCCGACTGCGCCTTCGAGCTGAGCGGACCCGCCGAACACACCGTAGCTGAGCTGCCGGTTGAACTGGGCGAGAGTCGACTTGCAGCTGTCGACCTTGACCATCTTCTGGAGCTTGATGTGCGAATCGTCGAAGGTCACGTTGTGCATGACCGGCGAGAGATCCTCGATCTGGAGGGAAGCGCCCTGCACGAGAGTGCTGGGTGCCGTGTTGTAGTTGCCGGCTTCGAGAGCCTTGAGCAGTGCTTGCGTCACTTCAGTAGCCATTTGTTTGTCTCCTCAATCCTTGTGAAATCAGTGTGTTACTTGTAGTCCTCGAAGAGAGGAGCCAGTGCGTCTGCCTTGACCCGCCCGTCGTAGAAGTCGTTGATCAGCGCCCTGTCGGACTTCTTCAAGTCCGGCTTCATCGACAGTTCCTTCAGGCGAGCGTTGATGCTTGCCTTCGTGAGCGGCGCCTTCTCTGCCTCCACCTTCGGGAGGTGAGCCACGCTGGTCACTGCCTTGCGGAGAGGCTGCTCAATCATGAGCTTGATGGCCTTCGCGAGGTTCTCATTGTCTTCGCCCTGGCTCTTCACCAGCGCTTCGAGTGCCGCGATCTTGTCGTCGGTGGCCTTCTCGTTCTCAGACTTGCCGAGCGAGCCGCCTGCCTTGACCTGTCCACCGCTCGCCTTCTTGCTGCCGGCCGAGATTTCGCTCTTCAGCGCCATCGGGTCGTCAGGCATCGGGGGTGAGGGAGGCCCTGCCGGGGGAGCGCCTGCAGGAGCAGATGCGTCCGGGGGAGCCATCGGGGGAGCGCCTGCCGAAGCATCGGGGGCGCCAGCAACAGCCGCTTTCGCCGCCAGTGCTGCCTTGATGTGCATGTCCAGCTCTTCTGGAGCCAGTTTCGAGTACTCCGCCTGCAGTGCCTCGGGGGTCAGTGCAGCTGCAGCGTCAGCAGCGGGATCCATCGCAGCGTCCGGTGCAGGAGCGCCATCGGGGGAAGCCGAAGCATCGGGTGCAGGGGCGCTCTCACTGCCTTCCTCGGGGGAGGGGGCAGGTGCAGCGTCCGGGGGAGCGGAGGCGTCAGCCGCAGGGGACTCATCAGGCTCTTCGCCTGGTGCGTCGTCCTTCGCGAGGGCCGATTTCTCGACCTCTTCCGCCTTCACGAGCTTGTCCTTCTCGGACTCGAAGGCCTTGGACAGGTCAGTGGCGACCTCGTCCAGGAGAGCCTTCAGCTCAGATTCTTTGATTTTTGGAAAACTCATGGTGTGTCTCCTTGCTCGTCAGAAGCAATCGCTTCCGATTAGCTGTTCGACATCGCCCGCCACTTGAGGTGCAGCTCCCAGGTCGCCTTCAGGTTGCCCGACGTGATGTCCTCGGGGCCGACTGCGTTGGTGTTGGCGCTCATGTACAGCTGGATCTTCGTGCCCCACTTCTCGACCTCACCCATCAGAGCGAGCTTGTTGGCCTCGGTCATGAGGGCAACATCGGCGATGGTGCTGGTCTCCAGAACCACCTGCATCACGTGCGGGCTGAAGGCGCGAGGGGTGAGCCCCAGGCCGTCAACACCGAGCGGCTGCTCAGCGCTGACCTTCACGAGTGCAGACTGCGAACCTGCGGTGCCTGCGCCCACGATCACGTAGGGGGAACCGTCGGTGTCGAACAGGACGGCAGAGACGGTTGCGAAGCGCTTCAGAAGCGCGTCACGGAGTTCAGCAGCGAGAGCTTGGGACTTGTACGATTGAGCCATTGTGGATTCTCCTCAAAGAAACAAAGGGGTAGGGAAAGTTTTCGTTCAAAGGGTAGATTGCGATCCCCCGGGACCAAAAAACCGGTAAAGCCCTAATCTTGGACACATGAAGGAATGCAGCCTATGCGGCCTACCTAAGCCCCTGAGTGACTTTCACGAGAGAAACGACCGGGGACCACGGGGCCACAGGAGCCACTGCGAGGCCTGTCGATCGAAGGCGTACTTCAAGAAGCGCTACCCAGTGCCGTGCGGGGTCTGCTCAGAGCACAAGCGACTGGATGGCAATGGCAGTTGCAAGAAATGCAACGCGATTCAAGGGCTTAGGCAGTGTGGAAAATGCCGGAACTTGCTGGCTGTAAGCCTGCAGTTCTACGGTCACAAGACTACATGTCGCGATTGCTTAAGCAGGCTTCCCAAGCGCAGGCGGCGCCTTGGCCGGCTCAGCCGCTGAGGGCTGCTCGGGCTGTACCACTTGCACGGGGACTGGCGCTGGAGCTGGAACCGGAAGAGGCTTCAGTGGCAGCTGGTCGGCGCCCGTCGGGATGTGCCCTTCGTACCCTGGAACCTGGCTGGCCGCGTGAGTCTTCGCCTGGCCCGGCGCTGCACCGCTGGCCTTCTTCTGACCCTTCGCGTTGATGAGAGCCAGCTCTGCGTGGTCAGGCGTGTGCCCGAAGCCGAGGCTGAGGCTTAGGTTGTGGGTGCCGCCGATTGCAGGAATCGCTTCGAGCTTGTTGCGCACCGACCTGGCGAAATGGGCTGCGTGTTCATGGCTGGGCACGAAGGCGTGGAACTCGTCGCCGCCGATGCGGAACACCTTACCATGCGCTCGACCGACAGCCTCGTCCATCGCCTCGCGAATCGCTCCGCCCATCGCTGAGATGGCCTTGTTGCCGGTCTCGAAGCCGTGGACCTTGTTGATGCCGCCGAAGTCGTTGCCGTCCATGCGGATGTGAACACCTTGCTTGGGTCGGCTGAGGAAGTCGTGGTAGGCCTTCTTGTTGCCCATGCCCTTGACCATGGAATCGGTGAAGATTTCCCCGGTGAGGTGCTTGAGAACATCAGGATGCACGTGCCCCGCCTTCACGGCCGCACGGAGGCCCTGGAGGGCCGCATCGAGATGTGGTTCGACTTTGGACAACGACATGAAGTACTCCTCGGCTTTCTGCAGGTCGTCTTCTGCCTGCTTATAACCGAGAGTAGCAGCTCCCTGTTGTACGTTGTCAAGCATCTGCTGTAGGTCCTCAGGCGACAACGGGTGACCGTCAAGGTACGCCTTCCCGTTGTGGAATTCAACCAACTGCGCCTCGGGCACACCAACGCGGTGGTACTCAAAGCGAGACTCGGGACCGGCACTGGGAGGAGTGGGCTCTTCGTTGATCAACTCGGGATGTTTGCCCTGGCGCATGTCCTCCATGTTGACGACCCTGTAGTACATGCTGTTGGCCAGCTTCCAGATGACACGTGAGGCGTCTGCAGGGCTCTGCTTCTGCAAGTCCTCCAGCCATCCAACGTGGTCTTCCAGGACCTCGAAGTGTTCGCTGTCCAAGTAGAACTTGCCGATGACGGTCGTATGCAGGTCATCCCCGTGTGGGTGAAGCTGACAAAGCAGGTACAGATTTTGAAGGCCTTCCATGAGCTTACCCTACCTTACCCGGGACTTTTTGTCCAGGAGCGCCCCGAGGGGGTGAAACGTCGGACTCTGAAGACTCTGGGTCCCGCCCACGAGGCCCTTTGCGCTCTTCCGGCGGCACCCAGGCGGTATGGAAGGGGGCTCGCATCATCGAAACAATGGTGGCCTTGGGGTTGCGACTCTCGTGCTGGAGAGCGACAAGTCGACGCCGGGCCTCATCAACGTACCTCTCAGGCACGCCATGGCGCCGCATCTGCAGGTCGAGCTGCTGAGGGTCCAGTGCCTGGAGCCACTTCGCAGCTTCAGGGTGGAAACGTAGCTTCGCCTCGATGCTGGCCAGGTCTCTCGGGTCATTCGGAGAGGCGGTCATCAGGTCGTGGTACTTGATGTAGTCTGGAGTGGGCGTTGCGTGAAGGTCCTTGTCGGCGAAAGCATATCCATGGTCGATGAGCTTCATGCCCCCGGGGGTCATCATGAAGTTACCACGGTGCCGGTCATGGTTGGCTGCGATGACGTTCATCATGGTCATCTTGTGCAGCTCGCCACTGGCCATGAGGTTCTGCAGAGTCTGCTTGTGCTCTGGATTCTCGGTGTCGAGGTGCTGGCCACCAGCAACGTTCTCGATGACAGCATGCTTCTGACCAGTGCGAGGATGCAGGACGACGCCGGTCGGGGTCACGTACTTGCCCATGCCAAAGAAATCTCTGGCCAGGTTGTGGTACAGGCCCTCTCGGCTGGGCTCGTCAAAGTCGCTCTCGTCGTGGTTGGCCTTGACGTAGACCTTGTGGCCTTTGTTCACGGTCCAGAAGCTCTGCGCTTGGTTGATACCTGAGAAGCTGGCCTGTTTTTCAGCATCGAAGTCAAGCCCATCGACCAGGTTGCGTACGTCGTCGTGGTGGGTGTACTCAGGCACGCCATGGACAGCGTGGCTGACGATGCTGGGAGCTGCCAATTCCTCCGGGTACTGCTGGACACTGGCCCCGCCTGCACGAGGAATCTTCATCAGGTCCTCGGTGGTCCAAGACTGGGCCTTGTTGCGGGGAACGCCGATGAGGTGCTCGGGCGTAGCGCCAAAGAAGGCCATCTGCTTCCCGCCAGGGATGTAGCCGTGGCCAGGCTTGACGGTCTTGCCGCCAAACTGCACCGTCTCTGGAATTTGATTCAGGTCCTTGTACTGATTGCCGCCCGGAGGCTGAATCAGTGCTTTCAACTTGCCTGGGTCTTGCTCCATGTCAGTGAGTGCGCCCTTCGACAGTTCGACCGACATCTCTTCGAACTTGACAATCTGTTGCGCCTTCGCTGCCTTCTCGCTGGACGCCAACAGCTGAGGCACCAGGTAGTGGAAGTACATCAGGAGAGCCGGCATCTCGCCATACTTCTCGACCCATTGCGCGTGGGTTTTCGCGGTCTGAGCGGCCAGGTTGGTATCAATCCCAGTCTCGGATTTGTTCATGTACGGACCCACAGCGTCCCAGAAGGGCCGGTGGTCGGTGGCCTCGTTGAACCCGCCAGTCTTCATGCCACGGCTGGCCTCGTGAGGAACGATGCCCACCCAGTTCTTCCAGAAGGCGGGGAAAATGGCGTCTTCCGGGTTTTCCTTGAAGAGGTGCCCCCATCGAGGGTGCTGGAGCATGTGCTTGACTGCGTCGTGGTGCTGGCCGTAGTACTTGTCGATGGCCCCCATGACGTGGGAGTTGTTGGGGTTCCAGAGTACCTCATTTCGGAGGTGTCGGATGGTGGCCCCATCCTGGCGCTTGTCGAGACCGAAGAGGTAGCGGCTGAAGTGGGTGTCGGGCACGGTGACGTTGCCACCGCCCAGCATGCCGTAGGTGTAGCGAGCCGTCTTGGTCGCGAGGCCTGGGACGCTGGGGCCTGCAGTGTAGGGCCCGATGTCTGGCTGGCCTTTTCCAGTTCGAAGACGGCGCTTGTTCTCCCAGTTTCCAGCCTGGGTCTTGTGGAACATCAGCTCTTCAACAGCAGAGCGGGCGTCAGCGCGGTGGCGACCAATCAACTCAGCCAGAGAGTTGTGGAGGGTGTGATACTGGTCCATGTTCTTGAGCTTGTTGTTGGCGAGCATGAAGCCGCCAATCTCGCCCGCCTTGCGGCCAGTGAGCTTCGAGTCGATCTTGTTGCGGAGAGCGTCGCCCAGACGAGCCCAGTGCTCCGGACTGTGGTCGGGGAACTTCTGGGGCTGGTCTCGATTGAGCCAGTCGTGCTTGAGCTTGTCACTGAAGCCAGGTTGTCGTGGGTCGGCACCGGTGGCCTTCATGCTATCCACGAGATGGGCGTACATCAGCTCCTGCATGGGCACCGGCGTATTCGGGCTCAGTTGACTGAAGAGCACACCGTGCATGATGACTTCTGGGGGCAGTGTACCAGCCTTCAGGTGGTGGTGAACCTTCGACCAGTTCTCCATGGCGTAGTCGTGGAACTTCTCGACCTTGGGGTCCGCCATGATGTTGTGGAACTTCTGGCCAGCGTCCGTAGTCTCTTTGTCCCGGCTGGGGATGTACAAGGGGAAGCTACCACGAGGGGTGTGGAGCACCCCGGTGTTCTCATCGAAGTGGGGCTTATCGATGCCCGGATTGGGCTGGACGGGCTTGCCACGAATGGTCAGAGGGCCGTCAGACTCGACCTCGACACCAGAGTCTGAATCTACCTCGGGCTCGGGGGCGGGCTTGGCAGCCTTGGGGGCGGATCCGGCAACTTTGGCCGGATTCTTGGCCGGATTCTTCGCGGGCTTGGGGGCGGCGACCTTGACCTTCTCCTTGATCTTCTTCACCAAGTACTCCTTGATGACTTCCTTCTGGGCCTTCTTGATGGTGTAGTCGTGGACCAGGTCGGCGAAGCGATCAATGAAGCCATCGCTGGCCTCGGGGAGGCGGTTCTTCAGGAACTTCCTGAACGGGGTCTTGCGGTCCCAGTCGCGCACGGCTGCCTTCACGCGATTGCGCAGGCCTTGGTCTTCACGCTGCAGAGCCGAGCCGCCGGTGAGGGTTCCAGGAGCTGTGTTGTAGCTGCCGGCCTCCAGGGCCTTGCGGATCTCCGGGGAATCGATTTCCGGCTTGCCTTCCCACTCCATCGAGCCGCCGAGCGGGGTGAAGTTGGGGTGAGCGTGCTCCTGCTTCTTGACCGTGGGGTCGTTCGGGTCGGCGATGACGCCCGAGTGGCAGCTCTTGTTGCAGGGCTTGATGGTGGCCGCAACCCGGCGAGCGATGGAGCGAAGGAGGCGGTTGCCACCCTTCTCCTTCTCCAGGGTGGTGCCCTCGATGCTGTACCGGATGAGCAGGGGCTCGCCGTTCTTCTGGTAGTCGCGAATCATCGCGGCTGCAGCGATAGCACCGGGGTGACCCGAGCTGTCGAACAGGCGGCAAATGCCGTAAATCATTGGGAGTTGGATCTTCTGCCAGTACTCCAACTGCCGGCTGTCGGTGCAGTCCTCGGGCCCGTAAATCTTCTTGCAGAAGACCACCTTGCCGATGATGTCGTTGGCGCTGGCCCCTGCAGCGTCGTCGCCACGGTGCTCCCAGTTGAGGACGCCCAGACCTTGCTCCATGTCGGAGATGTCGCAGCCCTCTACGTCCAGGATTTCCCCACTGGAATCAATAGCCTCTGAGGCGAATACGCCGTCGATGATCATGGACATGTTACGGATTCTCCTCGCGACCCATGGATGGAAGATTGCCTCTTGCGTTCTGGTAGCCTGATGGTGTAGGGTCGGCCCATGGAGGCTGACCACAATGAAGTTCTCCAACAAAAAGGAGCGCAAACTATGCCGACTCTGCAAGAAACGACCGAACACCTTCTCGACGGGCGGGAAGTACAAGAGGGATGCGGAGCACGACCTGTGCCGACAGTGCCACAAAAGTCTATCAGACTCCGACTGGCAGGCTCGAAACGCGCCCTCAAAGGCAGAGTCGTCCGAGTCCTCCTCTGGGTCGCAGCCCTCGGACCCACCGCCGTTGTCGTCGCTGACCGGGTAGCTCACTTCTTCGGGGTCTGCCTTGGTCACTAAGACCGCCAAGTACCGAGTCACCTACCGGAGATTCAACGAGTACGTCGACACGGGCACCCATCTGACCAACGTCCACTACGTGCTGGAGTGCGACGTTGTGGCGCTCGATGCCACAGACGCCATAGCCAAGGCCTCGGTCGCTTTCATGCCGCTGGCCCACTGGTCTGGCGACTGGAAGGTCCGCATGCTTCGTGCCCCGCAAGAGGTCGAATTTGTTGGGTCTCAGCCCGATCGATCCACAATCGTGAATCTGACGAAGATGGGCACTTGACGGCAGAGATCTGTTCATATAGAACACGCCCATGAAAACCACCTACACCTCCTTCATCACCTGTTACGAGTGCTCCGAAGACCTCGAAGTGGAGTTCAAGCGCCTGTGGACGGAAGACGGCGAAGAGTACGCTGAGCCCGTGTCTGGCAGCTGGGACTGCCCCAACTGTGGTGACGAAGACTTCATGGGCGGCTGTGGCGATGATGGCGGTAGGGCGGCTGAGAAGCGTGCGATGATGGCTGACTGAGCCATCGAGGGTCTCGCAGGGTGGTGGATAGCTGCTTGGGTTGACGAACCCAAACTCCCATAAAGAGGGCGGCTACACCCACCATTCTGCGAGGCCCTTGACGGTACGAAAGTCTTCTGATAGAAGTGGGGCGCAGTTCAACCAAAGGAGCACACAATGGGCTGGGACGGAAGCGACGCATGGAAGACGAAGAAGGACGTGGTGGCTGAGCAGCTCCGCCCGGGTCGTTTCGACGGCCTCGTGGTCATCGCCAGCAAGAGCACCCGCTCGGGGCTCTGGATGGTCATGGAGAATCCCTCCACCGGCCTCCGTGCCATCTTCTTCGACCTCATCGAGAAACAGGGCGGGCGCTACTACGTCAAGGGCATGGCTGAGTCGGAGTGCCCGTACTACTTCGACTGCCCCCAGGCGCTGGTCGACATGGTACCCCCGACCGCTGACAAGGCCTTCATGTTCAACCTCAAGTGGCGCTCGATGCGTGCGGAGGCCCGGCCGTGAACTTGAACGACCTCGGAACGACCGGCCTGGTCGCCTACGTGCAGGCTGGCAAGAATGGAAGGGCGAGGAACATGCGCCGAGTTCACGCTGAACGGGTGCTGGCAACCAGGTACGCCTCGCATAGCTTCCTCGTCATCGAGCGCTTCCGCAACATCCTCTGGGCACCCAAGGGGCGGCCATGAACTACACCTTCGCCATCGAGAATCTCAAGTCGGAGATTCCCCACATGGACAACCACAACCTCCTCAACGCCCTTCACGGTGAGCTGTACAACATCAACTGCAGCAACTACAACTTCACGAAAGAAGAGGCAGACTACATCCGGGAGCGGGTCCGCCTCCTGCACAATGAGGTGCTCGATCGAATGGAGAGGCCATGAAGGACGACTACAAGAAGCTCAGCCACGAGTGGGGCTCCAAGCGCCGGAAGGCTGACAGCCGGGCGGCCAAGAGCACCCTGAAGAAACCCACCAAGGAAGAGCTGGAGTGGGACGGCATGTGCCCGGCTGGGAAGCACGGGCTCGACTTCCAGCGCCAGCCCTGCGATCTCTGTGCCAAGGCGGAGCCACAGCCCTTTCGGCTTCCGCGCCATCTCGTCAACCACGCCATCGCTTCCTACGACACGGTCAATGCCACTGGTGTTCTGCGCCTGGCCAAAGCCCTCAAGGTGGCCTACGAAGAACTCGATGAAGTTCGGGCTCAGCTCATGATGGAGAAGATCCGCGTTCGGATGGCCAACCCTCCCGACAAGTGCGAGCGGTGTGGTGTGACCCCCGCTCTGCGGACTGAGACCCACGGCCTGTTCTGGAATGGCAACGACTGGGTCTGTGACGACTGTGCAGAGGAGACTCAGCAATGATACCCAAGGTCTACATCCACCTGAAGACGGGGAATGAGTATCTGGTCTTGCATCGTGGCGTCATCAATGCTACGAACGCCCAGAACGGGGAGCAGATGGTTCTGTACACCCCGTACACGACGAACCCGGGTCACAATCCCTGGTACGTGAGAAGTGAAGTAGAGTTCGACCTCAAATTCAAGGAGAAAGACAATGGATGACATCGAGTTGCTGAAGTTGGAGAACAAGGGCCTGCGGTTGCAGAATGAGAACCTGCAGGATGAATTGAGGATTCTTCGGCGGTACCGACAGCTCATTGAGCGCAGCACTCAAATCGCTGCTGCAATGGAGAGCGTGCCAGTTTCGGTAGACCAGATGACGGTCTACCTTGGCGCTACCCGCGCTGGGACTTGAACTCGTCGTAGCCGGGGCTCTTGTATTGGACTCGGCCGGCAGCGTTGAATCCATACCCCGGCATCAGGGTCGTCAAGACACATCGACAGTGTGGGTGTAGGCCGCCCACTTTTGGAGTGGGGTCGCCCTTCTTGTGGTATCCACTGCCAAGCTCGCTGAGCTTCCAGACTCGTGGGGTGACCTGGTCGGGCTGAACGTGGAGCTTGGTACACTCCGAACATCGCACGCCATCCCTGACCGTCACGAAGAACACCGTGGGGTCATCGATGCCTGCAGCCGCGTTGCTGCGTACGATGCCGTCCATGATGCTGGTGTTTCGCACTACCGTGGACTCAGTCTCGAAGATGCGCTTGAGGTCGCGTGTGGCCTCACCCATGACCTCGTACAGCTTGCCGCCCAGGACCGTCTCGATGTTGGTATCGACGCCCTTGTTGCCGGCTTCCTGGAGGAACGCCTGTACCGCCTGTACCGTCTTGGCCTTGGCACGCTCCTTGGTCGCATCGATGTAGCTGTTGGAAATCTTCAGGAGCGTCTTGAGCACGTCCTGGTCGGGACGTACACCTTCCTCGGCTGCTGCCAGGTCGAAGATTCCCTTGAGCGTCAGGTCGGGGCGGTAGGCGATGTACAGGCGCTTGCCCGTGGGGTGCTTGTCCCCAAGGGTGTGGGAGCGAATCTTTTCGAACAGCTTTTCGACCGCTCCTTCGATGAGCTTGACGGCCGCCGGGCCCAAACGTGGCTTCATGGGTTACCCCTTCTTCTTGGCCGTGGGCTTGTGCTTGTCGGCAACGTCGATGATTTCCTTCAAGGCTTCCTTGGACTCCGCCTCAAAGGCCTGGAGGGCCTTCTTGACGAACATGCGCTGTTGGGCCAAGAGCTTCCGGCGGCTAGTCGGCATCTGAGCCTCCGACTTGCTGAGGAGGCCGCTGAGCTGGTCCAGGCTGCGAGTCAAATCTTGAGGCTGATCGTCTGCTGTCGGCGAGGCATCGTCTCCACCAGGCTGGGGCTGAGCGCCAGCGTCCTGGGGGCCATCCCCAGCATCAGCGCCGTCGCCAGGATCTTGGCCGCCTCCACCGTCGCCACCGCCGTCTCCACCACCTTGGCCAGGAGGCGGTTGCTGGGCTGCCTGCTGCTGAGCCATCTCGGCTTGCTGCTGAGCTTGGAGGAGCTGCATCTGGGTGAAGTAGTTCGGGTTGTTGAGGAAGTCATAGCGGGGATCCTTGCTGGCACCCTTCATGTTGAAGAAGTGCTCCATGATGAGGCCCTGAGGCACGTACTTGTCGAGAACTGCCTGCCACTGCGGGTTGAGGAGGAACTGACCACCCCACTCCTTGCCGACGGGCTTCTTCTCGACCTTGTCAAGCACTTCGTCCATCGACATGTGGACTGCCATGTCTTGCTGGAGGCGTGTGGACTCTTTCTCTGCCGTCTCGACATCGAGGCCCACGAACTTGAGGCTGCAGGTCTTCGACAGCTCTTCGTCGATGAGAGGCAGAATCTTCGAGTTCATGAAGTTCTGGAACTGAGCCAGAAGTGGCCGAATGCCAACGTCGCGGTGGGCTTCGAGCTTGTACTCGTTGTTCGACTCGCTCAGGGCCTGGTTGTTGGTACCGCGCGACAGGTGGGCGTAGCCAGGCAGCTCTTCCGGGCTCATCTGGAAGCCGGAGAGGATGACGCGGGCGTTGGTGTCCGACAGGTACTGGAACTCCATGTCGCGGGAGCTGTTGTCGATGGGGTACCAGCCAATGTCGTCGTCGGTGCCAACACCGAAGATGGGCATGCGCCAGGCGTTGCCGACCGAGTTGATGGAGGCCTGGAACTGCTGGCGGATGTGCTTGATGACGCCATCGTCAGCGTCATCCGACTTGATGACAATCATGCCACGAGCAGCTCGACCAGACTGGAAGTAGAGCTTGTTGTGGTTGCCGATATTGATGTGCGTGGTGACGGCCGTGATGATGGTGTCGAGCGGGGTCAGCGGGTAGCCGTCCAGCTCCACGTCGGTCACTGGGTAGAAGTTGTGAACGAGACACTCTTCAGCGGTGAAGGCCTGCACTGGGCGGCCGGCGATGACCTGCACCCAGGCGTACTCATCGTCCTGGAAGCGCTCGGGCTCCAGGTCGGTGTTCTTCACCTGCTCCAGAAGCTTGCGGGCTTGCTTACGGACAGCGTCACCTGCTTCCTTCTGAGGTGCGGCACGGTAGATGGTGCCTGCGTCGATTGGGCGAATGGAGTGGAACTTCTTCTTGCCGTCCATGCCCATCGAGTAGATAGCTTCGACAGCCACACGGCCGAAGAGCACTGCATTGCGGGCGCACATGTGCATGAACTGACCGAAGCTCAGGGCGTCGGTGTCCTTCCAGCCCCTGGTCTCGCCACAGCTCAGAATCTTCAGTTCAGCTGCGCTGATGCGGTCCTGCAGCTTCTTCTTCTCTTCGTCGTTCAACTTCTCCAGGAGGCCGGGCTCGGGCTCAATTTTGAAACCGGTGCTGAAGCGGTCTGGCTGAGGACGGCCGAAGCTGCTCAGCTGGTTCGAGCGGGCATTGCAGATGGCTGCGACCAGGTCGTCCTGGATGCCGATGCGCTTCAGAACCTCGTCGGGCAGGAGGCGCTGTTTGACCTTGTAGAGGCTTTGGTAGGTGTTATTGAGGCTGGGGTCTGTGTCGAACGCCAGGCGCTCGATGGTGTCACCGGGGCCGTTGAGCAGGTTCATCACCGACTTGACAAGCGGGCTCATGCCGGCAACACGCTTGTTCTCAGCCTCGACTTGCTCCTTGCTCAGCTCACCAGCGCCAAACGGGTCGGTAAGAGCCACGGAGATCTGCTTTTTTGAGCCTCCGGACGGACGCTCACGAGGGAGCAGCGACTCGATGAGAGACTTCGCCATAGGGCTCAGTTCGTCAGACTCGATGCTGTTGCGTTTCTTGGCCATTGGTTACTCCGCGTGAATTACGACCACGTTGAGAGTCACGGGGGCGCGGTTGACGATGGACAGGGACCATGCCGGTCCCCGCTTGAAGTAGGGTGCCGGTCGGTCAGGGTTCCCGGCCTCGATGGGCGAGAGGCGCTGGCTGTTATCGGTCGACCCGTTCAGCCGCACACAGGCCTCCTGATCGACCTCGATGTACACGACCGACTTGGCATCGGTGTAGAAAATCATCCCGCTGGTGCCAGGGGTGATGCCGGTCTCCGGAGGGAGGGCCGTGGTGCTGATGACCTCGATGAAGGTGCTGGTGACCGCCACGACCTCGAAGGTCTTCCTCGTGGATGCCGCGAAACCGGAGCTGACATCTACGTTATCGCCGACCTGCACGCCTGCGGTACTGAAGGCCTGAAGCTGGGTATTGGAGGTAACGGTGACCACCTCGCTGGTGGCCGAAAAATCGACCCCTGCGAATCGAGCCAGGCTGAGGCTGGTGTTGCTGAGGACCGCGAGGACCTGCCAGTACCCGCCATTCAGCGCCGAGAAGGGCCCTGCGGTATCGCCGGTGGAGGCGTCAGGGATGAAGAGAGTGTCACCAGCCACGACGCCCGTAAAGTCAGGACCCGCAGGCACACTCATGATGACGGTGCTGTTGGCCTGGGCCGCGATGGTGACCGCCACGCCATTGAGAGTCAGGGACCGGTCGGTGCGGAAGGTCGGGTTGGTACCTCCCGTCCAGGTGATGCGGTAGCGGCTGGGGTCCAGTGGCGAGAGGGTGACCGCAAAGGCGGTGGTGCCACTGATGGTGGTGGCCCTGGTGCCGTCGAAGATGAGCTTGGTCGCCCCGGGGTCGATGCTGTGCGACTCGGCCTTGGGGTCGCGAACCTGGATACCGCTGGCGTCGCGATTCCAGTCCACGTACCTCAACCTCGGGTTACTATTGGCACTTTTGTCCCCGAAGGCGAGGAGTTTCATCGTTACGTTGAGGAAGGCGTCCATTCTCTGTACCCCTAAAGGTGTGGTTCTAAAGTAAGATTGCGGTTACCCGTCGAAGACGAACTTGCCCCGGCGGACGGTTTTGGTGGTACCGCCATCGGAGACTTCCCCCGTCAAGCTGGCGATCTGCTCCTTCAGGAAGTTTGCTGGCTGGCCTGGGCGAAGGTTGCCGGTGGCCTCAGCGATGGTCTTTCGAATGTCCTCCAGGTCGGAGGACTTGCTGTTGGGGATGTTGATTTTCCCCTTGGGGGCGAAGACGTTCATCACCATGTACCGCATGGCGTCGACCTCATCGTCCTCGTCCTTGTCGGGCTCTTCCGAGATGTGACCACCAGCGTCCGTCATGAAGTGGTACTTCTCGATGCGGCTGGCCAGGAACTCGCAGCCAGGGTCGTCCTTCAACAGGAACATCTGGGGCACTCCGACAGCCGGCATGAGCTTCATGCGGACCACCTCGATGCCTGCCTTCACTGACCCTGGATACTTCGACCACTCGCGCATGTTGAAGCCCTTGCGCTTGAAGGTCTTGATGTCGGCCGGGTAGGCTTCGTCGCCGAAGATGGTTGGAGAGTAGGTCTTCAGAGGCTCGCAGACGGCCACCTTCTCATCCAGCTCCAGGTTGGGCATCGCGATGACCGTGAAGATGAACATGAACTGCCCGAAGACGGCAGCCACGGTGACGGCGAAGTTGTGGGTGAAGCCGAAGTCCATGCCAGCGTAGAAGCGGGCACCCTTGTCCAGCATTAGCTGAAGGAGCTGGGCCTTCGTCATGTGCTGGTCGTGCTTCTCGCCAGTAATCATCTCCGCCATCTGAGAGGCGGTCTTCATGTGGGTTTCGCGCTCGAACTTGGGGTAAATCAAGCCGCTGGCATCGGGCTTCCGGCAAAGGAGCTGGGTCTGCACTGCGGCAGCGCTGCTCTGCTTGAAGCTGTTGATGATGGAGGAGATTGGTTTGAGCATCGTGCTCTGGCTGGTCTGATGAGTGGCCAAACGGCCCTTACACGCAGAGAACAGCGGGCACTTCTTGCAGCCGGCGAATCCTTCCCGGGGGTAGAACTTCTTCTGGTTCTGTTCATCAAGGAGCTTGTAGTCTTCCTCGGTGATGTGGCGCAGAGTGGAGTCGTTGATGTAGTAGGTCTGCTTGGGCTTCTCGGGCTCGTGTCGTTCCGGGAGGCAGGCCTGAGTGATATCAATGACGTTCCAGTGCCTGACGTGCAGGCCTGTCTCGGAACTGTTGGCGATCTCTGTCTGCACCAAGCCGTAGCTGAACTTCCGGGTGGAGGTCAGCAGAGTGATGGGCTGCAGCCCATCCCGTGGGTCGGGGATATGCTTCGCCTCTTCGTAGGCTCTGATGTGCTGCTTGGGAACAACGTCCACCTCGTCCACGCACAGGAACTCGGTGTGTGCCGAGTTGGCGCCTTGCATGGTGCAGAGAACGATTTGGATGTAGTTGTACTTGCGCTCATAGGCCATCTTGGCCTCAGAGGATAGGTCCAACCACTCCTTCTCGGTCAGGCTGCGCCCGGTCTCGCTGTTGTAGTACCGACAGATTTCAATCTTCTTGACGTTCTGACCGATACGGAAGTCGCGAATGTATGGGCTGGCGAAGAAGTCTCGCACGTACTCCTGGCTCTTCTTCGACTGGTCGAAGATGGCCGCCATGTGAGCGACGTTGCGGCCCAGATGGAGCACCTGCAGCACTTCGAGCACAGAGGCGCCGAGGGTCTTGAAACCGCCACGGTTGGCGTAGGCCATCACACGGCTGAAGTCTGGATCGTTGTTGAGACGGGCCTTGTTGTAGACCTCCCAAATCATGTCCATCGGCGAGCTATTGCTCTCGTCGCTAACGATGGTGTCGGGGAAGAAGAGCTTTGGGCCCAAGAAGACGCGGATCCACCGAGCCAGAGCTTCCTTCGTCTCACAAGGAGTGAAGAGAAGCTGGCGGATCTCGTCGTCTCTGCTCGGGACTAAATCGCTCATTTGTGCTTCCGAATGTATTCAAGCAACCCCAAGACCTGCTTCTCGCCACCAAGAAGCCCCTCAGCCCTATTGCAACCGCTACAAAGCCAGCCCCGAAACACGCCAGTCTTGTGATCATGGTCACAATCGGTAGTTGGCTTAGTCTGACACGCCTCACACAGCTCTGGCCGACTTGCTACGGCTTTCTGGCATTCTTCAAGTGGCATTGCCTGATAACCGCACTTGATGGCACGATGCCTACTGGTATGGAATAGCACTTGAGCGGGATTGTTTTTAGCCCAGTTCCGTTTGGCGGTTTTCTTTCTTTCAGGATTAGCCCTATCCCACGCAGCAGTCGCCGCCTTGTGGCAGGGCCTGCACCGGCCACTCTTGGTTCGATCCCGAGAACCGCATCTGACGCAAATCAGGTCTGACACTTACGTCCTTTCGGCCTGCTTGACCTTCAGAGTCACTGGGTCGGAGACGGCCCAGCCAAGGGGCTGGAACACCTGCGCGTAGCGAAGGCGGACATCCTCCACGACCTCTTGAATGGTCGGCCTCTTGATGCTAGGCCAGCCGTAGTCCATGTACGAGTAGCCACCGTCGTCGTAGCTGATCAGACACACATTGTGTCCGCCGAAGCCCTTGTGGTTGCCTTCCCATTCCTTGCCGCCGGTCTTGTACCACATGACAGTCAGGAGATCGGCACGGTAGATGCCCAAATCCTCACTCCAGTACTGACTGTTGGCCAGCTCGTTGTTGAGGACGGCGGCCTGGTAAAGCCCGAACTCATCGCAGTCTCCAATGAGACGTCTCGGGTCGTGGTCCGCTCGCCACTGCACAGCCTCAGCGCTGGAGATGGCATCGCCCAGCTCTCGCCAGGTGTCCGCTCGCCACTTCAGCGTTCTCACGTAGTCGACCAGGTCTTGGAGGTCGGGGAAGCGCCTGATCTCCGTCCTCTTGTTCCTCTCCCAGAGGAACTGGTAGAGCTTGTACCAGAGCCGAGCAATGCCCGACTTCAGAAAAAAGATGACCACTGCGCTTGAAATCTTCAGGAATACCTTGTTCATTTCTTCACCTTCGGCCCAGTATCGAGCCTCTTGAGGAGATCGTCAGCTTCCACGGTGGTCATAGGGCGATCACCACGAATCGTAATCGGCTGAGCGTTGTCTTCGACCACGTGTCGATGTAGAACGTCGCCTGTGACCTTCTTGGTAGTGCTGCCTTCCTGGCCAGTCAGCTTGAGTATCAGCTCAACCAGCTCTTTGTACTGCTTGAAGTTCATGTCCTTCCATTCGCCCAGCTGGGAAACGTCACCAGACTGGAGGTACCTTTGGAACTTCTCGCCGGCCAGCTTCTCGAATGCGGCCAAGGCGTCAGCCACGAAACGAATCGACCCCAGCTGCTTCTGTTGGGCCACCTGCCTGATGTCGGTCATCAGGTGTTCGAGGTGGGCGTCCCTGGCTGCGTCCCAGTCGTTGTCAATGCGAGCACGAACGATGATGCCCAGGCCGAAGGCCGGATTCAGCTTGGCGATTTCTTCGCAGGTGTGGCCCTGAAGGAACAGGGTGAAGAAGTTCGCAGCCGTACTGACTGCGAGAGGAGGCTTATTTGCCTCGACGTACTTTTGGTACGCTTCCCTTTCCTTCGGTGTCAAGACCTTTTCGGCCCGAACCAAAGCTGTTGAATTGTCCACTCTGGAACTCCTTGCGTCTGGTGCCGGAGTAGACCGCTTGCTTCCCGGCTCTTACGATAGTGTACCAGGAGTCCCCAAGAAGGGCCCAAACACCACTTTCAATCCGAGTCAAGGGGGTCAAATCCTTGAGAGACTTCCCCGGCTTCATGTTCAGGTGGTACACCACCTTGTGCTCATCAAGATTGATGGCCACGCGGTGCGACTTGATGCCTGGAATCATCACTGAGGGCCACAGATTGAGGGTCTTCACCTGGTTCTCGGAGACGCGGCCCGTCCATTCGGTGAGCAGTCGCATGGCCGCAAGGTGGTCAATTGCTTCAGTCTTTTCGTCGTTCATGAGCTGCCCAGCCTCTGGTTGACCATCGTTCGGAGCGCTTCCACATCAGTGCCATACTTGGGCACGTACGTATCCATAAACACCTGAATTGCCTTGTGAATTCCCATCGACTCGGAGACGGCTCTGGTGTTGCTCTGGGTCTTGAAGGTCCGGACCCGACAGCCTGCCCACACGGCCTTGCGGGCCTTGATGAAGTTCTCGTCACCGTGGATGTCGACGATGTACTTCCAACGGGGGTTGACCTGCAGTTCCAGAGGAGTTTCCTGACGGTCTTCAACCCGCAGGAGCTTCTGGCACCACTGAGCCGTATCGAAAGTCTTGCCGGAGCCAAGCTTCCCATCTACGACGTCGACCAGGAACAGGGCACGCTCCACGCCCACGTCAGACAAGCTCCGCCAACGCGGTGCTCCGATGTACATCACGTTGGAGAAACGTTGGGCGGTGTGGATGTGACCGCTGATGAATTGGCGGTCCTCGAAGCCGGCCAGGCTGATGCCGTCAGGGGCGTACATGCCGTTCTCGTACTTGCTGCCGTCGAAGGTCTGGTGGCAGAAGACCACCTGCTGCAGGGGTGCGCTGGCGAGGTCGTTGAGGAAGTCCTGCGCGGTATGCCGGTAGGGAATCAGCAGGCAGCCATCGACCCTGGTCAGGTTGTCGACCACCCGCACACCAGTGCCTTCGCAAGCCATCATGGCGTTGGCGCGGGAGCTGGCGTCACCAGGCATGTCGTGGTTCCCCACGAGCGCGTAGACGTCTGCACCGAGACCGGCGATGCTCCTGAAAGCTTCACGCCAGAAGGCCATCACCTCGACGTGAATGATGGCGTGATTGTGGAACTGGTCGCCCATGAAGAGCACGTTGTCGGGCTTCTCAGCTCGAATCGTAGCCTTGATGCCCTCGATGAGGGCTCGCATGTCGTCCAGCTCGTCGACCACCGCGTGGGGGTCGCCGATCAGCAACCACTTAGCCATTGGTGACGACCATGATGGCGGTCTCGGGCACCAGGATGAACTCCTTGCCGTCCACCGTGAAGACTTCCTTGACCCAGTTCTGCACGACCTGGTCGCCACGCACGAAGACCTTCTGACCGGGGCTGAACCCGCTGTCGCTGGCTAGCACGACAGTCAGCTCCTGGAGGTTCACTTTCTTGTCGATCATCGCGATGCCGCCCTTGATGACCTTCTCTATGTTCTGCTTGGGGAACGCGGTGCAGGCCACAACCTTGTTCATCGTTCGAGGCGTCGCAGGCAGAACGTTGTAAGACCCACCCCAGAAGCTGGTGGGGACGGTCAGGTTGGTCGGGCCAAGGTGGCCTGGATCTCTCTCGCTCATTGCGGTATTCCTCTCATGCGGAGGAGCTTCTTCTCGACCAGACGAAGCTCCTGGATTTTAGACCTCATCACGAGGATAGCATTCGCATCCTCCGTCTGCAAGTCAGGCCTGGATTCTGCATTGGACTCGTATCTCTCCAAGAGGGTGTCACCCTCGCCGTCGGCCATGGTGTGGTCGCCGCTGATGCAGGAGCTGGCAGCCAAAAGCTCGGCGATTTCCTCGGGGTTGGTCTGGTGAGCCTTCTCCACGTCCTCATTGACAGACTCGGCCATCTTGGAGTAATCGACAGCGTCTCCCATCTTCCGCCGGGCCTTGTTGGCGCGGTAAATCTTGCGCTTGTCGACAGGGTAGAAGTGGATGAGGGTCTCGGAGTACTGCTCGATGCGGTCGCCAATCATGCGGCCGATGGCCACGGCACGGAACTTGCGGTAGGCCTCCAGCTCCTCCTCCTCAGACATGTCGCTGGTGTCCGGGGGCACGAACTTGTCGATCGCCACCAGGAGTCCGCCACAGTGAATCTGGATGAGGTCCATGTAGGACAGATGGGACTTGGGCGTGTTCGACCAGAAGATGCGTGCCTGGCTGATCGCCAGGGGCATGTTCATCTCCATGATTTCCATGCGGATGTCGTTGATTTCCTTGGCCAGCTGCACAATCTTGGCGCCGATCTTGTTCGACTTCCAGTTCTTGGCCTGAAGCACGAAGAGCACGAAGCTGTAGTTGAACCGGAACTGGTACAGACCCTTGTCGGAACGCCGCTTGAGGGCTCGGCTGATCTTCGAAGCGAAGACGGACTGGCGCTCACGGAAGTAGGGCCGGGCAGCCAGGATGTTGCGCTTCTTATCGAGAATCATCGACACGAAGTCCCGGTAGACACTGGGCCCCCAGGGGTGCTTGATGAGGGTCTTGCGGAACTTCTTCTCCAGGGCGATCAGCAGCTGGAGCTGGCGACGTTGACGCACCAGCAGAGTCTCCTCTGGGAGGGACTCGTAGCGCTTGATGGCAGCCTCCAGGTTGCCGGCAAAGACCCGGAAGTGCGTTTCATCTTCAAAGAAGGCCATGCCGCCATTCTAGCACGATGTCAAGTGCCACCTTGATCAAAAGGGACTTCCGGGACTCGTCCACACGTCTCTGGCAGCCACCGCCTTGTCGTAGGCCGTCAGACAGTCGTCCAGGTACTCAGCAAGGATGAAGTCCGGGGTGTTGGATTCGTTCTCTTTGCTGAAGCGATTGATGAGGTACTCCAGCTCCTTGCGGAAGTCTTTGGAGTCGGGAGCACAGCCCTCGGCCTTCCCACAGGTGCAGTTGTCGCAGGTGGTACCCATCAGAATCTCACCGTGTTGGTGGCGTTCTTGATCGCAGCTTCGAGGTCCCTGGCCTGGACATAGAGCACTCGACCACCAATGCTCAAGCCCACCAGACTGTCGATGTTCCCATGGCTCTCGACCGTGATGGTCTCTTCCTCTTGGCCGCTGTACTTGTCGACGTAAGTCTTCACTTCACTCTTCACCTTGATCATTCTGAGCCCCAATCGACGACTTGAACCGGCCCGTAGATGTCGTCGAAGATGGCCTTCCGGGCCTTGGCATGCTTTGAGAGGATCGCAACGTTCGCCACATCAAAGTCTACCACGCTGCAGGCATTCTTCCCGGGCACCTTGCGGGTACAACGGCCAACGCCCTGTTTGACCTCAATCTCCGACTTGCCGCCCTTCAGATAGACCATCGTCTTCACAGACCTGATGTCGGTACCGGTACTGATACAGCTGGTTCCAACCAGGATGGGGAACTCTCCAGCGTTGAACTGGGCGACCAAGTCGTTGGGGTCTGACTCCCAGTACTCCCGAGGCACAGAGTCACGGTTGCCCTTGGTCTTGACGACAGGATACCCATCTCGACCCAGAATCTGGTTTCCAAGGTCATCGGTCTTGTAGGTGGTCGCGGTGAGTGGTCCATGTGCAAAACCTACCTTGTGGTTCAGGAGGGGCCTGAGAAGGGTGAATTGCTCCACCTCGTCAATCAACACGAGGACCTGGTGTCCCAGGTGCTCTACGCTCTGATTGATGACCTCGGCAGCCTGAGCCAGTACGAGGCGGTTCCGGTACAGGTGCTCCCGGGTCATCTCGTTGGCGTCATCGGAAGCGAAGTTGGCGTCAGACCTGGTGCGAATCATCCGGAAGACTGGCTTGCTGAGGTAGCCCTGATCAACACCCTCCCGCACAGTCATCGAGTAGACCGTGGGCCCCGTGATGGCATCGAGGAGCTTGTCAAGCCCGTCGTTCCGCATCTGGGTGGCCGAGAAGAAGAACCGGTAGGGAGCATCAGCCAGGAGACCTGAGCAGACCCGACTGAGGGTAGCTGCAGGACACTGGTGACTCTCGTCAGCCATGAAGACCTGAGCCTTGCTCATGGCCTCCCAGGCGGGAGACCCTGGCTCAACCCTTGTGAAGCTCTGGGCGTTGCCGATGACGATGAGCTTCTTGAAGTCTTTCTTGCCGTCGTAGAAGGCTCCAACGTGTTTCTTGCCCAGGTGTTTCACGAAGTCCTGGAACAGTTGATCTGCAATCGAGGTGCTTGGAGCCATGATGACGGTCTTCAGGCCAAGCTCACGGCAGATGTTCAGGAGGATGAAGCTCTTCCCGAGACCGGTACCCATCTCAACACGGGCATGGAGACGAGCCAGCAGGGCTGCCCTTGCATTTTCTTGGTAGGGGTAGGGGGTCTTGTTGGGTACCTCAGACCAAGGCATTAGGCGAGGCTCTGGGTACCTCACGAGGACTTCTGTGGTCAGCCCGTACTTGTTCTCCAGGTAGCCTCTCATCCCGGACATGACCCAGTACCTGCCATCGGGGTCTTGATTCAGGAGACAAATCTTTTCCTGGGCTTTGAGTTCTTCCATCCGCTTCTGGTAGGCATCTTCCCCATACTTGCGTTCAAACCAGGAAGCATGTTTGTGCTTCTGCAGCTCGTACTGGACCTTCTTGTCACGGTAGGTGAGAGACTCCCGGATTTCAGAGAGCCTGATTCCATCGAGATGGTCGATGTACAGCTTCAGTGGGGTTGCAAGAGTGAGCTTCAACGGAAAATCCTGTTCTTGACGGTCAAGAGCCGTTCAGCAGTGGTACCAAGGACAGCCGTGGTCTTGTCGTTCAGGTCTGGAAGTTCTGCCAGGAGCTGAGGGATCAGCAGGTCGATTTTCTGGCTCTGCTCGTAGTCGTGAATCCGATTCGGGTCACGCTGGTCAGACCAACCTCGGTAGATGGGGTGCATGTAGAAGCTGGCAGTCGTCAAGCTCAAGCTGTGCTTGACCATGTCCATGACTTCAGGCCTCCGTCTGCACTCTGGACTCATGTAGAGTGTTGCATTGAGAGGCGAACTGTCGCTGATGATGAAGACCTCAGGGCCACAAGCTTTCACCAGAGTTTCATCCACCTCAAGTTGCTTGGCCATGATTTCCAGCTGGTCATCGTCAGTGAGGACCACCTTGTCCTCAGGGCCGTAACCCCACAAGACACGCTTGTAGGCGATGTACAACCTGGCCTGCTCAGAGGAGAACTCGGATACAAGGCCGATTTCCTTGAGAGAAGCGAAGGTCATTGCTGCTGTGGTAGTCTTGCCACTCTGAGGGGAACCGAGGAAGTTGAAAAGCATGAGAGAATCTTACCACGGCCTCGGTTTCTGGGTCCAGATGCTGGTCGCGAAGCGTTCGTCATCGTTCGATGTCGGCCGCATAAGAAACGCTCCATTAAAAACCTCTGGAATGTAATTTTCTCTAATCTCTTCACTACATATTCTAAAACATGTAAAGAAGCGCTCTCGCGTAGCGTCCCTGAACGGAATTTGACAAAAACGACCCTCAAGATGGCAATTGACAAGCTTGTTAAATGCCAACCTGGAGTGCTTACCGAACGGCATTTAACAGCATGGCTCCTGAACGGCATTTAACAAGAGAAGTCACTCACGATTTTTACAACTGCTTGATTTTCTTAGGTGTGATTTTGTCAAATGCCGTTCAGGGACGCTAGGTCAAGTTGGCATTTGACAAGCGGAGCCGCTCCAGCTCAAAGTGGCACTTGACACCGGAGGGGGACGTCAGTAGTGTAAAATGCAAGGACACCACTTGAAACGCAGATTCTCTACTTCCCATCGCCAGAACCTGGCTCTGGCTCGTCTCGCCAAGAGCGAGCGCCAGAGAGAAGATCTCCTTGTCTTGGTAGCGGCAGACGAGCATGGGAGCGACGAGGATTTTGGCCGCAGGCTGGGTCTGAAGCCTCGGATGGTCCGCAACCACCTCAAGACCTTGCGCGAGAGTGGTATGATTGCTGTGAAGATTGAACGCCACCAGGGCTACAAGGGGTGGATGAACTACCGCACTGCCGTGGTCACGGAGAAGGGTTTTGAAGCGCTTAGACGAAGCCGAGAGACGACGAAGGAAGGCGGAGAGGTCTAAGGCCTGGCTCCAGGCTCATCCAACGTACATGTCTGACTATCGAAAAACCGAGAAGTACCGCGAGATGAAGTGGCGAGCGGGCATCAGGAGATTCCACGGCTGGACCGCTGAGCGCTTCGAGCAGGTTCTTGCGACCCAAGGTGGCTGTTGTGCGATCTGCAGGACCGATCAGCCGGGCGGGAAGAAGCGCTGGTACATCGACCACGACCACAAAACCGATGAAGTCAGAGGCCTACTCTGCCATCGGTGCAACTCGATGCTGGGGTTCTCACTGGACAACCCCGAAACCCTCGTGCAGGGCGCAGAGTATCTGCGCAAGGAGAGAAAATGCAGTATGCAAAGGTAAAGTCCGTCAGCAAGGAAATCCTGGGTCGGGGACCGGCCCTTAGGGACCTCATCCTCAAGACGATGAAGGCTTGCTCCGATGTGGTCGGTTCGACCCTCGGGCCTGGTGGCATGTCAGTTGTCATCGAGCGCCAGGAAGAGCGCCTTCCGCCGATGATTACCAAGGACGGCGTGACCGTGTTTCGCAACCTGGGCTTCAACGACCCGGCGATGCAGGTCCTCATGGAATCGGCTCGCGATGCTGCAATCCGTACTGCCGCCGAAGCAGGCGACGGGACCACCACGGCCACCATCCTGGCTGAAGCTCTGGTACGGAAGACCATGGAGTTCTGCGACAAGAACCCGAAGGTCAGCCCGCAACGGGTAGTTCGCACTCTGGAGAAGGGGTTTAAGGTGGTGGTGGAGCCGTGGATCCGCGACCACGTGCTCACTGCAGACCTGGCTTCCAAAGGGGGTCGTGAACGCCTCCGCGCCGTGGCCAAGGTCTCAGCCAACGGTGACACTCAGCTGGCTGATGCCGTGCTGAAGTGCTTCGATCTCTGCGGTGACGAGGGGAACGTGACGCTCATCGAGGCCTCGGGTCCGAGCGGCTACGAAGTTGAACACATGGAAGGCTTCCCCATCGGGGCCGGCTACGAAGAGAGCTGTGGCAAGTTCTACCAGGCTTTCATCAACGACCCCGGTCGTCAGCTTTGCGCGTTGAACAACCCCAGGTACATCCTGTACCACGGGCGTCTCGCTGACATCTACTCGGCCCTGACCCTCTTCGAGAAGATTGGCGAAGCTTCAGCTCAGGGGGTCGGCAGTCACAACATCGTCATCGTTGCTACCGGATTCTCGGAGACGGTGCTGGCTCACTTGGCGACCAACTTCCAGGACCCACGCACCCCGAACATCTACCCGTTGGTGGCTCCGATGAGCCCCATGCAGACCGGCCAGTACGACTTCCTCGCCGACCTCGCAGGCATCACCGGTGGCACCATCTTTGACCCCCTGAACGCACCGTTGGAGAACGCCGAGCTGGCCCAACTGGGTACCAGCGACAGCTTCGAGGCGGCACGCTTCCGGTCCACCGTGCTTGGGTTCCGAGACGAGATCCTCATCTTGGAGCGGGTTGACCAGCTGAAACAGCTCCTCAAGTCGGGCTCGCTCTCCATCCAGGGGACCAGCATCGTACAGGAGCGCCTCGGGAAGATCACCGGCGGCATCTCCAAGCTGAAGATTGTCGGGGCTTCCGCTGGCGAGCTGCGTGAGAAGCGTGACCGAGCTGAAGACGCCATCTGCGCTGTCCGTGGTGCTCTGAAGAACGGAGCCCTGCCAGGTGGAGGCTGGACGCTGCTGAAGTTGCGGGCCCACCTCGATTCGCTGGACTTGCTCCGAGGCGATGAGTTCACGAAGGTGGAGCATGAGATTTTTCGCGAGGTCCTTGGTTCCTCTCTGACTGTGCCCGTGGAACGCCTCTTCGGGAACGCCGGCTACACCCAGGAGGAGGTCGAGGTCGTTGTTGCCCAGATTCTCGCACCTGCGCCCATGGAGGTTCCGATTGGCCAGGAGGACCTGCTTGTCTTCGACGTGCTTGAAGGTAAGATGGTGGACGCCCTGCAGGGCGGAATCCTCGACAGCACCCCTGCCGTGCTTGAGGCGGTGCGGAATTCCATCAGCATTGCTTCCCTTCTCGGTACCTGCGGTGGTATCGTCGCGTTCCTGAGGGATAACCAACTTGAACGACAAGACGCCAGAGACACAAACGAGTTCCTCCGAAACCTCAACACCAACGAGGCGGATGAGCGGGGGTGACGAGGCCATCGGCTTCAAGCCTTGCTGGAAGCTCGTACCAAGGGGTCGGTGTCGAAAGCCGGTAGGCCATGAAGGCGACTGCGCCGGTATCAAGTTCGACGGTGACCGGCCACATCGTTGGAAGCTAAGCTGGCCAGGAAACTTCTGCCTGGACTGCGGATATGACGACCCCAGCGAGAACACCGACGAGTCGCTCATCAACTGCAGCTGCACTGGGACAGCCGGCTGTGACGATTGCGGCTTCACTGGTTGCGTACCCAATCCGAACATGGTATGGGAGCCGTGCCCAGGCCCACCTATGATCATCTTCCTCGACTTCGACGGCGTACTGCACTCCATGGTTGCTGGGGGGCCTGACAAGCTCTTCGTGCAAAGTCAGCGCCTCCGCGACATTCTCGTCAGGTACCCGTGTACCTACGTGGTTATCCACAGCAGCTGGCGCATGTCCAGCGCTTACACCGTGGATGACCTTTGGGACTTCTTGGAAATGGAAGACGCTCTCCGTCCCCGGTACCTTGGTATCACTCCCAGGTCTGAACCAAGTAGGTGGGAGTCGATTCAGGCTTGGATGAAGGCTCGGCCATACCGGGGCTCGTACGTCATTCTTGACGACATGCACACGAGCTTCGACTACGAAGGCCAGGACCACCTCATCTGCCCGCCTTATGACGTCGGCATGCGAGAGCAAGACTGGCAAGAGCTGGAAAGGAGAATCAATGCCCATCTACAACTTCCACTGCCCTGAATGCGACAAGCCTTTCCAGAGGGTGCTGCCTCACTTGTCGGAGTATGAGAAGCCGTGCCCGACCTGCAAGACGACCTCGCCGTACGTCGGCAAGGGCCCCACCACGCGCATCGTAGAAGTTCGTGACAACGGCCTAATGCCTAAGAAGGTCGAGCAGTTGGCGGACATTGACGAAATGGTGCGAGAGCGCTCGACAAAGAAGCCAGATGGTGAGATAGTCTAAGTATGGTCCGACTACAATGGCTGAAGCTCCGGGCCTTTCGGAGCTTTGCTGAAGAGGCGCGAATCGACTTTCCGCCCAACGGACTGCTGTTGATTCGAGGCAAGAATCTCAGCAATCAAGACCCCAGTGGGACAGGTAAGTCTACTGTCATGTTGGCGGTCGCCTACGCCCTGGACATCTGCCCATTTCCAGCTTCAGAGCTACAGAGCTGGCTCACCGACAAGGACATGCAGGTCCAGCTCGGGCTGGAGACACCGGTCGGCGAAGTGGTCATCAGCAGGGGCAAGAAGAACTCCATCAAGATTGGCGACCGCACGGTCACCAGCGCCAAGGCTATCGCTGAGGAGCTGAGAAACATCTTCGGGCTGGACTCCGACACACTTCGAGCTATCACCTACCGGGCTCAGAACACCAAGGGACTGTTCCTCAGCCTGACCGACAGCGAGAAAAAGGAGTTCCTGACGCGCCTGCTCGGCCTCGTGAACATCGAGCTGGCTGTCGACAAGGCGGAAGAGCGGATCAAGGCGCTGAAGCCCACTGTGGACGCTGAAGAGGCCTCCTTGGCCACTAGCCGTAAGGAACTGGAAACGCTCAGGGCCCAGGAATTCCCCGCGCCCGAAAGCGACAAGGAGCTTCGCGCGGAGTTTCTGGTGTTGGACGCCAAGCGCACCGAGCTGGAGGCCCGCGAGAAGGAGGCCCAGGCTCAAGCTCAGGGGGAACGAGCTAAGGTCCAGGAGAATCCAGAGCTGGTCCAGCTTACCACCTACATCAATGCCGCCAAGGCCCAGTACGAGGTAGCCCTCGAAGCCCAGCAGATTCGTGAACGCGAGTTTCGTGCCAACCAAGAGGTCCTTCGGAAGAAGCTCATGGACATCGCTCAGCGCGACACCATGCTGCTCAACTACCGGAAGGACCTCGACGAGCACCGAATTCAGATGGCCAAGCTGACCGCCGGCCATTGCCCCACTTGCAATCGAGCCTGGGTAGAGGCGGCAGTACGGGCTCAGGCGATTGAGGTTCAGATTGCCAACCTGGAGGCGACCATTGGTTCGCTGTCGCGTCAGCAGGGCGACCGCCAGCGGCTGGAGAGCGAGTTGCGAGTCAACTTCTCTGCCGACCCCAACGTAGAAAAGCTCAAGACCCTGAGGGCCCAGCTGGAAGCCAAACTTCACGAGCGAACCCAGACCCTCGTGTTCGCTTCCACTGAAGCGCTGCAAGACGCTGTCAATTCCGTGAAGTCGGAGCTGAGCGTTGTCCGTTCGAGGATAGCCGGCATTCTCCAGCAGCTGCAGATGGTGAAGTCGGTGAACGACAAGCTCCACCAGGCCCGACAGTTCGCAGAGCGAAACATCGCAGCCGTGGAAGCAAAACTCGCCGCATCCGAGCAGATGCTCTCCCGGTATGGCACCGAACTGAACGCCGAGCGCGACTTCGTGGCCCTCATGGGGCGTGAGGGATTCCTCGGCGTCATCTTCGACGACGTGCTGAAGGAAATCGAGGCAGAGGCAAATGAGCGCCTGGCCCGCCTGGCCAACGTCAGCCATGTGACCATCCAGTTCAAGTCGGAAGTAGCGACCCAGAAGGGCACCATCAAGCGCAGTATCACCCCGGTCGTGTCGATCAACGGGCAAGAGGCAAGGCTCGACTCGGGTCTTAGCGGTGGCATGTACACCAGCGTGGAAGGGCAGGTCGACCTGGCTGTCATGGCGGTGGTTCAACGCCGCACAGGCTCACTGCCAGGCTTCTTGTTCTTGGACGAGAGCTTCAATGGCCAAGGGAACGTGACCAAAGAGGCGACCATGGAGGTCCTGCGCGAGTACGGTCAGGAGAAGCTCGTCGTGGTCATCGACCACAACTCGGAGTTTAAGGAGCTGTTCACCCAGTTCATTGACGTCGTCTACAAGGACGGCAAATCGGAGATAGCGTGACCCCAAAAGAGCCGAAGAAAAAGTGGTACATCCGCTACGGAGGGTCCGGGTTCTACCTGGTGGGTCCAGCTGGAGAGCTGGTTGAAAGTACGAACCTTCTCACCTTGCCCAGGCAATTCTCCAACATCGCCTTTGACAGGGGCGCCGATGAAGTGGTTCACGATTACGACTGTTCGAAGTACGGCTTGACCTAACTGCAGTCTCTGCTAGAATCAGCATCACACCAAAGGAGCATCACATGGCACGTGGATTCAAGAAGAAGGGCCCGTTTGACGACCTCGACAAGGAGTTCCGGGAGACCATCGAGAACATGTCCGACGAGGACATCAAGAAGCGGGTTTCCGAGGTGGCCATTGCCGAGCATGAGAATCGCCAAGCAAAGGCCAAGGACCAGGACCTCAGCGACAAGGTCGCCGCCGTCAAGTTCGCCGGCGAACAGTACCGAGAGGCCTCGAAGATGAACAAGCTGCGCATCGGCTACGCGCACTTCATCCTCGAATCTCGCGGAAAGGTGTAAGGTGGCGACAGAGAAGATCTGTCTGCCCCTCCAGGTCCCGAAGAAGGCCACACTTTCCAAGTACGGACTGTGTCTGGCTGAGTGGCAAGCCCTGGCCGATAGCCAGGGTGGCGTTTGCTACGTGTGTGAGAAACTGACGACGACCGGGCGTCTGTGCATCGACCACGAGCACGTCAAGGACTGGAAGAAGCTTCTTCCAGAACACCGGAAGCTGTTCGTCCGTGGTCTTCTTTGTTACCGCTGCAACACCACTTTTGTGGGTCGTGGCGTCACCATCCAACGAGCTGAACGGGTGGCGGCTTACCTCAGACTGTACGCCAGCAGGCGACCGATTGAGATTCCGCGACCCCCAAAGAAGGGGAAAAGAAATGAGTGAGATGAGCAATATGGCCAAGGTCGTCTACAAGAGGACCTACGCTCGCAAGGACACCGGCAAGCTGGAAAACTTCTCCGACACTGTCGAACGGGTGATTCGTGGCAATGTCACCGGACACGACGTCTCTGAGAAGGAGATTGAGCGCCTGCGGTACTTCATGCTGAACCGCAAGGCTGGTCCAGCAGGTCGAGGCTGGTGGTTCAGCGGGGCTCCTGCACAGGCTACCCTGGGTGGCGTGGCCCTCAACAACTGCTGGTTCGTCACCGCTGATGACTGGATGAACTTCGTCACTGCTCAGGACCTCCTGATGCTGGGTGGCGGCGTCGGCATGAGCGTGGAGCACAAGTACTCCAGCAAGCTCCCCAAGGTGAAGAAGGGGGTAGTAGTTCGTCACAAGCCCACCAAGGATGCGGCCTTCATCGTGCCTGACAGTCGTGAGGGTTGGTGCGAGTTGGTGCGTCGCACCCTGGAGTCCTTCTTTGTCACTGGCAAGAGCTTCGAGTACAGCACCGTCTGCATCCGTGGAGCTGGCGAGCGCATCAACGGCTTCGGCGGTACCGCCAGCGGGCCTGGAGCACTCATCACCCTCGTCGAGAAAATCTGTACGCTGCTCCAGGCCCGGGAGGGCAAGGCTGTACGCCCCATCGACGCCATGGACCTTCTCTGCTGCATCGGAGAGATGGTGGTGGCCGGCAACGTGCGGCGGTCAGCCATCATCATCCTGGGTGACTCCTTCGATAAGGAGTACCTGAAGGCCAAGCGCTGGGACCTGGGCCCTATCCCCAACCAGCGGGGCATGGCCAACCTCTCAGTGGTCTGCGACGACGTGGAGGACCTCCACCCGCTCTTCTGGAAGACCTATGAGCAGGGCGAGCCCTTTGGCATCGTCAACCGAGCCAACATTCAAGCCTACGGCCGCATGGGTGAGAAGAGGAGGGACACCGCCATCGGTGTGAACCCCTGTGCAGAAGCCACCCTCGAAGACGGTGAGCCCTGCAACCTGCAGGAGATCGCCCTCCCCAATCTGACTGGCATTGAAGAGTTCGAAGAGGCAGCCCGCCTCATGCACCGCTACGGCAAGCGGGTCACGATGGAGAAGTACCACATCGAGAAGTGCGACGAGGTGGTCAAGCGCAACCGCCGCATCGGCACTGGCATCACAGGAGCGCTCCAGAGCCCTCTCTTCACCGCTGAGAGCCTGGATAGGGCCTATGCGGCCATCCAGGACGAGAACAGGCGGTACAGCACCCAGCTGGGCATCAACGAGAGCGTCCGTACTACGGTCATCAAGCCCAGTGGCACCATGAGCAAGGTCATGGACATGCGCGGGTACGAGGGCATCCACGCCGCCTACAGCAGTTTTTACATCCAGCGGATCCGCTTTGCCAGCTCCGACCCCTTGATTCCCATCTTGGCAGCTGCTGGTCATCACATCGAGCCGGTGGTCAAGTTCGATGGCAGCTTCGACCACAACACCGTCGTGGTGGACTTCTACGAGAAGGCACCCGAGGGAGCACCCGTCGCCGACAAGGACTGGAGCACCTGGAAGCAGCTCGAAGTGGTCAAGCTGGCCCAGAAGCACTGGGCTGACCAGAGCGTCTCAGTGACCGTGTACTACAAGCGGGAGGACGTCCCAGCCCTCAAGACCTGGCTGGCCGAGAACCTCAAGTATCTGAAGACGATCAGCTTCCTGTGTCACAGTGACCATGGGTTCAAACAGGCTCCCAAAGAGGCCATCTCCGAGGAGCAGTATGGTATCCTTGCGGAGAAGATCAAGCCTGTTGAAGTGGATGACGTCGGCATTGGGGCCGATCTCGATGGGGCGGAGTGCGAAGGCGGCGCCTGTCCTGTGAAGTGAGGAAGCCATGAGCAAGAACAAGAACCCGCAGTCGACCGTCATCCTCCGTTTCAAGCGCCTGGACCCCCAGGCGGCGCTCCCCGAGTATGCTACCCCAGGGGCTGCTGGTATGGATGTCCGGTCCTCGGTGGAGGTCGGACTTGGTACTGGTACGTGGGCGGCGGTCGGCACCGGTCTCAGCGTGGAAATCCCACCTGGGTTCGAGATTCAGGTCCGACCCCGCTCTGGCCTGGCGGCCAAGTTCGGGGTTACCGTCTTGAATGCCCCCGGCACCATCGACAGCGACTACCGTGGGGAAATCAAGGTCATCCTCATCAACCTAGGCCCTGCACCGTTCCTCATCAACAAGGGCGACCGCATTGCCCAGCTGGTGGTGGCTCGGGTACCGTCGGTAAGCATTGAGGACGTGGACCGGCTCTCAGAGACTGCTCGTGGCACCGGTGGTCTTGGAAGTACGGGTGTCGCTTGACATGCTTCTTGCAGGTGCTAGAATCAGGGGTACATCATGCCAGTGGACTTTGACGAAGACGACATCTCGGGAGTGATTGAGGAGACCGAACAGGCCTCCCCTGTGCCCGCTCGTCGAGCGGCACAGTACACCGAGGAAGCTCAGTCAATCGAAGACCAGATGTCCGAGGTCGAGAAGCGGCTGGAGATGGCTCAGTACTACCGGCTGGTACTCAACGACACCATCTTCAACGACCCTCCTAACGTGGAGGTCGCAGACCGAGTCGAAAGCGAGATTCGCGACTTCGTGCGCAGTCGCATGTCTTTGCTGGTTGGGGTGGGCGAAGAGAAGAAGCCGGAGGCCTTGTCTCCGTTTTCAGACGCTGAGGTTCTGGCTCTTCGGACTATCGCTCAACCCGATGTCATTGCAGCGCTCAAGGCCCTGGCAGCCAAGGTTCTCAAGAAGCCCGAGATTCTTGACGCCAAGCCCCGCGTGGTTGCACCTGAGAAGCCCAAGGCGCCTGCCCGCGAACCCACTCTGAAGAAGATCGTCCGCACGCCCTCACAGCAGGCGGCGCCTGCGCAGAGCCCACGTCAGGCTTCTCCCGCCAACCCGGTGTCGCCAGGCAAGGGCAAGCAACAGAAGAGGGTCTTCAAGAAGGTCACTCTCGTAGACGGCACTGAAGGCCAAGTGGACGTCACCCCGCCGGCACAGCCGGTCGGAGTCAAACCCTTTCCTACCCCCGTGGGAAAAGCCGCGATTGAAGCAACAGCGGCTCAGACAGCAAGGCAGCAGGCCATGGTGGCTGTAGCAAATCTCGACAAGCAGTTCTCTGGAAAATAAGGAAGCAAATACAAATGGATCAACGACAATTGGCAAAGAAGACGTCGAACGCCTTGGAGCGCCTGGACCAGGTGGAAAAGACGGTTGGCAACATCGTGGGCGCTGTGAACAACAGCCTCGGTCAGGTGAGCCAGCAGCTGAGTGGTATCACGGAGGTCCTGGACGCAGTCGTTCAGACTCTCGGTGCTGAGACCATTCAGAAGCTTATGACGGAGAGCCGTCAGGCCAAGGCTGAGGCTCAGGCACAGGCCGAGGAGGCAGCCCTGAAGGAGTTGCTCGCCAAGGGCGACATCAAGGCAACGGAGAAGATCTCCGAGAAGTCCATCGTGGTGGGTCGGGAGACGGCAAAGGACGGCACCGTTCGCATCCCTGGCCGAGCCCAGGTGGCCTTCGCTCGAATCGACCCGAACTTCCAGTCAGCTTTCTTGGGCCAGGGCCCCGGCTTCAGTCTGGACCTGCCCAACGGTGGCAAGTTCGAGGTCTTGGAGGTCTTCGAGGTGGTTGAGAAGGCCGACTCTCCCCCCGCCGACGCTCCTGCGGCGACTGCTACTGAACCGGCGGCACCGTAATGAGTAAGGGTCCGACGAAGAGAGACGAAGCCTCTCAACGAGAGGCCCTCATCAAGCAGTACATCCGTGACCGTGCCGAAGCCCTGCAAGGCAAGGTAGTCCAGAAAGCAACCAAGAAAAACCTGGACTACCTTGCTGCTCAGGAGGTTTCTCTTGATCGCCAAGAGCAGATCGCCAAGCTCTTCTCGCAGCGCAAGTTCGTCCCCGTCTACAAGGGGAAGAAATCCAAGCACACCGAGCGGAAGCTGAACCTGATGCTCAGTGACCTCCACTACGGGTCAGACCTCGACCCACGTCAGGTCAACTGTCGATTCGGACCAACAGAAGAATCACGACGTACAGCAGCCATCGTGACTCAGGTGGCCGACTACAAGCGGCAGTACCGTCACGAGACGGAGCTGCACATCCACTTGATCGGCGACATCATCCAGGGGAAGTTGCACGACATCCAGTCTGCAGCCAACCTGACGGAACAGTTCGACCGAGCACTCCACAGTCTCATCTACGGCATCGAATTCCTGGCCACCGAGTTCAAGAAGGTCACGGTCGACACCAGCGTTGGCAATCACGGTCGAGACGCCATGCGTCATCCAGACCGAGCGATGCAGGACAAGTACGACTCGAATGAGTTCAGAATCTACCGAGCGATGAAGTACCGGTTCGCGAAGGTCCCGAACATCGAGTTCAACACCCCGATTCGAGGCTTCTACGTCTACGACCAGTTCGGGATGAAGGGCTTCATGACCCACGGGGACACCATCTTCAACCCTGGCTACCCTGGAAAGCTGATTCAAATCAAGAGCCTCCAGGAGCAAATCAACAAGTTCAAGTTGAGCCGGCGCGAGTACAACGACCTCAAGCTGGTTGGCTGTGGCCACGTCCACACCGCGATGAATGTGGACATCGATGAGACCACGGTCATCACGAACGGCTGCATGATTCCAAACGACGAGTATGCACAGAGCATCGGCATCTACAACACCCCCTGCCGCCAGCAGCTCTGGGAGACGGTCGACGGTCACATGTTCGGCGACCACCGGCTCATTAAAATCGGCATCAACCACGACGAAGACTCCAGCCTGGACAGGGTAGTCCCCGTCTGGAAGGGTCTTGAGTCTTGACTGAAGACGAGCTGTTCTTCGCTGTGGATACTGTGCGTGATGAGCTAAGGAAGGCTCGCGAGACGCATAGGCAGCACTCGGCCTATCTCGAAGCTCAGGCTAAGATGGTTGACCGAAACGAACAAATCCGGAAGTCCCTCGTGGACGCCCTGAACCACCTGTTCACCTGCCCAGTCGTTTCGATTGGGGAGTACAGGTCCCTTACCGATGGTCTGCGCAACATAAACCGCCAACTGGGCGACCTCCAAGAGAAGCGCACTCAGTCACTGAAGAAACGAAACCAGGCGGCTTTGGAAATTCCAAAGCTTGAAGCTCAGCTGGTGGATCTTGAACTACAGTGGGACCGATACGCACCTCCCCGGGTTGTCCTGGAGTTCAAGAGAAATGACAAGCAATGAAGCCAAGCAGTTGATCGAAACGGAACCGGACTTTGTCTACATGAAGAGGTTTGACTACAGCCTCAACAAGCTCATGGACAGGTACCCGGATGGAGCCCCTACCAAGATCATCGCCCAAGCCATGATGATGACCGAAGACGAGGTCGAAGAGCTGTACGAGGCGGTCATCGTGAAGATGCGCGCCGCGTTGAAGGTGGAGCTTGACTAAGCTGCGTTTTCTGCCACCCTAGAGGTAAGATGAAGAATCTCAAAAACTTCGCGACGCCACACTCTCATGTTCGCAGCTTCGACAGCGCCTCCACCCCGGAGGCGTTTGCGCTTCGAGAGCTTGAACTGGGTGGCGAGTACCTGACAGTGACCGACCACGGCACCCTGGAAGCCAACCGGCACATCTACGACCTGTGCCAGAACGACAAGCGTTTCAAGGGCAAGCTGACGCCCATCATGGGTCTGGAGGGGTACTTCCGGGACGACGACTGTCCGATCCTCAAAGAGGCCGGCATCAACAAGGACGACAAGGGTACTTTCGCCGAGCACCTGAAGTACATGCACTTGACCATGCACTTCATGGACCAGGAGGCCCAGGAGACGGCCACCAGGTTGATTAGCAAGGCGGACCTGCGAGCTGAGAAGCACGGCTCCGAGCGCAAGCCCTTGTTCGGCTGGGCCGACCTCGAAGAGCTGGGCTCGAAGAACATCACCTTCTGCAGCTCCTGCCTCATCGGCATGGTGAGCCGCCACCTGCTGGCCCACGACGACTACAAGACGGCCATCCGGTACTACGACCGCATCCGGTCCCTGGTGAAGCCTGGGAACTTCTACGTGGAGCTGTTCCCGCACGTCTGCGACAAGAACTGGGACGCCGGCACCTTCCTGAAGTACGCCGATGGCTCCGAAGAGAAGCTCCCCGACTGGAAGAACCTGGCCATCTTGGACGTTAACGGCAAGGAATACAAGGCTAAGGCCTTGGAGGTCGCCGAGGACTTCGCCAAGAACGCCGAGAATGCCCGGGAGAAGTACGTCAAGCTGGTGGGTGTCATGCAGAACCGCAAGATGACCCCGCTGGAGGCTCCCAAGGTTATCCTGGGAGCCGAACGACGCGAGGGGTACCTCTACAACGAGTGCAAGCCCTGGGCTCCCGACCGTGACGTCATGCTGGGCGTCAACCGCTTCGTGATGGAGATTGCCCGCCGGTATGGGGACAAGATTCTCATCAGCGACGACAGCCACTTCGCCAAGGCTGAAGAGAAGGTCGCCCAGGACATTCGCCTGGGGCAGAATGGCAACTGGCGCTTCGCCACCAGCTACCATCGTTTCAGCAACGATGAGGCGTGGTCTTACTTTCGAACCAAGATGGATGTACCATTGGCGCAGTTCGAGGAGTGGGTCGAGAACAGCCACGAGTGGGGCTCGCGCTTCAAGGACTTCAAGTTCACTCCTCGGAAGTCGCTGCCGACCAATTTCTACCCTGCCGAGACCCTCAAGCACACCATCGAGCTGGTCAAGAAGCACGGCCGCATGGACTGGAACAACCAGGGCCAGCGGGAACGGCTGCAGGCGGAGATTAACCTCCTTCACTACAACGGCACCATCGACCTCCTGCCCTACTTCTTCATCGACGAAGAGGTCTGCGACATGTACCTGCGCAGGGGCGAGCTGACAGGCCCTGGACGCGGTTCCGCTGCAGGCCTGGAGCTGGCGTACGACCTGGGTATCACCCACGTCGACCCCCGCCGGTACGGTCTCAGTATGGACCGCTTCATGACGAAGACCCGCATCGAATCTGGCAAGCTGCCCGACATCGACCAGGACCTTCCACACCGCGACTTCCTCGTCGACCCCAACGACAGCACCAAAGGCTGGCTCACTGAGCGTTTCGGCGAATGTGTCTCGCAGATCTCCACCGACACCACCATGAAGCTGCGCTCGTCCATCAAGGACGTCTTCCGCGCTCTCCATGGCACGGCAGGGGTGCAGGCCATCTCCCCGCTGACCAATGAGCTGCCCATGCCCCCGCAGGGCATCACGGACGCCGAGTTCGTGTTCGGCTACAAAGGTTCCGACGGGACCTGGACTCCAGGCATCATCGAGACGGACCCTGTCCTCCAGGGCTTCGCAAAGCAGTACCCCAACGAATGGAGCATCGTCCAGAAGTGCCTCGGTATGACCCGCCAGAAGGGCCGGCACGCCTGCGCCTTTGTCATCGCCGACGAGCCAATCTCCAACTTCATCCCCATCACGACTGTCGGCGGCGTCCGGGTCACCCAGTACACTGCCAGCACGGTGGAGTCCTCGGGCGGCTTGAAGATGGACTTCCTCATCGTCAACTCGCTCAAGGACATCGGAGCCTGCATCCGCCTGATTCAGGACCGCCATGCTCCCGAGCACGCGGCTATGTGGGCCAAGGCTCGTGGCGGCCTAACGAAGGAGGAGGAGATTCCTGGCATGCGGCTGAACGGCAAGTTCGTGCCTGCCATCCGCTGCGTGCCCAAGAACGGCCAGTTCTACGACATCTGGGACCTGCCCGAAGACCAGCCGGTGTTCCACGACATCTGCGAAGGCAAGACCGAGTCTGTGTTCCAGTTCAACACCTCAGGCGCTAAGCTTCTGCTCAGGAACTTCGACGCAGTGCGCTTTACCGAGCCCGACGGCACGGTCCACAAGGGCCTGGACTCAATCGAAGCGCTCGCTGCCTTCACCGCTCTGGACCGCCCTGGCCCCCTCGACTACTACATGGAGGATGGCAACGGCGGGAAGCACAACATGCTCGTGGAGTTCGCCCGTCGCGCCCGTGGCCTGCCCGACTCTGGCGACTCATTGCCCATTCTCAGGGAGCTGTTGCCTGAGACCTACGGCGTCATCGTGTACCAGGAGCAGCTGACCAAAATCTACCAGCAGCTCGGTGGTACCACCGGCGCTGAGGCAGATGAGTTCCGCGTCCATATCTCGAAGAAGCAGATGGCCAAGGTCATCAAGGACAAGGAAGTCTTCGTGCGTGGCGCCTACCCTCGCCTTGGCGAGGAGACCTCAGAGAAGCTCTGGGCGATGATGGAGACCTTCGCTCGGTACGGCTTCAACAAGAGTCACGCCGTGTGTTACGTGGTCATTGGCTACGCTTGCGCTTGGCTGAAGCACCACTATCCGCTGGAGTGGTGGACGTCGGTGCTCAAGAATGCCGACCGCAATGAAATCAATGAGAAGTTCTGGGTCCACTGCGGCAAGCTCATTGACGTGCCTGATATCAAGCTCAGCGGGTCCCACTTCGAGATTCAGAACAACCGCATCCGAGCACCCCTCTGGCTGCTCAGGGGCATCGGCGACAAGGCTCAAGAGCAAATCTCCGCGAATAGCCCCTACGAGAGCGTGGTCGACTTCGCCCAGAAGATTGAAGCCTGGCGCCTGAAGAATGCCACGATGGTCACCCGGAAGAAGAAAGACAAGAAGACCGGCGAGGAGATCGAGGTGTTGAGTCAGCGCCTGGCGACCACGGCCCTGAACAGCCGCGTCATCACCACCCTGGTAGTCAGTGGGGCCATGGATAGTCTCTTTGGTGACGTAGTCATCGCCGATGAGCACTACCCGATGACCCTCGGCCAGAAGCTGGCCGCCTACGAGGAAGCCCAGCTGGCGGCAAGCGGCAAGAAGAAGAAAAAGAAGAAGGAGGTGGAGCTGCGCACCATCGACCCTCTGGTGCAATACCAGATGCGCAAGCAGATCCTCCCCGCGCTAAGCGAGCCGCTCAATGAGCTGGTGAAGCCGCTGGTCAAAGACAAGTTCGTCAAAATCGACGGGCGCGACTTTGTTCATCACAAGGTGATGGGCAACCGAGAGGGCTACAATGACTACCCCTTGGCTACGCCCAATGTCATCGAGCAGATCGTCAACTCGAACCTCTCCACGGAAATCATCTTCGCCGCCATCGGCTACGTGAACGGCGACCGACGCTTCCGGTACGACAACAAAAACCCCAAGCCTGGCGAGCCCAAGACCAAGACGGCGTCGGAGTTGACAGTCGACGTAGAGGGCGTTACCATCAAGGCTGTCAAGTGGCCCCTCGACAGCGGACTTCCTCCGCCGTTCCAGAATGACCTCACCGGGGCTGTGGTAGTCTGCCTCTACAGGAAGCGACCCAAGAAGGGCGTGACTGTAGACGACGTACTGGTTGTCCAGCCTTCCCTGGACCAAAAACTCGAAGAAGCATCACCTGAACCTGAGGAATCTAATGACTGAACTTGAAGCCGCGCTCACGAAGTACGCCGAAGCAAAGGCCCTTGCCGAAAGCAATCTTGAGGAGGTGCCACGGAACGTCCGCCCGGGTCGAGAGTCTCAGAAGCGGGAGGCGGCCGAGGCCCTTGAAGGACTTCGAGACACCTACGGTGAGGCCCTTCGAAAGGTCACCTTCGGCATCAGCGTGAATGGGCCCGGCACTGAAACCTTTGTCCAGAAGGCTGTGGAAGAGGCCGAGGTCATCGTGGTCGCCGCAGATGCTCTCTACCGACGTATCGCAGATCGAGTGGCACCCACCATCGGAAACGGCGAGTTTGGCGTCAGCCAGTACAGCGCGGTCATCCAGGAGATGCGCACTATCGGCGGTGAGATGAATGTCGTCAGCATGCCCAGCCCCCGTTGGAGCGAACCGGTGAACGTGGGCGACTACAACGGGCTTCTCAAGCACATCACCGGCATGGTAGACTCCAGCGTTGGGACCGACTTGACGGCCTTGTTCGTCAACCGGCAAATCCTCGACAGCGCCCTGAAAGCTGGCGTAAATCGGAACACCGTCCCGGTCGTTATTACCGGGTTGACGCAGGGCGCGGAGCCTCAGTTTCTCACCAAGGCCTTTCAGCCAGGCCGCAACGCAGTAGTCCGAACAACAGAGGAGGCAATCACCACAGAGTACGTACTTGAAGTCTTCAACAACATCAAAAAGACCTTGAAATCACTGAAAACCACAGCAGCACCAAAAACCAACACCAAACAAACCCAAGAGTAGGACCAAAAACCAAATGAGCGACAATCAAAACCTTGAAGTGGACGGAAGCGAGAACCTGGACGATTTCTTCGGAACTGCGAAGAGCGGCTCGGACATGAACTGGAAGATGCACGCGCTGAAGGACGACGGCTCGGCAAACATCTTCCGTATCGCACCCCCTGTGAAGAGCCTGAAGAATGTGGGCAAGTGGAAGATCTACGACAAGCTCCACTACGGCTACACGGTCCCCAACGACCAGAATGCCGACAAGCCCCGGCACAAGCCCTTCCGCTGCATCGAGAAGAAGAACCGCGCCACCAACATGATCGAGCAGGACTGCCCTGAGTGTGCGCTCCTGAAGGCGAAGGAAGACGAGATCACCGCAGTGGTCAATCAGTACATCGCCCAGGGCAAGAGCCCTGCCGAGGCTGAGGAGTACGTCAAGGGTGCTCGCAAGATTCTGCGTGAGCACAATCTCGACAAGAAGTGGTACCTCCTGGCCAAGAACCTGGCTGGCGAGTGGGGCACCCTGAAGCTTGGCCACCGCGCCATGACGGCCCTCGACGACGCTCGCACGAAGTACATGAAGGAGAATGGCGGTGTCGATCCGCTGGACGCCCGCAGTGGGGTCTGGTTCGAGTTCACTCGTCAGGGCAAGGGCCTGGAAACCCGCTACACGGCGACCATCGCCATGGAGAGCCTTGGTCGTGGTCAGTTCCAGGTGAAGTCTGGAGCACTGACCGCAGTCGACGCTGAGGCCCTCAAGAAGTGCCCCGACCTGGCCAAGTTGAACGACAACAAGTCGCTCAGCTACGACCAGATTCTCGCGCTGGTTCGTTCTGGTGGCGAGCCCTCGGTGGTGGCGGCCGTATTCAACACGACCCGCCGAACGGAACAGGCACCCGCCTCGACTCCTGAGCCCACTCGTACCGGGGCCAGTGCTGGTACCGGTTACGCAGCGGCACCGACCCCGGTGCAACCGCCTGCTCCAGTGGCCCAGGCGGCCCCTGCAGCGACGACGCCTGCTCAGGATGCCCGTGCGGCCCTCCTGGCGCAGCTGGCAGCTCTGGACGCAGCTGCGGCCCAGCCGACGACCCAAAAGGTGGCAGCCGCTGTTGAGACCATCACTGGCCACAAGGTGGTTTCGGTGACCACCGCCGCCCCGGCAGCATCCAAGCCGGCGGCTGCGGAGGCGCCCGTTGGCGACCTGATGAAGCTGGACGCAGCCGACTTCCTCAAGCTGTTCCCTGACCCGAACAAGAAGTAAACCAGAGGACTAGGCCCTACCCGTCACCTTGATGGGTAGGGCCTTTTCATACCCAAATGAGCGAACTCACAGTTATTCGTGTGCCCAGAGCCGATCCAAACCTGCCCCCGCTGGTGTTGGACTTGGCTGAAATCTACGTGGCTCTCGGCAGAAAGGACGAGGTGGCCATCGTCAACTCTCACAAGGCCCCCGAGCTTCTCTCCCTCTTCAACATCGCATACCTCAACGCCAGCCGCATCCTGAACGCCCTGCAGTACGAGCTGACGCTGGTGGAGCATTCGATTCGAGAGATCAAGGCCATCATCCTTATGGACCGGATGAAGGACATCTTGGAGAAGAGTGGCCTGGCCAACTCCCGAAACCCTCTTGGCAGTGAAGACATCCGCCAGGCGGTCTACGAGCGCGACCCCGACTACAAGCGGGCTACCACGCTCGCTGAGAACATCGGATGCTACATCACCCAGGTCTCTGACTTCCGAAGGTTCTTCCAGAACTCCTTCGATTCCGTCAAGAAAATCATGGGCTCGGAAGCAATGGGCAGCTACAGTAGACAGAACCCCAATCTGGTGGCATCCTTGTCTGGTAGCGGTAGCAACAACCAGACCACCAACAACCAGGCTCTTCAGGAGCCGCCCGATGACTTCTTCGGGACTGCGAGGTAACAGTGAGCACCAAAACCAATCGAAAGTTCATGGAGCGTCTCATCAAGGGCCCGGGTGCGGTGTTGGCAACCCGCAACGTCCATGCCGATGTCATCGACAGCCCCAGCCCCGGCCTGAACTTCACGTTCGGCAATGGCCAGGGCCTGCCCGCTGGCTATTCGCTGCTTCTCTACGGCCCTCCCCGTGGTGGTAAGTCAATCATCTGTTCGGCCCTCGCCGGGCAGGTTCACAGGAACGACCCAGACGCCTTCGTGGTGAAGTACAACACGGAGTTCCGCGAGGACGCTCAGCTCGACGACAGCCAGCGTCGGGTTTGGGGTATCGACCCCGACCGCTACATCGGCTACGACCGCAATGACCCGGAGATTTTCGACCACATCGAGAAGGACCTCGCAGCCAACTGCCAGGATGGCATGAAGCTGAAGCTGGTCATCATCGACTCCATCAACATGATGCAAGGCCGGCGAGCCATGAACGCCGACACGGTCATGCAGCAGCAGGTCGGTGACAACGCTGCGACCATCCAGGAAGGCCTCCGTCGTATCCTCCCCATCCAGCGCAAGCACAACTTCGCCCTCATCCTCACCAGCCACGTGCGCTCGGTGATGGACAAGAAGGCGGCCAACGCTGCGAACGTCTACCTGACTCACGACACGGCAGTGCGACCGGCGGTCAGCTGGGCAGTCCAGCACCACTGCGAGTACTTCATGTTCGTGAACCCGGCTGGTGGCCAGGACGGCAAGAAGGACATGCTTGGCAACGAATTCACCAACTCCGGTGTCGAGGACATGTACGGCAACAAGGACAAGACAGCCCACAAGGTCCGGGTGCGCATGATGGACGCGACGATTGGACCCAAGGGCCGCAATGCCGAGTTCACGCTCGACTACCGGCGTGGCATCATCAATGTCCATGAGGAGGTCTTCCAGCTCGGCCTCAGCTGTGGCATCATCACCAAGCCCAACAACGTCATGCACGAGTTCGACGGCAAGTCATGGAAGGGAAAGGAAGCGATGCTCACCGCACTCAAGGACGACCCCGACTTGCAGAGGAAGATTCTCCAGGAGCTGAAGACTCGCGACCTGGCCGGCTTCTACGCCAACGCTGGCGAAGCACCGACGGAAGAAGAGAAGAAGGCAACCGGACTCACCTTCGAGTGACGGATGGAAGCCGAGATCCGAGCATTACTGCAGGAACATGGTGTTAGCTTCAAGCCCAACAGCAAGAGCTTCATCATGTCCTGCCCGCGTTGCGGAAAGAGCCAGAAGCTCTACATCCGCAAGGCGGACGGACGCTTCGTCTGCTGGTATTGCAAAGAGATCGACGGCTTCCAGGGCCGCGCAGAGTTCGCCCTAGCTGAACTCTGCAACCTTCCCGTAGCAGAAGTCCAAAAGCGCATCTATGGTGAGGGGGTTGGCAAACCAACTGCCATCTACCTCACCATAGATGTGGCCGACTTTGAGGACGAAGACAGCGACGACTACATCGACCTGGAGCAGCAGCTCAAACCTCAGGCCTGGCCGCTGGACTTCTACCCGCTGGACCACGAGCTGGGCTCAAAGGGCGCCCGGTACCTCGAAGCACGCGGCATTCCCGTCTCTATCGCCATGGAGTACGGGATTCGCTACTACCCGGCCAAGAGCAGCGTCGTTTTCCCTGTCCAATCGCAGGGCAACCTGTACGGCTGGCAGCAACGCCTCGTGGAGAACGACAAGCCCTACTGGGACGAGCGACGCCAGCGCATCATCACGCCACTCAAGGCCATCACCAGCACCGACCTGAAGCGCGACCAGATTCTGATGTTCTCTGACCGCTTGAATGGCAGCCGGCACTGCGTCTTGGGTGAAGGTCCTGTTGACGCCCTGAAAGCCCATTTGTGCGGTGGCAATGTAGCCTCCCTTGGTAAAGCTGTCTCCGACACCCAACTGGAGTTGATCCGCAACTCTGGTGTCGACAGTCTCTACCTGGGGCTCGACCCTGACGCCTACCTGGAGCTGGACCGCATTCGAAAGAAGATGCGGGATTTGGTACTATACGACCTCCGACCACCAGCTCCCTTCAAGGACCTTGGTGAGATGGAAATGGAAGCCGTGAAGTATCACTTCGACAACGCCCAAGTTCTCAATCCGGCGTTCGTCCTCATCTACCTGAAAAACCACTTTGGAGCCCACTAATGGCTGAAGCCCGAGTCAACCCAGACCTTCTTCCTTTCAGCGCCGCGAAGCAGGAGGCCACGCTTGGCCACATCCTCTACGACGAGCGCTTCTTCGCGGCTGTCATCTCGAAGCTTGAGCCGGAGTGGTTCAGCGACGAGGTCCTCGTGCGGCTGTATGGCGCCATGAAGGCCTGGTACCTCAAGTGGGGTAAGCGCCCCAGCATTCCAGAGCTGCTGGAGTGCAGGGACATTCTGAAGCTCGAAAGCAAGCTCATTGCCCAGATTCGGGGTGCCGCCAGCCTTCTGCAGGACAAGCGCCAAAACTTCAGCATGCAGCCTCTTCTCAACGAGATGGAGATTTGGCTCAAGGCCCGCACCATCCAGGCGGCCCTCCCGAAGGCAGCCAACGCCTTCAACGCTCAGAAGCTGGACGAGAGCGTGACCATCATGAACAAGATGGTTCAGGAGTACAACGACATCCGTTTCATGGAGGACGACCGTGTCAGCTTCTACAACTACGGCGTCGATCTGCTCAAGGAGAAGGAGGACACCAGCAAGGCGCTTACCTTCGGAATCTCCGCCCTGGACCGCCTCCTGGAGCCCAACGGCACCGCCGGCAGTCTCATGCCAGGCTCAATGACCGTTCTGCTGGCTCCCACGAACATCGGTAAGACCTCCGCGATGGTGACAATCGCAGTGGCGAACATCCTGAAGGGCAAGTCAGTGCTCTTCATCGCCCACGAAGGCACCGAAGCCGAGCTGAAGAGCAAGTTCATGCGCTGTATCTCGGGCATGACACAGCCAGAGATGTTCCGGGCCTACCTGGACCCCGAGCTGTCCAAGCAGATGCGGCAGTGGGAGAGCTTTCTTCAGCGCTTCTTGGTCTACAAGCCGATGTACAAGGCCGGCTTGACCGTGGAAGAGGTGGCCGTTACCGTGGAGCGCCTCCAGGACATGCGTCGCATGGAGTATGGGGTGGGCTTCGACCTGCTGGTCGACGACTACGCCGCCAAGCTCACCTGTGCAGCCAACTCTAAGGGCAACATGCAGCCCCGACAGGAACAGGAGAACGTCTACAACCAGTTCGTTCAGATGGGCCTGCGTCACAAGTTCCATGTTCTGACCGCCATCCAGACCAATCGAGAGGGCTCCAAGCTCAACAGGAAAATCGGCAGTCAGAAGAACGAAACACGCCTCCTGCACATGGAAGACGTGATGGAGACCTGGGGAGCGATGACTGCAGCCGCCATCGTCATCAGCCTCAATAGGAGCGACCTCGACGCTGAGATGGGGAAGCTCACCTTCCTCATCTGCAAGTCTCGAAGCAGTGAGACGGGGTGGGCTGTTGTGTGCAACACCAACTACGACATCTGTCGCACCCACAGCAACGACATGGGGTTCTTCTCGTACAGGGGCACTGAAAGCGTTGGCGAGAAGAGCGCCGACATCATGAAGACCTGGAACGGACAGACGGTGACATCTGATAAGCTTGCAGTGTATGATGTAAATCCACTGAAGGGAGTTTGACATGGCGAAGAAGGTCACGGACAGGTTGTCGGACATCTTGGAGCAGGGGGTCGACTGGAAGACTCGGACCCTCTACATCATCGGAGCCATCGACGATGAGAAGTCCTTCCGGTTGATTCCCATCATTCGCCTCCTGGACGAAGGCAAGGGCCCCATCAAGATCTTCCTGAGCAGCAACGGCGGAGACGAGGCGGCTGGCTTCGCCATCTTTGACACGCTGCGTCTTTGCCGAAACCAGGTCCGCATGTACGGGTTCGGTGGGGTGTACAGCATCGCTGCGCTCATCTTCCAGGCCGGCAACGCCCGGTTCCTGGCTCCCAACGCCCAGTTGATGATGCACAATGGCACCATGGGCATCGACAGCTCGGATGGCTCCATGGACAGCAACAAGATCGAGCAGTTGGGCCGTGAGGCTGCCCAGAACAATGCCCGGTACCACGGTGCCATAGCCAACCGTTGCAGCCTCAGCTTGACAGAGGTGGCAGCTTGGTGCAAAGATGAACGCTACTTCCTCGCGGAAGAGGCAGTTTCACTCGGTCTGGCTGATCGCCTGATCGCACTTGGAGAGATCAAATGACCGCAAAGCTGCTTGAACTGCTGAAGAAGTACTGGCCCCACATCTTGGTTGTCACCCTCGTGCTGCTTGGGGGCATCGGCATTGGCTGGAGCGTCAAGCCCGACGTGGTCAAGATTGAGGAGCGGGAGAAGATTGTCGAGAAGCAGGTCACCACTGAGGCCCAGAAAGAGCTGATGACCGCTTTCGAGAACCTCCGCATCGAGATGGAGAAGGTCCGTGAGACCCAGGTGGTCGAGAAGTACCACCGTGAGGAGCTGGAGACCAAGCTCGCCGACGGCACCTACACCAAGAAGGTCACGGTCGACAAGAACATCGACTCCCACACCAAGGAGACCGAGACCAAAGTCGAGGTGAGGGTGGTTGAGGTCGAGAAGAAGATCGAGACCATTCGCACCGAGTACGTGGACAAGATTGTCGAGAAGGAGAAGATCGTCACTCCGATGCTGGCCCAATGGCACGTGGGCGTCCTGGCTGGCGTGAAGCCCAACTTCAATCCCTTGACCGCCGGTGGTCTCCAGCTCGGAGTGGAGGTCGAGCGTCGCATCGTTGGACCTGTCTTCCTTGGAATCCAGGTGGGCGCCAACCCCACCAACTTCGATGGCGTCCAGGTCATGGGAAAGGTTGGGTTCGAGTTTTGAGCGCGGCAGACATGCAACTGATTCGGGACCACGTCCCCGGCGGCTTCAATCTGGCCGTCGGGGAGCCGTTCTTTCTGCAGCAGGTCTACGGGAAGCTGTACCCCCGGGCGGTCTACGGGAAGATGACCTACCCGGTCTTGAATGGCGAACCAGACCTCCTGAACCTCTTGAAGGCCCGGTTCTCTGGTCAGCACGTGGTCGTGACCAACGGAGCCAAGCAGGCCATCCTGGCGTGTGCCTACGCCCTCAGGGTGAAGTACAACAAGACCTTCATGACTCACGAGGCCCCCTATTGGCCCACGTACCCAACGATGGCCGACATGTCCAAGCTGGACTTCAGGGCGGGGGACTTCGAGCCCGAGGGCGCTCTTCGGGTTATCACAGCCCCCAACAATCCCGACGGCTCGCTGTCGAACCGCCCCTACATGGAGTACGACATCTGGGATGCCGCATACGCTTCGCCCATCTACGGCTGGGACTACCTCGTGCCCTGGCACAAGATGAGCGTTTGGAGCGCAGCCAAGCTCTTCGGGCCCTCAGGCTACCGCATCGGATGGGTTGCCACAGGCGACCCCGAGCTGGCACGGCTGGCCAGCGAGTACGTCGAGAAGACCACCTCTGGTGTCAGTCTGCCCAGCCAGCGCTTGCTCTACGGGCTCCTGTTCAATCTGAACACCCTCACCCACGCCGAGCGTCAAAAGTACGAAGCTCAGGCCCGTGCCTACCTGCTGGAGAATCGATCGACCCTCGCTCTGCGGCTGGGGTCCTACTTCTCAGAGATGAAGGGGCTCCCGGACTCAGGTCGCGGCATGTTCGCCTGGGTGAAGGCCAAAGACCCGGAGCACTTCAGGAAGCTGCTGGACGCTGCCAAGGTGAAGGTCGTCAGTGGTGAGTTCTGTGGTGGTGAAGAGGGTTGGTTCAGAATCAGCCTCGGGGTTCTCCCTGAGACGCTGAAAGAGGCCGCTTCGGCCATTCAGGATGCAGACCATGGATAAGCACAGCGAAGTGGAAGCCAAGTTCGATGCGGGGAAGGTAACCCTGAAGCAGTACCACGACTTCGTGGCGGGGCTCAGTGGCGAGAAAATCACCGCAAAGGCGGTGGTGATTGAGTCGTACAAGGCCGTCAGCGGCAAAGACACCTACTACGACCTCAACGGCTCGAAGCTGCGATACCGGGAGGGAGACATGCCTGGGGGCGAGCTGACCTACAAGCAGCGCAAGTCCGACAAGAGCATCGCCGACCGAGTGGAGATCAACCTGCCCTTCAGCGGCAAAGTGGAGCCGAACGACGTCCACACGATGATTGGCTACCTGGGTGGGAAGGAGGTCTTCAACATCGAGAAGACCTCGTACATCTACCACGTGCGTGGCCAGATGGGCGCTGAGGAGGGCTCAAGCAAGCAGTACATCGCCGTCACCGCTCTGTACGACGTCACCGACGAAGACGGCAAGACCCGGCGCTTCCTTGAGGTTGAAATCGAGTCCAGCAGTGAGTGCAGTGAAGAGACCGGTCGAAAAGCGCTTGACAGGTGGGTCCGCATCGTGAAGAATGGCCTTGAGGTTGAGGGGCCTATCAACGAATCCCTCTTTGAAATCTACTCGAAAGGTAAACAAACAAAATGACACGTTCAGAGTTCAAGCAGGTGGGAATCGACGTCTTCATGGAGCTTCTCCCGAAGACCAAGATGGTCGACATGCAGGAGTTCCTCAGTACCTTCATGGCTGAGCTGGAGGACCAGGGCCTGGAAATCGAAGACGATGAGGACCTGGACGAGAACACCGAGACCGAAGACGACGAAGACTTCGAGGGCTGATGAATCGCAAGACAACGACAGTAAGCATCGGTGGTGGTCAGTGTCGTGTTACGGTGGTGATTTCTTCGGAACCGTGCGAGATTGGCACCATGGCAGCACGACAGGCACAGGTGTCGTTGCTTCGAGCGCTCACTGACAATATCGAGCTTCTGAACTGCGGTTTCAAGCCGTTCCAGAAGCTCACTATGCGACATACGGGCGAAGTCTGGTTGGTCGAGATGGAAGCCGTACAGTCTGAATAAGGAACCCCAATGCCCAAGAGCGGCAGGCTTACCCAGCACAAGGCACAGCGCGATGCAGCATCACCACTGAAGGAAAACCGAACGCTCAAGCAAGAGAACAGGTCGCTAAAAAGGCAGCTAGCGAAGCTCAGGAAGCAGATGGGGAAGATGGTCGAGTCTCACATGTCGATCCAAGAGGAAGCCGCCGCAGAAGAAGTCGTCAGCATGGCACCAGAAGGCGCTCCAGGCCAGCCTGGGGGTTGCGTAGGATGCGGTGGTGTTGGTAACATAGTTTCACTCCAGATTCCTGGAAGCCAAACCGTCTTGTCGATCTGCAAGACGTGCGGTCACAAAGAGAGGACGAAGCAATGAGCGAGTTCATTGGTACCAGGTGCGATGGATGCGGCAAGCTGACGGATGTCGAGCCCTTCGATGTAGTTGACGAGCTTGACTGGGTCGAGGATGACCGTGAAGGTCATGCCTGTCCCGACTGCCAGAAGGCCAACGCCGACCTGGAGGAGTCAACTGCCGGTGGCGAAGACCTCGCCGTCTTCGGTGAGACCCTGACCAAGACTGCCGACGCAGTGCTGGAATCCCCTGAGGTGGTCAAGCTCAAGGCTGACCGACTGGCAGCATACGAGAAGATCAAGAAGGACACTCTCAAGGCCATCAGGAAGGACCTCAAGGCCCAGGGCCTGGTTCAATCGGACATCGACAGGGTGCTTCAGGACACCGAAAAGGAACTGGACGACACCTACAACCAGAAGTTCAATTTCAAGGCGGAGGCCTGATATGGGCTACATGCACATCGAGAATCTGTACAAGAACCAGACCCTTCTGATGTTCAAGAAGGTCTACGCCCTGGAGAAGATCCACGGGACCAGCGCCCACATCAGCTTCAAGCGGAAGTCCCAGGCGCCCATTGAAGGAGTGGAGCAGCCCGACCTCGCTGAGGTTGGCTTCTTCTCTGGCGGGGAGAAGTACGAGAAGTTCGTGGCCCTCTTCAACGAAGAAGAGCTGAAGGCTAAGTTTCTGGAGGCTGGCCCAAAGTCGATGATCGTCTACGGCGAGGCCTACGGCGGAAAGCAGCAGGGCATGAAGGACACCTACGGCGATCAGCTGAAGTTCGTGGCCTTTGACGTCCAGATGGGCAGCCGTGACCCCAACGACCCCGAGGGGAGCCTCTGGCTGGGAGTGGAGTCGGCGACCACAATGGCAGCCAAGCTGGGCTTGGAGTTCGTCGCCTGGAACCTGGTCGACACCGACCTAGCCAGCCTGGACCGCGAGCGAGACCTGCCCAGCCGGCAGGCCGTCCGCAACGGCATCGCCGAGCCCCGCATCGCCGAGGGCGTCGTCCTGCGCCCGCCTATCGAAGTCCGTACCAACAACGGCGCCCGGCTCATCGCCAAGCACAAGCGCCCCGAGTTCAGTGAACGAGCCTCGAAGAAGGACACCCAGGTGACCCCAGAGAAGCAGGAGCTGCTGACCAAGGCGGAGGAAATCGCCTTCGAGTGGGTCACCTCCACCCGGCTGGAGCATGTGCTCGACAAGCTCCAGGCCAAGCTGGGCCATCCTCCCGTCATGGAACAGACCCGCCAGGTCATCGACGCCATGATTGAGGACGTCACTCGCGAGGCCAAGGGCGAAATCGTGGAATCGAAGGAGGCCATCAGGGCCATCAGCACCGCCACTGCGAAGCTTTTCAGTCAGGTGCAGCGAAAGCGCCTGGAGGCAGCTGCAGGCTTGACGTAAACTCGCCGTTCTGTTACGATAAGCCTCATGCCACTGAAGCTCTACCTAGACGACCTTCGAAGCCCTCCCGAGGGCTGGGCCCTGGCTCGCAATGTTCGCGAGGCGATGCGTCTGGTGGAAGCCAACAGGGGCCAAATCGCCAACATGAGCTTGGACCACGACCTTGGCCTTTGCTACTGTACCCCCTGTGCGTTCTCTTCAGGCGAGGAGAGCTGTCTGGACGACAGCGGAAATCCCATCTGTGGCTGCACCTGCCACGTCAATGAGCCCAGCGGCTACGACTTCCTGAAGTGGGTGCATGAGACGGGCAACTGGCCTACGTACCCTCCGATCGTCCACAGCGCCAACCCCATCGGGGTGCAGAGAATGCTTCACTTTATCAAGGACTTTGGACCGTATGAAAAGGCATGATGTGCTTGGAGCCCTGATTCGCACGTTGATCATCCTCAACGTGGTCGATGCAATCTGCACCTTGGTTCTCGTTGGCCACCGCTTCACCACCGAGGACAATCCCCTGATGGACATCGTACTTCAGAGAGGGCCGATGCTCTTTGGACTCACCAAAATGGGCATCACCCTGCTCTGTGGTGGCTTGCTCTGGCTTGCTAGGAAGAGCAAGTGGGCGATCCCGGCCACGCTGGCTATGTTGATCATCATGGGCGTGGTAGTATTCGTGCAGATAGTCATGGTGATGCAGCTCGGCTGGAGCCACTGATGCGAGTTCATGTACTAAGCGACATCCACTTCGAGCACATGCAGAAGCAGGAAGGCGACAGCTTCTTCCGCCAGCTCGAAGAGGCGCAGAAGAAGGACCCCGCCGACCTGGTCATCCTGGCGGGCGACATTTGCCAGATTGGCCGGCACGAGTCCTTCTGGAAGGCCCGAGTGGCCCAGCTCATCAGTGGTTACAAGAAGGCCCTGTACGTGCCTGGCAACCACGAGTACTACAACTACAGCTTCCTCGATGGCGACCGGTTCTTCGAGGATGTCGACCACGACCCAAACTTCCACAACTTCATCCAGCTAGACCATGGGCCCTTCGAGTTCGGTGGTATTCGATTCGTCGGGAACACGATGTGGTTCCCGGACAGCGGCACCCCCTACTACGTGAAGAGGGGCATGTCGGACTTTCACGCCATCGGCACTGGAGCCAGCCCCTTTGAGCCCCTTGTCTACGAGCGCCACCAGGACTTCGTGAAGAAGGTGATGGGCAACCTCCGCACGGGCGACGTCGTGGTCACTCACCACCTGCCTCTACCGGCCTGCGTGGACCCCCAGTACGCCGGCTCCTCGCTCAACCCGTTCTTCATGGCGGACATGTCAGCTCACCTGCACGAAGACCGTCTGCCCCGTGCTTGGGTCTTCGGGCATACGCACACGCCGGTCGACACCTTCCACCAGGTGGGTACCGAGAAGATGCGCCTGTACTGCAACCCCCACGGCTACCCCCACGAGGGGGCCAACTCGCGGTTCTGGGACCGCATCGGAGTAGACCTGTGAATCGACGCTCGTTCATCCTCGGAGGTGGCCTCGCTGCCGTAGCTGGTGCGGCTATGGCTGCCGTCAAGCAGGCCTCGCAGCCTGAGGGCTCGGTGTCGATCTGCAAGGACTCTCACATCCCGCACGAGGGCTTCGTCAACGCTCCAGCCTACGGCATGATGGTCACCAGCGAAAAGGGCATGCGGAATCTCGTGCCCTGCAAGCGCTGTGGTGTTCTTTTCGCCTTGACATCAGAGCACGTGGGCGGTAGAGTCGGTATCGTTGCACAAGGCGCAGCAAAGAAGTAACACCAACCCAGGAGACACACCGTGTCAAAGAATGGACCAGGCAGCCGAGCAGAAGAGCGTCGTATTTCCGCCACTCAGCGAATCGAGGCGGCGTCAAAGCGTACTCCAGAAGAGCAGCTTGCTCGACTGGATGCAGCGAATCTCGTCGCCAAGAAGGAGCGTGCCAAGCTGGCCGCTCGCATCAAGGCGCGTGATACCAAGGCGGTCACCAAGACGCCCAAGACTGCCGTGACGGGGCCAGGGTAGCTCCCAACCCTTCGGGGAAATTCCGTCAAGCAAGTGATCGAAGGCTTTGAGCTTTCCCGCAGTAGCGCTAAAATGCGGGACGGTAAGCGACCCTGAGAAGGCGCGTGTGGGTACCGAGCGTGATCATTCGGTGCCATCCTTTGGAGAAACCATGTCGACCAAGACCGTGCAGACCAAGTGGTACCGATTCCGTCAGAACAACAGCGGCGGGAGCTTCCGCAAGCCGGCCGTCACCGTCTACGTCGAGGCAATGGATGCAGCCCAGGCCAACGCCCGCGCCGAAGGGTTGGGCATCTACTTCGGCGGCGAAGGCGACTGCAGTTGCTGCGGGGACAGATGGCACGAGACCAGCGAGAGCGACTACGACTCCTCCACTGAGGAGCCGACGGAGGAAGTTCTTGAGTGGGCCGGCTGGGGCACCAAGAAGGTGCCTGAGGCGGTTAAGTTCTCTCTCGGTGAAAAGACTGCTACTGTGCTGCCTGTGCGGAAGGTAGAACGCAAGTGAGTGAATTCGTCCCCACCGCCGGCCAGGCGGAAGCTCTGGCTGTCATCAGAGGCATGCCCGAGAAGTTTCCTGGCGGCGGTGGGCTGGCGGTGATTTCCGGATACGCCGGTACCGGGAAGACCACTCTCTTGAAGGTCCTAACCAAAGAGCTACCAAGCCTCTTCGTCCTGACCCCCACCGGTAAGGCCGCCGTGCGGGTCAAGCAGGCGGCTGGCTGTGATGCCATGACCATTCACCGCTGGATGTACAAGCCCATGAAGGACGAGGACACGGGCGAGTACCACTTCGCGATGAAGGAAGCGAAAGACCTCCAGCTCCCACCCAACAAGACCCTCATCGTGGACGAAGCGTCCATGGTGACCCAGCAGGTGTTCGAGCACCTGTACTTCTTCGTCAAGACACTCGGCATGAACCTGGTGATGATTGGCGACGGTTTCCAGCTGCCTCCAGTAGAGCGTGACCCCCTCAAGCAGACCTTCAGCGTCTTCACCATTGAAGCCGACATCAAGGTCAACTTGACCGAGGTGCTCCGCCAGGCCCTGGAAAATCCCATCATCCGCATCAGCACGGAGATCCGCGTCAACAGCAACATCATGGCGTCCGTCCTCGCTCTTCCCGTCGTAGTCTCGTCTCAGCTGGATGCGGCTCTGCTGGAGAACTGGAACAAGAACGGGGTCATCATTTGCCACAAGAACCAGACCCGCCACGACCTGAACAACCGCATCAGGGCCCTGCGAGGCCTGCCCAAGGGCCTTCTGCGGGAGGATGAACCCCTCCTGGTGACCAAGAATAACTACGACCTGAACGTCTTCAACGGTGAGGTCTTCACCATCGCAGAGCTGGGTAAGCAACACCTGAAGTACCCGGTGACAGACCGACGTAAGAACAAGACGATGTACATGGAATTTCATGAGGTAACCTTCACGGACAACCCCTGCGAAGCGGTGGTGAGCCCTGAGGAAATCTTCGGCAAGGCTGCCGAGCTGGACCCAGACGCCATCAGGAAGGGCAGCGCCCAGTGCATGGCCCGTGACTACCCCGAGCTATCGAAGGAAGAGCGCCCCCAGCACCTACACGCCAACCTGGGGTATGCCCTGACCTGCCACAAGAGCCAGGGGTCGGAGTGGCCGGAAGCTCTGATTTTCATCGAGGACAGCGTTCGCCTGAGCACGCAAGAAGGTCGACGCTGGCTCTACACCGCCTTGACACGAGCGAGGGAGACTGTTAGGGTTGTCTGGCCATGATGGACACCTGCCAGATCGTCTCAGGAAACGAGCTTCGCCGGCTGCAGCGGTACAAGAGATTTGCCCTACTCGGCTGGGCTGTAGCGGCGGTTTTGGGGACCTCTCTGGCCTGTGCAACTGGAGAGTTACGGGCGCTACAGAAGTCCATGGTAGAGATTCGAAAGCTGAAGGCTGAGGTTCTTGAAGTCCAGGAACAGCAACAGCAGGTAAATGCCACCTACATCAAGGCCTGGCAACTCCAGCAAGACACCGCCGATACCCTGATTTCGTGGGGCGAATTCTCCATCGACAAGAAGCAGCTGATAAAATTCAACAAAGACATGGCAGTTTCAACCCTCATCAGGAAGCCCAATGAACGCACTCGCCGCCCTTGAATCTCTCGAAGCCGCCGCTCGTGGCAATGCCCGTCTTGAGGCCTTGAAGGAGGGCGATAGCCCCCAGCTGAGGAAGCTTCTGACGTTGGCGTTGAGTCCGCAGGTCACCTTCGGCGTGAAGAAGCTGCCAGAGCCTCTCATGGCGCTTGAGCAGATGGACGACTCCGTCTGGTATCGCAAGTTCCTGGACCTCCTGGAGGAGCTGTCGAGCCGCCGCCTGACTGGCAACGCTGCCCAGCAGACCATCGCCCACTTCCTCGGAGACTGCGACGACACCCAGCGCAAGTGGTCTGAGCGCATCATCAAACAGGACCTGCGGCTCGACATCGGGGCCAAGGACGTCAACAACACCCTGGGCGAAGGAACCATCTTCCAGTTCACGGTGCCCCTGGCCGAGGACTACGCCAAGGTGAAGCCCAACCTCCTGGCCGGCAAGTGGTGCGTGGAGCCCAAGCTCGACGGTGCCCGCTGCGTGGCCTTCCTGCCCGCCAATAAGGGCCGGGTGCAGCTCTTTAGTCGTACCGGCAAGGAGTGGTTGAACTTCGAGCCCGTGCGGGAGAAGCTCCAGGAGATCAACAACACCCGCAACCCAACCCAGAGCTTGGTCCTGGACGGTGAGGTCGTGGTCATCGTCAACGACCACATCGACTTTCAGGCGCTCCAGCATGTTCTCTTCAAGAAGGGCGGAGATACCGACCACCTGAAGTATCTGCTCTTCGACGCCACTACCCAGGCTGAGTGGGAGAAGCCCACCCGCCCGTACCGTGAGCGCTACGAGGTGGCTCGTGAGTTCGTCCAGAGGGCTCTCCATGAGGTGCCAGGCTCGGTGGCTCGTCTTGGTGTGGTCGAGATGTTCGAGACCATTGACCCCGACCCGACCCGCATGCTCAAGCACAGCACTGAGTTCGTCTACAAGGGGTTCGAGGGGGCAATGTACCGTCGCAGCCTGGAGCCCGTGCTGCTGAAGCGCTCCCGCGCCCTGCTCAAGGTCAAGTCCTTCGTGGACGACGAGGCCACGGTGGTCGGGGCGGTGGTCGGCAACGGCAAGTACGCCGGCATGCTGGGGGCCTTGGAATGCAAGAGCAAGGATGGTAAGCTGTTTGAAATCGGCTCCGGCTTCAGCGATGAGCAGCGCCGGTTGTACTGGAAGGAATTCAACGCAAAGAGGCTACCCAAGCAGCTGACGTACAAGTACTTCGAACTCACTGAGGACGGGAAGCCCCGCTTCCCCATCTTCAAGGGGTTCCGACACGAGGATGACATCGGTGGAAAATAACAATCAGCAGTCCGAGAAGACCGTCGCAGTCCAGGGGAAGGTCAACTACTACACCCAGTCCCTTGGGCGTAAGACCTTGGCTTCGGGCCTGTACAAGATGTCCATCGCCACCATTGGTGACGAGCGGTTGCCCGGCTTCTCCCCAGTGGAGGTCACCAACGACAAGCCGCTGGAGATTGACACCGGAGTGGCTGACATCGTCGAGGAAATCGGCAAGTTCTTCGACCGTCGGGATGTTTTCAAGTCGATGGGCTTCGCTCACAAGCGAGGCTACCTTCTTCATGGCCCACCCGGCTGCGGCAAGTCGTCGACTCTGCGCTTGTTGGAGACCCAGTTCGTGGAGAAGTACAACGGCCTGGTGTTGTTCTGGGACAACGGAGGAGCACTGAGCTTCTACGTGGACTACCTGCGCGGGCAGGAGCCCGACCGCCCCATCATGGTCGTTTGCGAGGACATCGACTCGTTCGTGCAAGACTTCGAGGAAAGCATTTTGGAGTTCTTGGACGGCCAGAAGGCCCTCAACAACTTCATCCTGGTGGCTACCACCAACAATCTGAATGAGATTCCCAGTCGCATCAAGGATCGACCCTCGCGTATCGATCGGGTCATCGAGGTCAAGCTTCCCAGCGAGGAAACTCGCTTCCAGTACCTGTCGCAGATTGGTGTGGCGGAGTCTGCAGCTCGGGACCTGGCCAAGCGCACCCAGGGGCTCAGTATCGCCAAGCTGAAGGAAATCGTGGTCGCAGTGGTCTGCTTGGAGCAACCCCTGGGTCCTGTTCTGGAACGCCTCAAGGTTGCAGACATGTCGCCTTTGGATGGTGGTGACGGCCTGGGTTTTCTCCGGTAGGCCCCGCTGCCGCGAGGCTCAGGAAAATGAAGGCCCGCCTGAATTTGCTGAAACGGGCTTTGGAGGGAAAGTGAGCAAGCTCGTCTACTGGCCTGCGGGCATCTTGAAGCAGGCATCAGTGCCCCTCACCCAGGCCCCCGATGGGGGGCTGATTGTCGTGATGAAGGCGATCATGCGCCAGTACAACGGGGCAGGGCTGTCGGCCGTGCAGATCGGCGAGCTGCAGCGCCTCTTCGTTGTGGACTCCGGGGCCCTGGGCCCGAGCGTCTTCGTGAATCCCGTCATCACCGAGTTCGTCGGCGACCGGGTCAAGATGCGTGAGGGCTGCTTGTCGGTGCCCGGGTTCTTCGAGGAAATCTACCGGGCCCCCATCGTCAAGGTCACCTACCGAGACGAGAAGTTCGAGCTGCACGAGAACGTAGAGTTCCACGGCTACATGGCCCACGTCATCCAGCACGAATCGGAGCACCTGGACGGGAAGCTCTACCTGGACCACTTGCCTGCCGCTACCAGGTCTGCCATCATGGGCAATATGCAGAAGCTGAGAAAGGCTGGGAAGTTGCGATGATGGAGTGGGGCTGTTACATCCTCACTGTAGGAGTGTACATTGCTGTCATGTACTGGCTCTACAGAAAGGCTCGACGGTGAATACGGTCGTAGTGATTGACCTGGAAGCCACCTGCTGGTTTCCACGGAACGCCAACATGGGCCAGGAGCAGGAGGTCATCGCCATCGGATCGGCGAAGCTCACTGTCGACGGCCGTGACTACAAGGTGGAACCGCTGGAGTGTGTCTACGTCCAGCCCCAGCAGTCCACCATCTCAGAGTTCTGCACCGAGCTGACTGGCATCACCCAGGCCCACCTGGACCGCAATGGTGTTTCCTTCGAAGAGGCTTTGGAGCGCACCCGCAAGCATTGCCAGGGGCCGGAGTACCTCTACAGCTGGGCAAGCTTTGGTTTGGATGACCGCATCTTCCTGCAGAAGCAGTGTAAGCGCTTCGACGTCCGGTACCCGCTCAGCGAGGTCCACTTCGACATCCAGGGCTTGCTGACGCTGATGCGCGGGGACAAGAAGTCGGGACTCCAGAAAGCCCTGAAGAGCTTTGGCTTGACTTTCGAGGGCCAACCGCATAATGCTATGGATGATGCCGCGAACGCAGCTCGGGTTCTCGGCGAGATGGTCAAACGCTACAGGATGAAGGAGATAAAATGATTCGAGGCAAGAACTTAGTGATTGTGGGCGTTGCAATGATGGTGTTGGGTGCCTTTGAGATGGGCCGAGCGCTGGGTCACCGACCGAAGACGGTGGTGATGGATGAGGTCTTGGTGACCCCAACCCCGGACGCAGGGGCCTTTGACACCCTGGCAAAGCCCGTCACCGTGGACGCAGGGGCCCCGCCTTCTGTGAAGTTCGACCCCACCGACCGCCGAGGCGAGTTTGCAGCTCGGATGGACATTTTGGCCACGAACATCGGCATCAAGTACAGCGACAAGGTGAGCGTGGAGAAGATCTACTTTGCGGTCACCAACACCGAGAAGGCCGATGCCGCCTTCGTTCTCCTCAAGGCGGAGAAGATGAAGGAGACGACCGGCCTTCTCTTTCTCTTCAGCAACGACGACTGGAAGACCTTTCCATCGGACTTCCAATGAACGAAGAGAACTCCTATTACCAGAGCCTCAGGGCAGTCAATCAGCAGATTGCCAAAGACTTCAGCGATGCAGGCGGCGAGGGTGGTCCGCGCATCGAGTTGACCGCTCCCGAGTACGTCGACTCGAACTTCCCGTGGCTGTACATCAAGTTCGACCTCGAAGGCCCCTTGAGCCTTCATGCCCTCAAGCAGATCGAGAAGCGTTACCAGGCTTTCGTGGCGGTCGAGGGCGGGGCGCTGGAGACCATCTATCTGAATCGTAGGGGCCCAGGCTTCGTAGTCAAGCTGGTCTATGTTCCGGGCAAAAAGAAAGCCCCCGCCGAGACGCAGGAGCTTCCGGACAGCGATTCTGGGGCCTAAAGCTTAGACGACCGCTTTGTCTTCGCGGTTGTACACGAACTGCTCTTCCTGGTCCAGGAACCCGCCTGCGTTGTAGGCGCTGATGTCAGAGCGACCGTAGTTCGGACCCGCGCCCGGGAGAGGAATCTTCCGGAGACCGATGGAGGTGCCAGCGATACTGACGATTTCCACCTGGTCCTGAACGGTGCCTGCGGTGTTCGACAGCCAGCAACGAGCCCCCACATAGAGGTCGGTTGCTGAACTGACGGTAGCGAAGCCTCCCGCCGTTGCTGCGGTGACCGTTGCGTGGACTGCCTTTGTGAGTTTGCCTGCCATGGTTGTTCTCCTGGTACTCTGGGAAGATTACCTCGCTCTAAACAGCGGGTAGTCCTCGGGGTTTGGGTTTGCTGGGGGCGCTGCTGGGAGCCATGGCACGATGCTGCCATCCGCGATGCCTCTTTGAGTCGCTGCAATCAGCTGTAGCTTCTCGGGGCTGGACCAAGACTCATCGTTCCTGACATTGAACGGCTCAGATGTGTCTAACCATCCGCACGCGACGTGGTTCTGGCAGCCCCGAAGATGCTCCTGGATGGCTGTATGGCGAAGAACCAGTGTGATGTTGGAAGCCGACCTAAGAAGGTCGGGGACGGCCTCAGCTGCCGCCGCTTCGATCAGCCCCCGCGTCTTGACTGCTTCGTTGAACTGTAGGTCGTGTTCAAGCTCGTGCATGGCCGTTACCAAGTGAGGGTGTCGTACATCGTGTACGTGATTTCGACCCAGTGGAGGTACGTGTAGATGTTGCTGACGGAGTTGAACTCCATCGTGAAGACTTCGTCCTGACTGGTCTGGGTACGGTTCGCCGCCGTTCCATTGAGGGTTGGGGTAAAAGTCTGAATGGCGGGCGAGGCACTTAACGCCAAGTTTTGCTGATTGACAGTCAGGGGGTTGACGCTGGTCCAGCCGGCCCCAACGCTCTGGGTGACTTTCACGAAAGCCAGGTTCCAGTTGGCACCCGTGCCGCCGTGTGAGAGATTCACTCGAACCTGCGTGATGACCGCATTCAAGGGCAGGGTGAACTCGGTGTAGAGTTGCAGCTGCCCACCACTGGTGCCCGCGTGGCCGATGCGATTGAAGCTGACGTACGCGCCCTCTTCGTACACCGTGAACGTTCCCGACTTGTTGATTTTCCAAGCGGTGCCGCCCAACAGCTTCTTCATCGTACGGCCGTTGGTGTAGCTGATATTCATGTCGGCGGTGATGGCCAGCGCCTTGCCGCTACCGCCACTGCTGTCCACAATGATTGCGTGGCCGTTGCCGGTACCGGGAATAACATTCAGAGCGCTACCGTTGGAGGTGCCGCCGACAATTTGAGCACCATAGTTGCCTGCCCCGCCGAGTGAGTAAAGGCCAATGCCGTTCGCCAGTGTTCCCGTACCGCCGTGGAAGTAGCCGCCAGTGCCGCCAGTGTAAGAGCCAACCGCGTTGCCGCCTTGGCCAACCACACCGATGCCGCCATTGCCGCTTACACCGCCGGCATTGCCACCAATGGCGTGGACACCAGCGCCACCGGGATTACCGCCACCACCACCGGTACCGCCTGTAACGTAGACGCCATAGCCACCAACCCCGCTTCCGCCAGAGTTGCCGCCTTGCACGAGAAGACCGTAGCCACCAATCCCAGAGGTGGAGTCACCGCCCGTGGCCTGGATGGCACCGCCGGGGAATGAGACCCCGCCTGCGCCCTGGAAGATTCCGCCCCAGCCACCGACATTACCACCGCCGCCGTTATGCCCACCGCCAGTAGCCTCAATGCCGTTGCCGTTGAAGTTCGCGCCACTTGTGTTGCCGCCGAGGCCGCCAGCAGTGACGATGCCGGCTCCACCCCTGCCATACAGAAGGAAGCTTTGATAGCCACCAGTGCCACCTTTGAATTGGCCACCGACACCGCCAGCGCCAGCGTTTTGCGGGGAGGTGGTGCCACCTCCGGCTCCACCTTCGGCGTAGATGCCACGGCCCGCAACGCCCGCTGAGCCGCCGGGGTTGGATGTCGCCGTGCCGCCGATACCGCCGATGACTTGAGCGCCGTCACCACCTGCACCACCGTTGTTTGTGTTGCTACCGTTTCCACCTAAAACCGCGATGCCCAAGCCGCCAGCGCGAGGGACCCCCATAGTAAAGTCGCTGCCAGGACCGGCATAGAAATACCCAGCCATACCTCCATCGGCGCTAATACCAGCTCCGCCAGGCTGCCAACCACTAAAGTGCCCAGCTGGTGCCGGACTATTAGAAGAGCCCTGTACGCCATACGCTAAACTAAAAGGACTAGAATCGACCCCGCCAATCCCCCGAACACCTACGCTGTTGATGCCTGAAGCCCAACCAATCACTGCTGGACTCGCGCTAGCGGAGCTAGTGAAGCCGCCCACACCGCTGCCGCTGGTAGCACTTCCAACTACAGCGTAGTAATTAGTACCATTGCCGACAATTGCAACCGACCCAGGGATAGTGCCAGTTGCCTTGAGGGCGGGCGCGGAGAAGCTAGACGCTGCACCACCGGTAACGTCGATGGCGATGCCGCTTGCTGCTCCGGTCACCACGAGTGCCGTTGAGGTGCCCGAGATGGGATACGAGCCACCGCCAATCAAGACGGAGTTGGTCGCGTTGAGCGTCAGGACAGTAGGAACACCCGCACCAGCATGAGTTGCGTTCGGGGTCTGGTTCAGACGTACCGCACCAGCAACCGTGGTGGTCGCAGGTTGGAAGGAGACGTTCACCGCCAAGCTTGTATCGCGGGTGTAGACGTTCGCACCAACGCGCCAGGCGATGACCATGCGCGAGCCAGGGATTGAAGGAACCGAAAGAGTCTGTAGTACCGCCTTTTTCGCGGTAACAGCGGAGTTTGCGGTGCGGTCGAGGTCGACGTAAATGCACTCGCCGTCTGCGAGGTCGGTCAGGCCCGCGCTGTCTCCTGTCTGGTCTACGACAGTGTTGTAGTAGCACGAAGTCGTGTTCGAATTGTCAAAGACAAGCTTCAAGCTTTGCCAGTGGAGATTCGCACCACCAACCCACTCGAAGTTGTCTCCCGTGGAAGCGAACACAGGGCTGGGAACGCGAACCATGCGCACGTTGCGGTCTGCCGTGGTGCTGTACCAGTTCTCGCCGCCACCAATCTCCCAGATGCGGGTCATGACAGCGTCCATCCAGTCCTTCTGACTCTGGATCGACTTGTCACCACCAACGAACACACCCGAGCCGGTCACCGACTCGACGCGGCCCTGAGACCAGTTGAAGGTGCTGAAGCGGTTCGGGAAGTCTCCACCGGAGCCGAGGCGCCAGAGGATGTTTCGCGCATCCTGCACATCGCCAGCTGCCGAGCCCACGTTGTTGCTGGAGTCGGTTTTGATCTTCGCGATAGGCACCAGGTTGGGACTGGAGCTGAATGGGGTAGTGCTGATGACGATGCGGTAGTCGAGGGTCCGACCCAACGGAACGTTCTTGGCGTTCTCCAGGAGGGTGTTGGGGTCCAGGAACTGAACCAGGTCTGCCGTGGTGCTGTCTGCGCTGCGGGTGAGGTCGAGACCGATGTAGTTGACCTGGCCAGCGGTGAAGCTGCCACTGACCCGAGCGTTGGTTGCCGAGTTCAGAGTTTCGACGTCGCGATCCGCTGACACCCAAAGGAACGTGCCAGCCTCGCTGGCATTCATGTTGTAGAGGATGCCGTCCGCAGTGCTCAGCTGAACGCTGTTGGCAGCGGTACCAGCGTCGAAGTTGGCGAGACCGAAGCCCCGGATGACAACGGCCTTCTCGCCGGCCTGGACGCGACCAGCGACAACGTCGAAGTCGGCTGCGATGCTGGATTCGATCGACCGGATGTGAGGTACGTCCAGCCGCATCTGGCCCAAAATGTTCAGTTGTCGAAGGACGCTCATTCTAAATTCTCCGGGGATTTAGGTCGGTTTGACTTCGACCCGGACCCGAGTGTAAGATTGCTACGTTACCCTGCGAAGTTGATGCCCAGGGGTTTGACGTCGTTGCTCCACGTAAGTGCTTCAAACTCGATGCTTCCAGTGATGATACCACGTGCGGGGATGCTCCAGGTTTGCCCGGTGACGCTGCAGAAGTCCGCCTGGAAGATGACCGAATCCTGTGCTCCTCGGTCCACCAGCATCACGCTGAAGTACTTTTCCTTGTCCACGTCCTCAAAGCTGGCGGTCATGCCAGCCCCCTCGGCTCCGCCATCGCCCACCGTCTTGTAAATCTTCATGGAGGCAGTGATTTTCCCTTGGGTGGGGGCCAGTTCGTACGGGTGCATCGAGTCGATACCAAACAGGGCTCGACGTGGGGTCAGAGAACGAAAACTGAAGTCCGAGATTCGCCCAAAAGGCTTGCCGTTGATGTAGACGATGACGGCCGCACTGGAGATTACTCTTGCGCGTGACATTTACTCCTCCCTAACCTCTTGAAGTTCCTGGGTAATGTCGTCGCCTGCGAAGATCTGCACCTTGTCGCTGAGCTTCTGGGCCCCCTGACTGGGGTAGCCCTCGCCACCGAGACCCCGGTCGCCCGGGTAGACGATGGTGATGTCGGGGGTGATTCCTGCCGCCAGAGCCTCTTCGGCGGCTGCTGCTGCAGCAATCCGACCCGCACTGGACGCGGTGACGTAGGCGCTGCCTGCGACGCCCACAGGGGCAAATGGGGCCTTTTGCGTGAGGAGGGTGACCCTGGCACCAACCACCTGGTCTGCAGTGAAGCGGTAGCTGTAGTCCAAGGTAAGCTTCACGGTGGTGGGACTGGCCTTGTATCGGCCCAGGTACTTGACCGGCTTCGATTGCGCGTCTGTGCCAAAGCTGAACACGATGTAGCCGGTCTCGTCCGGGAAGGCGCTTCCGATGCCAGCGGTGTCGTCCAGCTCCACCTCTTCGTAGTTCTGATTGGCGTACAGAGGGGCCACAGCCACGGTAGACTCGGTGGCGGTGATGGCAAGCCCCTTCTGGGGGTCGAACGTGAAGGGACCCGGGTCATTGACCGTTTGGGCAACTGCAGTGATTCGAGAGAACCCAGCGTCAGGGCTCCAGCTTTCGGAGACGCTACCTACAACCGCAATGCTACCCTGGTCGCTGGCCGCTTCGGGGTAGCTGATGGTAGTGGTCGTAACGGCGCTGACGGTCTTCAGGCCTCCACCGAACGCCCCAGTCCGGGAGTTCACGTAGACGACGTCTCCCACAGAGATGTCGTGCGCAGTGTAGCCAGTCGGGAACGTAAGAGTCAAAGTGGTGATGCTCCCGGTGCGGGAGCCGAGGGAGATTCTCCAGGTGCCCCCAGTACGGCCCTGATTCCAGGTCCCATCTTCGCCCACGAAGCGGGGGCCGTAGCTGGAGCTGTAGCCGATCGCCTCTGGAGTCTTCTTGGTCTCAATCTGGAACGTGGTCGAGCTGGGGGTAGCCGTGATGGTGTGCTGGGCGTTGAACCCAGGCCCGGTGACGATGGAACTGCCCCCGATGTAGGTTAGAGCCTTGGTGTTGGTGGCCCCAGTCTGGTCGAATCCGCCGTAGAGAACCACGTCCCGCTCGTCGGGGTTCAAGGCCGACACGATAGCCCCGGCTGCGGTGCGATACTTCACGGGCTCGGTGCGCCACGAGGCGGTGGGCACGTCGAAGAGTTCTGGATGGCCCGGGTCGTCGACATCGAGGGGGTTCTGGTTAAAGCTGGAGCCGCCCACGACAATCACCTTGCCTGTAGTCGGCAAGTAGTACATAGCGTGACCGTGACGTCGCACGCCAGCTGCCCGCACGGGGAACCAGCGCTTCACGGACGGGTCGTACAGCTCCGCCTGATTGAGGCTGTTATTGGGCCAGAGCCCCACGGTTGCATGGTTGGTGAGGGGAGGCACCTGAGTGGTGTCATACCCCAGACCGCCGTGGACCAGGACGTAGTCGCCGGGGAGCACGACCGCTCGGTGAAAGGCACGGCCGATGGACATTCTGCCAACCGGAGTCCAGGTGCTGCCATTGTAGACTTCGCACGTGTCGGTGACTGCGCCGATTGCTTGGTCGACACTTGCGGTAGAACGCTGATGGCCCCAACCACGAAGGAAGCTGTCACGGATTTCGTCGGCATCTCGGGCCTTGAAGCTGACTCGAATGTCGTCGAGGAATCCTTCACAGCCAGAGCTGGTGATTTCTGGGTTGTGGGCGACGTACCAGGCGTTTCCGCTGGTGGGGCCCCCGCTGGCGTTGGCCAGGTTGGTCCACTGTTGAATCTGGGCGCCATTGACGAACAAGGTGACGTCCATGGTCTTGCCGGCGGTGCCGGAAATCCATCGGAAGGCCAGGTCTGCTGCCGTCTCAGCGTAGGTGATGGTCGTCGAGGTGGTACCGGTCACCGTCTTAGGCCCGCTGCTGAAGTTCGAGTCATCGCTTGCCACGTACACGACGTCGCTGACGCTGTAGCTATGGGCCGTGGTGAACCGCAGAGTGGTGACGTTCGAAATGCGACTCGCGCTGAGGATTGTCTTGGGCGAGTTGAAGCTTTTCCGGAGAGCGATGTGGTTGAAGAAGTCCACACGCCAGATGGGGTGGGTCGTAATGGGGTCCGTCTGTTGGCTGTTGACGACGGAGGTAGCGGGCCACGTGAAGGTGGAACCCTGGGTAACAGCCGACCCAACCCCGTTCTCCCAGCGCCAGAAGATGCGACCTGCGTCACTCATGCCGACGTTCAGAAGGATGTTGTCTGCAGCCACGCCGGTCGCCCCACCGTAGGTCACGAACTCGCGAGGGTCCGTGGTGCTGTGCTTGTGCCAGAACTCTACGGTCCACTCGCCCAGGAGCCGATTCTGAGCCGTGGCACTCCCAGTGCCTGTCAGTTTGGTGGTCGCCGCACTAAAATCCAAGGCTCGATTGACTTTCCCGTTCTCGGTCACGAGGGGGGCTGTGGGCGAGCTGTAGGTGAGAGGGAAGGTGCTGGTAGCGTCAGCTGCAGTAGGCCCAGCCGCTTCGTCCAGCCGCCAGAGGGCGAGGGTTTTGGCGTCCAGAAGATGGCCTTCGCCCATCTTCCTGCCGCCGATCGCCATGAGGTCTCCATTGCTCAGCTTGACCACCTGGAAGTCGGTGCGGGGGACGTTCATGGTGGCTCCAGCGCTCCAGCTGGTGCCATCGTAGATTTCCGTGGTAGCCAGAGCGGTCCCCTCGCTCTTTGCTCCGCCGATGACCATCACGTAGCCCGAAGGCAAGGTCACCTGCTGGTGGCCACAGCGAGGTGAGGCCATGGTCGGCAGGTTCAGCCACACGCCATCCAGCTGGTACTGCTCTGCGGTGTTGAGCACCGAGAAGGGGACCTGAACCATGCCACCGGTGGTAATCGCACCAGTCAAGAAGGCGCTGGCAGCTGCATGCTCACGAACGAAGTTCATGTCCGAAGTGGCAACCCACGTGTGGGTGCTCTGAGTAGCTCCATCCGCTTCGGTGGCATCGGTGATGGTTGCGGTCGAGCCAAAGACGTACCGGGCTGCCGTCTGAATCGAGGCCCCCGCACCACTCGACTGGAAACCGTTCGTGCTGATGATGGTCCCAGCTGCTCGGGTGCTGCCTCCACAGAAAAGGACCTGGCCGTTGGTCAGAATTGCGACAGCGGCGTCTTCGCCGATTGCCACAGGTGGGGTCTGGCTCTCCGCCACGATACTGAGGGGGCTGGCTGCGTAGCTGAAGGAAGAGGGGAAGCTGGCTCCATTGCTTGGAGTGATGAACGGGATGCCGGGGGACAGAGCCACGTCGTCCAGTTGAATTTGATTGCCGGTGGTGAGGCCGTGAGGTGTGGCGGTAGTGATGGTGACAACGCCGGCTGCGTTGCGGACCAGCCGCACGATGTCGAGAGTGGAGTTCACCCGGCCGTAGGTAGCTTGGCCAGGTCCACGGCTGACCACCTGCGTGGTGGCTGGAATGCTGATGTCAACCTGCCCGTTTCGCGTTTGGGCAACCACGACAGTTCGCCCATTGCTGGCCGCGATGCTGTTTCGGATAGGGCGGTAGAATGTGTAGCCGCTGTTGCTGGCCTGGATGGCGCTGCCGGTGAAAGAGATGGCCTCGATGTCGAAGGTCTGGGTGACGTTGGTGGCGGTGTTCCAGATGGTAGACACAGCCTTGATGGCGAAAGAGCCGGTGATGCCGGTGCCGGCGTCAGAGCCCATGACCACGTAGTCCCCCTCTTGCACACCACTGATGTCAATCAGGGGGCTGGTGAAGGTCAGGCTTGCGCGGGTAGTGTTGGCGTCTGGATGAGTGTACGTCCACGAGTACCCACTGACTGTGCCGCTGTAGGTGCTGAGCAGAGTAGGGAAACGGAAGACATTCTGAGCGGTTCCACCGGTGACACGGACAAACGAGCCGAGACCCAGGGAGCCGCTGTAGATGCGGACGCGGTTCTTGCCGGTGAGGGGAGACAGGAAGACAGAGGCAAACCCCTTGCTCCCCGCATCCTTCATGACCTTGGTAAGCGCGAACGCGACCTCAACCGCTTTGGCGGATGTCGGAGCGCCAAACTCAGTCGCAACGAAAGTGTGAGTGAAGTCCTCTTTCTCATCGAGAGTCCAGCTCAGGTTGAGAACGTTGCCGCTGAGATTGTACTTCTCGTCAAGCTCGCATTCGACAAAGGCCCGAAGGCTGTCTTGACCGTAGTAGACTTCCAGGATTTCCCTGATGGCCTCGTGGACTACCTTGTTGGCGTTGGTCTTGACTGCCAGTTTTCGGAATAGCTCGTCGTCGATTCCGACGTTGGGTGGCTTGAGGAGTCCGTTGTCGCCTGCCTTGCGCTCCAGGTAGGAGCCCGAAGCGGTGGTGATGAACAGCTGGTCAAAGGCCGCCCTCGCGTTGTCCCAGTTGATGTCATCGCCCACGCTGAGAGCTTTGATCAATGCATCCCAGTTCGGCCCTTTGAGAGCCGGGCTGAGGTGCTTGCGGATGATGGTCTCGGGGTCGTCATTCTCTGCTCCGCCGCTGAGCGAAGTCAGAGATGCAGAGCTGGTTACCTGGAACTGAGCTGCCGTCGGCGCCGTGAGCGGGTTGCTTGCGGGAGTTTGGACGTTGGCGACTTGAACAACCCAGGTCCCAACAACCAACGCTGAGACGAAGACGATGTCGAAGCTGAGGGGGTCCCCGCTGACCGGCTGGATGCTTGCGATGACGTACGGCCCTGGGCCGCTAAGGGTGTAGTTGACGGGATTCAGTGCGTCATTCACGCCGAGGTTGCTGACGGCCTTCGGCGTCGTGCTGTACTTGACGCGCACGCTTCCAGCCGCGACCTGGGTCGCGCTGGCAACATAGAAGCCGGAGCCAATGAATGAGACTGAGCTGGGCATTAGATGAGATTCCCTTGCAGGTCGTGAACGTTACTGACGGTCACCAAGTACGACTGGCCGACTACCTGGAGGCTGGTGCGCAGGTCGAAGATCGTCGCATTCTCTTGGGTGACCTCAAAGACGGTGAGGCCCGCACCACCCGTGATGACGTAGTTGGCCGGAATCAGGGCCTCCGCAGCCACCACCGGCTCTGAGAAGATTACCTTTACGTGATACCCGTCGTTTGCGCCTGCGACAACCAAGTACGGGTCGATGCCGACGCCAGTGAAGGCAGACGTGAACGGTCCCGGGTAGGGGTTGTTGGACATGTCCTTGATGCCGACCACAGGAAAGTTCAAGATGTACAAGACTCCTTCACGCGCCTCTGTGTAGTATAGCTTGATTCTTGGACCAACCACGACTACACTGGTCACGACCGGAATTGGAGCACCGCTGACGCCCGTTGTGATGGTCCACTGGGCCGGAACAGCGGCTGGCCCAATGGCCTGGACGTTGGTACTGAAAATCAGCTCGATGCGGTCCCCATAGACCTCGGTGAGGAGCAACGTGAAGGTGTTACACGCCCCCGAGGGCGCACCGGGGTCTCCGTAGCCTTGAGTGCTGACGAGGCCGGAGCTGCTGGCGTCTCCTTGACTACCAAAACCTTTAGTGATCGGAAACGGCATGTTACACCGGATCCCTGCGGAACGGGTTGATGCTCGTGGGCACCCCAGCCGCATCAAAGAGGTCGAACTTCTTCAGGATTGTGACGCCGTCAGTACGGTAGGTGACCATACGGTTAATGTCCGGGCCGCTGGTGTGGATCTGCCACTTGCCAAAGTCCATGTCGTACATGTCCTTGAGCAGGTCTGGCGCGAAGTCTTCGGGGCGCACGAAACGGGCCAACCGGCGCGGGCTGGCTGCAGCCGTACCGTCGACAATGTAGACGATGCCACGGTCGGGGTTGGTCGTGAGGTCGGGGGTGAACTTGTACGCTCCCCCACCGATTTCGGTGATGGCAGGCTGCGCGAGGTTGGCGCCCAGGTCGTCCTTGTAGGTGTCGAACACAGGAGTCACCCCGGTCAAAGGGGCCTGGGTGGTGGCATCGTAGAGGAAGAAGACTTCAATTTTTGGACTGGACATTAGGTGCTCCCATTACGGGGCTCGATGATTGACAACGAGATTGAGGTAGTCGTCAGCATTCCAGTTGAATTCCCCTGAACCCGACGTCCGAGCCCACTGAATTTCCAGGGTTTTATTGCCGGTACTCGCAGCGCCGGTGAACTTTATGGTGTGCCCAAAAAAGAAGTGCTGACTTGTCGGATTGATGAAAATCTTCCGTGTCTCAATAAGGTTACCGTCGTAGTAAAGCCTGAGACTTCCACCGCTCGCAGCAGATCCACTGAGGTATGTGAGCAGTTCGATGCCGACCACCATAATGGCGTTTGCCACCAGTTGATTGAAGGTCACCGAGTACAAGACGGTGTAAGTGCTACCGGTCGTTACTAGGTCGGAGGAGTAGACCTTTGAGAAAACCTGAGTTTCCTCGTCGCTATCACCGCCGCCACCAGAGCTGATATTGGCCCAGGTGGCACCGTCACTGAATTTGACGGTGTTGGTGGTGTCATCGTAGACAATGTAACCCTCGTTGCCAGCCCCAGCTGCAGGCAAGCTACCAGTGGCGATCTTCGCAAGGCCCAGGATTTCCGAGTTGACGATGGAGTTCGTGAAGGTCTTGATACCGGCGAAGCTTTGAGCGGCCGTCGTTACGACACCGCCAAAGCTGGCTGAAGCTGGCTGAAGGGTGAGAGCCTGTACGCTGAGGCTGGCCCCGTTGGCGTTTGGCGTTGCGCCGATCGCCGTCAAGGTAACGTCCGTGCCTGAGACCGTGCTCCACGTGGGAACCACACCCGCGCCCGCCGAGGTAAGGACCTGACCGGAAGTACCCGCCGTACCGCCCGGCATCAACGCACCAGAGAACCTGACGTTGCCGGTTACCTCAAGGGCCTCGCTGGGGCTTGTCGTAACGATGCCGACTCTGTTGTTGGTGGCATCGACGACCAAGGTATTGGTGTCAATCGTCACATCACCGCTCGCCTTGATCCTCATACGCTCGGTGGGGATGGTAGTGCCCGTGGTAACATCGCGGGTTGCAAAGTAGAGGTCGCCCTTGCTGGATCCTGCCGTGTCCGTGGTGATGAAGCCGATTTCACCAGGCGCATAGGTGGTGCCAGGCGTTGCCGTGTACCCGAAAGCAATTGGATAGACGGCACCCGAGGTGTTGTGTGTGTTACCACCCAGCCAAATGTGCGGGTTGCCGAAGGCAGTGCTCAGGTCCTTGTCAATGAGCAGGGCCGGGTTGATACTAGCCGCCTTGGAAATTGTGAGCAGGTTGTTGGAGGCGTCCCAGAGGAGGTTCGAGTCATCGCCGATAGTTGAGGTGCCGGTCCAGTAGGTAAGCCTGCCTGAAGTCCCGGTGCCCGTGATGACGGAAGGAGTGACCCAGGTCGGAGCTACACCAGCACCTGCGGACTGCAGGTACTGACCCGACGTTCCCGCCGAGTTATTCGGCATCAACGCACCAGAGAAACGCACGTTACCAGCGACCTGGAGGGCCTCACTGGGAGCCGCGTTCCCGATGCCCAGGCGATTGTTAGTGTCGTCCCAGAACAGGTTGGAGGCGTCTTGACCGATGACTGAGCTGGCCGTCCAGAAGGCCACAGAGCCCGACGTTCCGGTGCCGGTGACGGTGCCGGTGGTCGGAGTCGTCCAAGTGGGGACAACGCCAGCACCAGCCGAGGTCAGCACCTGGCCTGAGGTGCCGGCAAGGTTATTCGGCATCAATGCGCCAGAGAACCTGACATTGCCTGTGACATGTAGAGCTTCACTGGGGGCTGCATTGTCGATGCCCAGGCGATTGTTAGTGTCGTCCCAGAACAGGTTAGCGTTGTTTTGGGCCAGGATAGGGCCCGTGCCAACAAACAGGATGGAGCCAACCGCACCTGAGGTGACCGAGCTGCCGATCGCCATGGTGGCCGCACCAGCGTCGACCCAGGTAGGAGTTACGCCAGCGCCATTTGAGCGAAGAACCTGTCCGGTGGTGCCAGCCAGACCACCAGGCTTCAAGGCCCCGGTGAAGGCCACATCGCCGCCGGCCACGTCAAGGGCGTTGCCGGATGCTGGGGTGGTGCCGATGCCGACTCGGTTGCCGGCGGCATCCACAACCAGAGTGTTCGTGTCGACGGTGAGACCGCCTGAGAATTGAGCGCTACCTACAACGTCCAACTCCACCGTAGGGGTGATGTTGTTGACGCCCAATTTTCCGTCGGTCGTGAGGGTGAGAATCCTCGCCTCAGAGGTACCGTTGTGGTACTGGAGTTCAAACCGGTTGTTATTCGAAGAGGTGTTGTGGTCCCAGGTCCAGGTCCGGTTGTTGGTGGTGTCATGGATGGACAGGCCCTTGCGGATGGTACCTGCGCCTCGAATCAACGTGGACCTGGTGCCGGTGCTGCCCAGCTCTATCGTCAGGGGGCTGGTAAAGCCAGCGATGCTGCCGACAGAAGGGGTGCCAGTCATAATGCCGACGAGATTGTTGGCAGAATTCAAAAAGAAGACATTATCGGCGGTGTCGAATGTTACGTTGCCGGAGGCTCCAAAGTAGTGGTGCTGGGAGCCGGCGTTCCGAAGATACAATCCGCTGCCAGCGTAGTCGATTTGAAACTCGTTGACGCCGCTGCCAGTGACGGCACCGTTCGAATAGCCGATGTGTCCCATGGACGTGCCGGCGGAATTGAAGAACTCGACCGCCGAAAAGCCGGCCGTGCTGTTGTTGCGGAGCTTGAGGACCTTGCCATTGGCTGCGATGGTGGCGTTCATGTCCACCAGGTGGGTGGCGCTGGGGGTGGCGGTACCGAAGCCGACCCGATTGTTCGCTGAGTCGACGACCAACAGATTGTCCGCTTGGTCAAACTTAATGGTGCCGTTGCTCAAGAAGCGGTGGAACTCGACACCTGCGTGAGCGATGACAGTGTCTGTGACGCCGTCAGTGTGCCAGAAGTTGAGGCTGGTGCCAGGAGCAGCAAAACTTGGGTTGCCGTAGCCGATCCGGAGGCGTTCAACGCCACCGTTGCTCAGGAAGGCGATGCCAGAGGCCCCTGAGACGTCGGTGTTTTGAATCTGCATCAGGTAGTCGGCGACCGCCTGACTGATATCCAGAGCCCGAGCCGGGCTGGCGGTACCGATGCCGACTCGGTTCGTGGTGGAGTTCACCACCAGGGCGCTGTCAGCGCTGTCGACCGTGAGCCCAGCTCCGGTGATGACCAGGGCTCCGGTCATCGTGTCGCCAACCCGCGCCACTGCAACGGTGGTCTGGGTGGTGTTGTCGGGGAACTTGATGCCGCCAGTGGTGCTATGGATGACGCCTGCGACTTCCAGAGGGGACGAGGGGGTCGCCGACAGGATGCCGACCCGATTGTTGACCGCGTCAACCACCAGGGTGTTCGTGTCGAAGGCGACGTTCCCGTTGGAACTGACCAGAACACGCTCGGTGGCCGATGAGGTACCGGTGCGGAGGCTGATTGCCTGAGCCTCCAGACGCAGGTCGCGGTAGGCGGGTCCAGTCCAGTTCACGCTGGAGATGGTGGTGATGGAGCTGGCGTGGCTGATGAAGGCACCAGCGCCTGAGGCTGAGGTGGCCCCACGAACAGCCAAACCGCCGGTGGCCACGTCTAGCTTGTCGGCCGGGGTAGCAGTGCCGATGCCCACAAGGTTACCCGTGGCATCAACGAAGAGGGTGTTGTCAGCGCTGTCCACCACTAGGCCAGCGCCCGTGATGGTGAGGGCCCCGGTCATCGTGTCGCCCGTCTTTGAGACGAACGAGCCACTGCTCACGTCAAGAGGCACCCATGCGGCGCCATCACTGAACATCACCTTCGAGGTGGTGCTGTTGTAGACGAGGTAGCCCGTGTACGCTGAGGCAGGCGAGGGAAGGGTGCCCGTGGTGTAGGACTGCAACCCCAAGGGGTTGGTATTGATGACCTTTCCGTAAAAAGTCTTGTCGCCGCCAATGGACTGGGCCACGGCAGACAGGAGCCCCGCCACGGTAGCAGTAGCAAACGGCGGCGGTCCTGGAATGGCTGCTGGCATGGAATTCTCCTAAGGGGTTGAGCCCCCTCTTCCTAGCCAGAAGATTGCCGGCCTTAGCTTACGGGAAGGGGACGCGCTCGAAGGGGTTGATGAAGGTGGCCGCTCCGCCGCTGTCCTTGAGGTCGAACTTCAGCAGCGGGGTGGTGTCGTCGGTGTCGTAGAGCACCAGGCGGTTGGCGTCTCCGCCAGTGATGTGGATCTTCCAGCGCCCCTCTTCGTACTTTTTAAGGAGGTTCACGACGGTCTGAATGGAGGTGATGCCGGCGTTAAGGGTGGTGATGGTCCCCGCCACGCCTGCCACGTCCGACTTCACGCCTGCGATGTCTGCGCTGATGGTGGTGAGGACCGGAGCGCCGATACGGGTGTAGGTGTCGACCTCTTCATTGGCAACGATTTTGATGGCCCCGACGTAGGTCTTTTGGCCGGTGTTGGACACCGAATAGGTGAGGAGGCCGGTCTGGTCCATGACCGTGGCTGGGAGCTTCAGAAGGTACACTCCAGCGCCAGAGAAGGCACCGGTGGTGATTTCAGTCCAGTCGACAATCGTAACGGGAATGGTGGTCGTGCTGCCGTCGGCTTTCATGACGGCAGCCTGGACGCTCCCGAATGGAATGCCACCAACCGGCTGGCCGCTCTGGTCGAAGATTCGAACCGGCACGAACTTGCTGATGTTTTGTTTGTACTCGATCATCTTAGTTTATTCCTGAGTTGAAACCCGAGCTGCCACCGCCACCAGTGCTGGTGGGAGAGTCGGCGGGAACGGGCTCAACGGTAGTGCCCAGGGCGCTAGGCGCCACCCGGTCTTGGGTTTGGAACGAAACGTCGTTCAACTCCACAATCTGAGCTTCAACTATTACGTTTTCAGGTATTTCGATGAAGTCTTCCACCTGAATGGCTTCACCTTTGTCGAAACCACTGCCGTGGGTTCTGGATATGCCCCGATCTGTCCCCGTCGGCGATGCTGCTTCCTCAATCTCTGCCTCTAAGAGGGTGTCTGCGGTGACTCTTTGAATGAAGACGCTGTAGTTCGACCCACCGCTAGTTGCAATGGGACCAATCAGCGACCGACGCTGACCTGAGGGGGAGAGGGTGTTCTGGGGGAAAGTCACGTAGTCGTAGTTGGTGGTCTCTCTAACACTACGACCAATCGACCACAGGGCGTCGCTAGTTCTGGGGTTGCTGAAGTATTTTGGAAGAATCCCCAAGATTTCATTACCATTGCTGTTGAGGGTGATTTCACCAATATGAACAAAGCCCGTTCGAGCGTTTGGGTCCATCTCTGCTGGGGCCTGCGTAATGAGCCCTCCACCGCCGCCGGGATGGGGAATGCCTAGCTCGCCAGCGCCTGACCACAGGTTTGTGACGGTATTGTCCCATCGGTAGCTACAGAACACGGCGTTGGCATTTGCAATGGGATCCACAAGCGCACTATTGGTCCAGCAAAACTGACACTGGGGGTCGGCTCCGATGAAGGCGCCCGCAGTGGTGGTTTCCTTGGCATTGTCGACGGTAATGCTGGAGGTGGTCAGCGCGGTGATGACGGCTGAAAAGACTGGAATCAGGCCATCGTAGGGGCTACCAGCGTTAGCCTGTTGAGACACAACAAAGACACGGTCTCCAATCTTGTAGCCAGATGCGATGGGGTTGCCCGAAGAGAAATTGTAGGTGGCGCTAAGCCCTGCGGTAACGGTAGCGTTAGATGTAAAATGGGTTGCGATAACCTCATGCCATCGATTCAGGCGGCCACCGCCAAACATTCGTCGCACATTGACGTTGTCGTTCGTAAAACACTGAAAGCTGTCTTTGTCAGCGACCATCACGTAGTTGACGGTGTTGCCGGCGGTGTACGAATACTGCGTTAGGCTTCCTGTCCCTGGCCCGATCCGATTGTACCCAAACTTGGTACCTGAGTCGAAGTACTGGTAGAAGTACATGTTGACGTATGGCGTAGACGACACTATCGAGTGGTTGACTCGAACGAAGAGTCGTTCGTTGCCAGACTCACCCGTGCTCGTGTAGACTTTATCGCCCACACCAGCCGAAGTCATGAAGCGCCAAATCACTGACCCATCAGCGATGCTTTGAGAAGTGCCGCTGGGTCCTGTACCAGAAGAGGCAGCTGCACCCGATGAAATGCACTGGTACCGGTTACCGAGATTCTCTATGATGTCACCGACAAAGTACAGACTTGGAGTTGGCGGCAATACAACACTTGGAATCCATGTAAGGATGCCGGATGAGTAGTCGAAGAGGACCGTCCAGCCAGCGGCAAGCAGTAGGGCGTCAACGACGCCCCAGACCCCCGCAGCCGACGTCTGGGTTGCGTCGGCGCCGCCTGCGGCTGCGGTTCTCTTGACGACCAGAGCCATATTCAGTGCCCCTTACGAGTAGATGCCAGCCATGAAGCGGGACATGGGGCCAACAGCCTGGGCGATACCGCCCGCTGTTGGGGAGACGGCCACATATACGTCGCTGCCAGCGTTGGCGACCAGCTTCGCCCCCAGACTCCAGCGGTAGTCGGGAATCTCCCAACAGTGTCTAAATCGCCCACGAAACTCACCGCTGGTCGTGTTGCGAACTCCGAGGGCCACCACACCATAGCGCCCCGTCTTTCTATTTGGATCGATTTCACCGAAGCCGCCAGACCAGACTTCAAAGAGAGTGCTTGCAGAGCCAGCGCTCGATTCGTCGTAGTCTCTTCCAGGAGAGAAGGCCGCCTTGGAAAGGTTGTGAAGAATGGGGGCGATGGTGTTGTTGGTGCCAAACGCCATCACTACTGGGAAGGGGTCTTCGCCCACCTGCAGCTTCAGGGTGTCTGGGCCGTTGCCAAAGGCCATGCTGACGTTGGCCACTCGGATCAGCCGATTGTTGGGGTCGGTGTTGTTGAAGCTGACGATTGTGGTTGTCTCAACGTACTCTTTGGGAGCACTGGACTTACGGCCGACGAGAGTGATGTTGTCGCCAACGGCGTAGGGTGGGGTCAGGGTGGTCACGTCCACAGTGCCCACGTTCACATCTTTGTTGGTGCCGGCAGTGATATTGTTGATGGCTGTGACGATGTTAGGGTTCGGCCCCATCACCTTCAAGTGGCTAATGAGGCCACGGAAGTAGTTTTGAGCGTTGTATCCTGGGCCATACATGTGGCCGCCAAGGAACACCTCATCTCTGTCGCCAAAGAAGTTGTAGTCCCAGAACTGAACCTCATGAGGCAGCTCGTTACGGCCACGTTGAGTGTAGTCAACACTGTTAGCGGAGGTTCTCCACGGCCCGGTGGACCATGACGGGTTGTTGCCTGACCCGAGCGCCTGGCCGCCTGTGGTCCCTGCCGTGTTGATGTCGATGGTGGAGGTACTCCCCTTGAGACCCCCACCCCCCGCTCCTGGAGCCACTGCTGTAAGAGTTGGATCCCAGTGCTGGAAGACTGCATGGCCGAACACGACGCCGTTGCTGTTGGCCGTATTCGTGGTCGTCCTCACACCGCAAAGCGCCATGCGGTAGTACATCGCCTTGCCGCCAGGAATCAGGGCGTCGGGCTCGCCGGTCGACTTGAGAATTACGTCCTTGTACGACTGCAGGGTGGTGTTGGTCCCCCGCTGTTGCAGCATTGACCAGCCGGCGTCAATCATGAACTGTTGGAGAAGCTCTGCCATGTCAGCGATGGCGATCGGCTGACGGTCGATAACATACCACTTGAGACCCGATTGAGCCTGGAAGTCCTGCGTGGCTTCGATGGTGTACCAGTTGACCGGGTTGTTGTCGATGATGAACATGATGTACGACTTACTCAGAAAACAAGTCTGAGAGTCGACCCGGTGACTGATCAACCAAAGTCCACGATTCGCAGTGTTGCCTGAATCGATGTAGATGTAGGAGCCCGGGTAGAAGTCTTCAATGTCGCCAGCGGCGTCGGCGGTGAAAGTGCAGGACTCGCAGATTTTCCAGCTGATGGTCGTGCCGTTCTCGTAGAACTTGGCGTCGCTGGTGGGAGTGCCACCTACGTTGTGGTTCATCCGCAAGTTCACGGAAGTGCCGGAGTTGATGGCGTCGATGACGTACATCCCGTCGTATCGGCCGCTTGGGGTTCCGATCAACCGGATCTTCCGGCCAACATCTCCAGAAACGAAGGCGGCTGTGGCGCTGGTGAGCACCTTGACGGGAGCCGCGAAACTGGCACCCGAAATGACCGCGTCGGTACCGGTACGAGCGGGCAGAGGCGAGCTGAGGGCTCCGGCCCTGCCATAGCGTTGACGTTCCCAGGTTCGACGAAAGAGTTTTGGCATCGTGGTTTCCTCAGACTAAGATTGTGACCTGACCTATTCTCCCACAAATGAAATCTGAACGTCGTCGTCCAGGTTCAAAATCATGGGCTTTTCGTAGGGTTGAATGCTGATGAGGTCGTTTCCGGACGAGTAGGTCGGGCTCAGGATAGTGACTGCCACGACTCCGTTGACCCCTTGGGCCGCCGTGACGACTTCCGACAGGGACACCTGCTTACCCACCCCAATGGCATTCACGTAGGCGGCCACCGCCGACCTGACCGCCGACTTGACGTCTCGGGTGCTGACACCTGAGCGAGTACGGAGGGCCAAGGAGACCTGAATTCGATGAATCAACGGACCTTCGATATTGACCGAGGCTCCCGCTGCGATGAGGCCTGGGTAGGTTGCCGGGTCGGAGTCGACGCCATAGCCCACCTTGTTGGCCTCTTCGATGAGGCCTGTGCTGTGCTGGTAACCGTCGATGCCCGAGGCCACGCTGGTGCTGAAGGCAAGCTTGTCCAGGCTGCCCAGGACGGTTCCTGCGGCCTCCGACACTTTCGTCCCGCCCGACCAGCTGTCGAACTTGATGTCCGTCAGAGAGCCGTCCGAGGGGTTCAGGCTGATGGTCCAAATCTTCTTGATGAGCCGGCTGGGCTCCTTCTCGATGGCTTGCACCAGGTTGGAGCTGGTGTCCAGGATGCCAGGCCCAGGGGACACGACGGCAGTGAGTGCCCGAGAGGTCGTATCCAGGGTGAACAGCCACCGATTGGGAGTACCAGTGAAGCCGCTATCAGTGAGACCGAGGCCGATGCTCTTGACAGTCCAGGTGCCGAGGTTGTTGATGCCCCAGGCGCTGGTGTTGATGGCCAGCTTGTCGTCAGGCATGATGCTGTCGTAGGTGAGGAACGCGATAGACATCACGACCGTCTCTTCAACGGCGTTGGCGTTCTCAATCCAGAAGGTCTTGGTCGTGTTGCTGACCCGAACGATGCGGAAGGCCCCACGGTTCAGCTGGTTGATGGTGCCCGGCAGGTGGATGTAGGCCCAATCGCCCTCTTGGACGCCCGTGAGGTCGGGGCTGGAGCCGCTGACCCACTGGTAGCAGACGAAGTTGCCTTGCTTTTCAATCTGCCAGGTCTGGCTGGCAACCACTGCATTGACTGCAGTGTTGGCCCAGTCCCAGGCCTTGGTGTCCGCCGTGTCTGCGAACTGGGAGCCTGAGGCCGTACCGTGAGCAGCTCCACTGACGCTGCCGTTGAGTGCCTCACCGTTGATGAAGCTGACGCCGTTCCAGGTCTTGTAGCTGAAGGTGAAGCTTCCACTGACACCCGTGGTGGACGAGGTGACGACCCCAACCGCACCCGAGGTACCGCCAGTGACGGTTTCGCCGACCGACCACGAGATGGGGGTGCCGTTAGTGAAGTTGAGCTTGAGCTTGCCGATGTAGATGGTGCCGTCGGTGTCGATGCTGTCCAGGTTGGTGTTGGCGTCGATTCGAGCCTTGGGCACAGCCACGCTGTTCTGCAGCTGCATCCAGTGGCCCGCGCTGAGGCCGATGGTGTCGCTGGTCGCCACTGTGACCACCGCGTAGGTGGAGCCCGCCTGGATGGCCTGGCCCTTGACCACAGAGGTAATGCTGTTGGCGGTGCCGCCTTGGACCTGGACGCTGCCGCCAGACCCTGCAGTCAGAGTCGTGATTTGCGGTCGCCCGCCCCGGCTACTGACTGCACTTTCACCGTTGGCGAACAAGCCGCCAGGTCCACTGGTAGACAGGTACTCTGCGATGTTCTCAGCGGTAATGGGCACCAAACGAACCGTCTCGTTGGCCCAGTCGCTGTTGCTGGACAGCCCACTGGTCACCGCGTTCTTGAAAGTGAAGTTGAAGTCGAGGGTGTCCAGGAGCGGGGTGGTGTTGCTGCGCACCCAGTTGAGGCCGTCGCTGAAGTAGTACCACGGGGTGTCAGCAGTGTTGTCGCCGAGACCATTGGGGGTCGCCTCGTAGGTGGCGTATGCGATGGAACCGCTGGTGTCGCCCAGCCCGTCGCCTGCCACGAATGCGCTGACCGGGCAGTTGGCCTGGGCGTTGATTGCCGTAGCGATGGCGGTGATGGTCGTGACGCCCAGAGGGAACCAGGCGATGTTCGAGGTGCTGTTCAGCAGGTGCCATTGAATCTTGACGCCCAGGTCGGGTGCCAGAGGAACAACTGGTGATTGGCCCACGGTGTAGCCGTCGGCAACCGTCTGGAGCTTAATCCCCTGCACCCAGGTCGCAGGAACGCTCGCACCTGAGCCCAGAGACTGGATGTCGCCAACAGCCACCGTAGAGCCGGTGAGCTTGACTTCAGCTGTGTCGAAGCTGACAGTGCCGATGTTCGAGGTGCTGGCGATGCCCGTAGTTCCCTCAACGAATCGGATGGTGGTGGCCGTGGGGCCCGAGCGGTCGGTTTCGAGGATTGCTCGGTTACCGCTCAAGAAACCAGCGCCACTGCCAGTGCCGTTGTACTCGATATGGAGCACGTCATTGACGTTGAAGCCGTGGTCTGTAATGCCCGAGGGGGTGGTCAGGGTCAGGGTTGCGTAGCCGTACTGCGAGCCGCTGGCGTCCGCCCGAGGGGTGCCCAAGACATTGAGGTCTTCACCATCAACGAAGGTGCCTGCGCCGCCCGAGATGATGAGGTAGCCGGTCGCGCCTGAGCTGCTCACAAAGGAAATAGTCCAACCAGTGGCCGTAGCACCGCTAACCACCTGACCAGCAGTGAAGGAGCCGTCGTGACCAGTGTAGTTCAGCCGCACTTCACGGGTGCCACTGGCGATCGGCAGATTGAAGACGTGCTGGTAGTTGTACAGACCAGGGGTTCCAGAGCCACCGACGTACTGAGCCGAGAGGCCGATGCGGGTGCTGTTGGTGTAGGTAACGCCGGTTCGAGGGGTGCTGCCGCTGGGCAGCCGCACCTTGATGTCGGTGTACGAGCTGGTCAGGGGAGACCAGGTGGCGAGGGCCGTCTGGCTGACGGCGGTCGGGTAGATGTACTGGATGCGCGCTCTGTTGCCTTCCGCGCCCAGGCGCTTGTACCGCCACATCAGGGTCTTGTTGGTGTCGGGCACGCCGTGTGATTTGGTGCGGGCCGGCATGAAGACGGCGAAGTCTCGCCAATCCATGCCGGTTCCGAAGGCCTTAGCCAAGCTCAGGTTGGAGTTGTCAGCATCCTTGAAGTCGTTGGTGATGCCGTAGGTGCTGGACCCGGGCTTCACGCGACGGAACATCGGAACAACGAAGCGCTTGCTGCTGGTGTCACCGTCCACGACCACGGTCATCTCGTCGTCTGACGTCATAGCGTACGGGCTGGCTGCGTAGAGGCGGTCTGCGGGCAGCCAAGACTCAACGGCAGGTCGCCGTACATAGATGGTGCTGCCGGTGATGTACTCGATGGGGGTCACATGCCCACCATTGCTGTAGCGGTACAGAGCGCCGTCCTTCAGCGAGCGCGAGCCAACCAGGATGTGGTTGGGCTCGATGAGACCCAGGGAGGTGACGTCGAAGGTCGACAGGTCGGTGATGGCTGTCGACAACGCCCCAATTTCAAACTGAGGGGTGCCTGTCTCAGGATTGCCAGCTTCAATTGAAGCGAGGTGGGAGGTGGCATTGACGGTGGCCGAGCCCACCTCAAGGCCGAGCTTCAGGCCTTCCTCGTTGCAGGCAACCAGACCGATATCGCCATCAGACAGGAAGCTGTTGGTGCGCACTCGGAACTGTCGGGTGCGGTAGGTCTGAGCCGTGGCACCGCGCAGCTGAGAGCTGATGGCGGTGGCCAGGCTGGTGGCGGTGTAGTTGGTGGCGTTGGGGAGGTAGACGCGCTGAAGGTCTGCGGTGGTCCGCACGACAACCATGCCACCACTTGCCAGCGCGACGCCCACGTTCGAGAACCCAGACCCTGCCGGGAACTCCACCGTCACGTTGACGCCGCTAGCCCCCACATCGGTGATGCGGAAAGCGCCACGGTTGGCGACAGGTAGGGCGGTGTCGTACACGATGAGCCAGTCACCCACCTTGGCGTTCTCAAACAAGGTCGAGGTACCGGGGGTGGTGCTGACGCCAGACCAGTGGGTGATGCGCATCTTCCTGGGGAAGGTGGGCGAGCCCAGAGAGTAGGCGCCATCGTCGATGTAGATGATGTTGGTCGAAACGCCGATGCGGGTAGTGATGACTTCTGCTGCGCCATCGACCACGAACCACAGCTCCGCGCCGGCCTCACCGGTGCGAGTGGTGTTGGCGGTGCCAGCAATGGTCAGGGTGGTCAGCTCTGCCGACTCCAGGAAGGCCCGGGTGGCGTAGCTGCCAGCGGTCAGCCGGTCGGAATCGTGGAGGACCAGCGAGTTCTCCAGGCGGATTTGCCCCAGGTTGCGGTCCAAGGTGTAGTCGAGATCTCGACCAGTGACGGAGCCGATAGGGAAGAAACTCTTGGCAACCAGGGTGCCGCCAGTGATGGCAACCCTCGCCTTGGAGGTGCGGCCTCGGTTTGAGGTCAGGGTGATGGCCCCACCGACCGCTTCGGCCGTGATGCCTGGAATCTTGTAGTTCAGCACGTCAACCCAGCTCTGGATGCTGTTCGAAGAGCTGACGGTTCGGTAGACGGTACCGGCATTGACGAAGTCGACGTCTGAAATGGTGTAGAGGTTCGTGCCAGCGAGGAGCGCCACATCGACGTTGTCGACTTGAATCTGGAGGGTTTCGCCCGAGCTGGTGCTATTCCACAAGCCGTAGTCGTTGCCAGTGAAGACGGCCAGCTGGCCATCCTTGCTGAGGAGCACGTCGTTCTTGTACAGACGCAGTGTGTCAACCCGGCCGGCTGCGAAACCGAGCACGGTGTTGGCATCCACAAAGTCGCCAGTGGCTTCAACCACTTCGACATCCTCTTCGGTGTCCGCCTTCGCGAAGAGAGCCACCTTGGTGCCGGAGGCGTACGTACGCGCGCTCCAGGTCAGGTCGACGTTGGCGTTGATGCTGGCAACCACTTCGTAGGCACTGGCGTTCTCGATGCTCCGGAATTCCCGGGCACTGAAGGTGTGCTCGCTGAGCTTGCCACCGACCATGAGAGAGAGCTTCATGGCAGCCGACAGCTCGTAGGGGGCCGCGAAGCCGGAGACGACATACGCCTTGGCGACGGGTCGACCATGAACCAGCTGGAAGTACTGTTCCCCGCCCAGGGCCTCATCGACCAGGGTCTCCAGGGGGATGCCGGTGGTGGCCTCCTCGTACCCGGTGCCATCGTCGAGGTACACGGTGGTGGGGTAGGCCTGGCGACGGACAATCGAGCAGCTGATGACTCGCTTGTTCTCTTCCAGGGAGGTGATGCCGGTGATGCCAGTCTTGATGGCCAGCGGGGTTGCACGGCTGCGAGACTGCCGCACTGCGCGGATCCGCTCACGGTAGGTGTTGTCGTCCTCAGTGCTCAACCCATTGCTGAATGGGGAGGGGTTGCTGACGGCCGCTCCAGTGAAGGGAGGAGAGGGGAATTCTTTGATGCTGCCAGCGATGACGTTTCCGACCACGCCTGGGGTCTTGGCGATGACCGTGACCCCGGTGATGCTGGTCTCGCCGTCCGGGACGGTTGCGGCGTACTGAACAGAGAACTGAACGGCCGACGAGGCGTTCGCCTGAGCTGTCTGCACGATGGTGCCGGCCGCGATGAGGCGGTCTCCGCCCTGGGCCAGAATCACGGTCTCCCCGAGGTTGTGGTACTTGGTGGTGTAGTTGCTGACCGCCAGGTTCAGGGTCCAGTAGTTGACGTTGTTGACCTTGCTGGTGTAGGCCAGAGGCCCTTCGTAGTTGCTGGTGCCACGGCCGATATACACGCTGCCGGAGGCGGGGAATAGCAGGGCGTCAGTGACGTACAGCACAGCGCTACCGACGATGGGGGGTGGCTTGCCCTGGAAGACCTTGGTGGAAATCTTGGTGAAGCTGGTGTCGCTGATGGTGACTTTGCCGCTGGCCGGCGACTGGGCAATGCGTGGCGCGTCTTCGTCGTTCCCGAGACGGTCCAGGGCCTGCCCGGTGGCACGGTCCAGGCTGGTCGAGTTCAGGAGGTTGAAGATGTCCTGGCTGCTCCGAAGGTCGGACTGAGCCGCTGCCTCGATGATGGACAGGGTGCCGGAACCGACACGAACGCTGGGAAAACCGAGCTTTGAGAGCAGGGCATCCAGCATGTCGCCGGTGATAGCAGAGTAGCTTCGAGGTGTAGGGATCGTGGCCATTTACGGGACTCCAAAGGGAAGATTGCCGGCCTGGTAGAATGGCTTCATGGCTTACGAAAACTCAGAGAAACGGAACGCCTACCTGCGTCAGTATCGGGAGAAGAATCGAGAGCGTTTGCGTGAAAACGATCGACGAAGCTATCAGAACAACCGTGACAAGCGACTTCTGAAGCGTCGTCGGCAAAGTCTCAAAAAGTACGGTCTTACCATTGAAGATTACGATCGCATGCTCGTCGACCAAAACGGCCTCTGCGCGATTTGCTCGACAGATAAACCTGGAGGTCAAGGATGTTTCCATGTTGACCATAATCATACCACCGGCAAGGTACGAAAGTTGCTTTGCACCACTTGCAACTCGATGCTCGGAATGGTAAACGACGACCCGAGGATCCTCGCGGCGGGAATCGCTTACCTTATCGCGGAATCTCAACGGTGATGGGAATAACCTGTTGAGTCCCGGAAATTCCAACACTTAGCGTGATTTTGCAGAGGGGTCCGTCCTTCAAGATTGCTGCAGACTCAACACCAGTGAAGGTGGGGTCGTCCCTGAAGAGGCCCTTGCAGAGCCTCAGGATGTCCTTGGCACTCAGGTCTGCGGTGCTGTCACCGACCTTCAAGGGGAAGCCGTAGTCGGGGTGATGCAGAAGGCTGCCTCGCACGGTGTCGATGACCAGCCGAACTTTCTGGACGATGTTCGTCAGGCCCACGGCCAGACGAGTGTCGCCGTCCGGGGTGATGACGAGGTCCCCAGACGAGGTCAGGAGCAAGTCGATGCCACCCACCCGCAGGAGGGGGTCGAAGTAGTCGACACCAGGAACTGACTTGAGCCGGTAGTCCTCTTCGACCACCTCTTCATCGCTTGGAATGAAGATGGATTGCTGTGAATTCACAGTGTTGGGCAGGAACGCCTGCAGGATGGCGCCTGCGCCCACGGTAAATTGGGCCAGGTCGTCGGTCCCGTCAACGGTGACAGCCACGAGGCCTGCGTTCAGGATGTCGATTTTCGTGATGCGCCTTTTGATCCGACCGACCGCAACGCTGCTGAGCCAAACAGGTTGATTCACGAAGAGATTCGTGGAGTCGGAGACGGTGACGGTGTTGCCGTTGCCGTTCGTGAGTAGCGGCAAGCTGAAGCCCACCTCATCCACGTACGGGGCGGACAAGCCGTTCAGAGTTGCAATCTCGTGCCACCTGTCGGGAGTGTTCAGGTACATGAGGCTGACCTGCTCCAGGGTGTGGCCGTATGGGAAAGGAACCAGGAACTTGGAACGCGGGGTCGTGAAGGCAATACCAGACCTTGACGCGAGCCCGGCGATGTAGTCAATGGCAGCGACCTCGTCCTGATTGATTTTCGAGCTGACTACGAGGCGGTTCATCTCCATGATGGTGGAGTTGATGGCGAAGATGACGTCATAGTCAGATTCGCTCGCTTCCCGAAGTTGGGCTCTGGGCTCCAGGCCGTAAACCCTGGAGAAGGTCTCGTTCCCGATCCCGATGGAGTCCTGGAACTCAGTGAGGGTGTTGGCCACCAGGTCGCGGCGTTCCTCGAAGTCCTCACGCTTGAGGAGGCGCAGCCGGCGCTTCTCGTCGTCGATGCGTTTCTGGGTGTGAGCCGAGAGGTTCAGTTCGCCAGGCTTGATGGTCTTGAAGAACTCGTAGCTGTCGTCTGGGTTGGCTGAGGCCTTGTGGGCCGGGTTGCCATCCTCCAGGCCTTGCTGACTGGAGCCGGTGTCTGGCTGCTGTCCACCACCAGTCTGAGCGGTGCCAGAGCTGATGCTGAGATTCTGGAACGCCTGTGCGGTATCCCTCGCCGCGTTCACGAGACCTTCGCCAGCAGCCTTGTAGCGGTTGCCCAGCCCACCGAACTCACTGAGCGCTCCTGCAATGCCGGAGGCGGCAGTGATGGGGCCCTTCAGGTCTGAGACGATGCTGGCGGGCAGATCCGCAGCCGTAAGGGCTACGCCAAGCAGGTCCTTGATGAAGGTGGTGCATTCGCGGATGGGGTTGAAGAGGCTTTCGTTGATGTCAGCGCGCAGACCGGTCAGGACCTTCCTGGCTCCTTCCAGTACCCCACGAGCCGCCTCAAGGGTGTTCATTGCCTTGGCCAGCTTGTTGAGGTCTGGCGCTGGGTTGTGGCCGGAGATTTGACCACCACCCGTCATGCCAGGCAGAACCCTCTTCCAGGCCTTGAAGACCATCGAATACTGATACTCTAGCGGAGACTGGGCGCTACGACGTAGCTCGAAGCTGACAGGTGAGACGAAGTAGATTTCCTGGTCTTTCCACAGCTCCAGGGCGAGGACAGTGTTTCTTCCTGCCGCCGTTTTCTTGAAGGTGATGTAGATTTCCAGAAACCTCTGCAACAGCTTGAATTGAGCGTACCCGGTGCCACTCGTAGCTTCGTCGCTGTTGTCGTCTACGAGGGCGTTGGTGGCCCCCTTGCCCGTGCCTAGCTGCTGCACAGCAGCGCCGAGAGCGGTGACGCCGCTAAGGGTGCCCGCGAAGATGGAAGAGGGCAGGCTTGGTCCAGCACGAGTGATGGCCGCACCAGCGACCTGGCCTCTCAAGGGAAGCACACCCGTGGTGCCGGTGATGGTAATGGTCCGGAGGGGTGCTCCGTTGTGCTCTTCAACGATACCACCCAGGGTGACGGTGGTGGTGATGGCGAAGGGAGTGGAGATGGTCAGGTTTTCTGGGGCGATCGGCAGGGTAAAGGGGGTGAGTGTTTCGTAGTTTTGGTCCCAGCCGGTCTCCTCCTTCTTCCAAAGGCAGAGTCGGTACGGGAAGGTCTTGTTCCATCGGAACTGACCCTCGGCGAGGTCGGCGTAGCTCCAGAAAGGGTCCTCGTGAGCGGCCCCCACCTTGACGTCCCCAATGCTGCTGTTGTCCTGGTTGGCTGTCTGCACGACGGCCAGCTGGGTGGTGTTGGTTGGCTCACTCATGGTCTAAAGATTGGGCTTCGAGGTGTCGAGCCGCTTACCCTCCAGCGTAGAAGCTCAATTCGAGAGAGATCCAGGCGTTATTATTTGCTACCGTCAGGGGCGTCACATTCCCGTTGGCGTTCACTTCGATGCCCATGTAGGCATCCTCAGAGGTGCAAGCAAAAATGCGCGTATCTCCAGGTGCTGGCCGAAAACCTGCGGGGAGCACAAAGGCGGTGACGTACTTCACCGATCCGGTTGGGGGAGTTCGAAGTAGTCCATGCACACGGACAATCCCCTGTACGTCCTTGTAGTATCGCACCAGCCCATTACCGTAATTCGCATCACCCCACGAAGCATACCCATTGACGAAAGTGCTTACAGTTACGTATCCTGGCTCTTTGACGATGAGTGACACCAGCGGTGCGAAGGTGGACTTGATGGCGTTGATGGCGTTGAGCTTCATCTCCGCGTTGTAGTCTTTGAAGCCCTTGAAGCCGGCAATGACGGGTGGAGTCCCACCAGGCAGTACGATGCCATCCCCGAAGGAGTCCAGGAATGGCTGCTCCATCGAAGTCATGAACGCCGATTGGATGGTGGTGAGGGTCAGTGCTGCCATGTCTTAGTCTACGTATCTGAATACGTAGCCTCCGGTGTTCTTGTAGTGGCCCTTCAGAACTGAGCAGATGTTGCCAGGACTCAAGTTGAGCTTTCTGGCTGCTTCATTAGTGCTGGAGTAGACTGTTCCGTGTTGGTCTTGGATAGGTCGCTTCGGGAACCGACCGCGACTGGCATTTCCAGCCTCCTTTGTACGGTCACGGCCCTTCCAGTAGGCACCAATTTTACGTTTAGATTCTTCGGTGTGACTGCCGGTAAAACCTTCTCCACCCCGACACTGATTTGTAAGCTGACAGCCCATTTTCTTGAAGTAGGCTATCCAGTGAATCTCGGCTTGGGCGAGGGCTTCTGGGTCTTGGAATTCCTGAATGACGACGATCGAAGGCTTAAGGTTCTCAGCCAGGAGTTGCTTGATCCAGTTGGTCTTGTAGGTGTTCGTCTTGAGGTAGGTCGGCATATGATGTTGCTGAGGGCGCTTGAGACCTCTTTGAGATTTGCCAATGTACCGGAGTTGTCCGTTGCGGGGATCGACCAAGCCGTAGATGAGGAATTGTGTCATGGTCGTAAGATTAAGTGCCGATTACGGGGTCAGTCGTTCTTGTTCTTCTTGCTCAGGTAGGTGCTTGCCTGGGCCTCAAAGACCTGGATGGAAGCTGCCATCTTAGCAAACATCGGGGCCGCGCTGTTCAGGGCTGTCCCAGCCGCAGCAAACGGGGTAGCTGCAGCGGCCCCACCGACCATCGGAGGCGCGTTGGCTGCACTGGCGGCCGTGAGGGTTGATGCGGCCGTTGACAGCAGGCCCTGGATGGACTGCATGGTGGAGGCGATGTCCTTCAGCATCTGAGACTCGGCCTTCCGATACGTGTCAGCCAGCAACCAAGCGTCGGTGGCGTCACCCACGTGAACGCCTGCAGACTTGATGTAGACCTTGTCGGACATCTCGATGGTGCAGGTCTTGTCGCCCTTGACTGTGACGGTGTCTCCGGCCTCGAAGCTGAGCTTCTTGTTCACTTTGACGTGCCACTCTTCGTCCGCCAGGATGTCGAGCTTCTTGTCCTTGTGGTTCAGATGGATGAATTGCTTCTCGTCCTTGGTGTACAGCTTGATGTCGCCGTCTTTGTTGAAAATGACAGTGCTGCCCTCGGCGTCCTCGTTCGCGTCATCGCTCAGCGTTCCATCGACCTTGGTCTGGCCACGGTAGCGAATTTGAAGCTCGCCATCCTTATTGATGCTCGCCTGGGCTCCATTGAACTCAAAGAAGAGGTTGTGGCCGTCGTCCTTCTTGTCCTTGCCTTGCTGTTTGTCGCCTTCTTTGTCTGTACCGGTGTCACGGAACCCACCCACAATGACAGCTTTGGTGGTGTTGCCATTGACGCAGAGGAGGGCTACCTTGGCACCCACTCCAATGCCATCCTCTGGGGGCTGCTGACTGTCGTCGACCCGCAACGTGAATCGGAAGATGTCTGCCACAGACCCGAAGAGGTTCAGGAGAATGCAGCCAGCGTACTTGGTGCTGGTGCCAGGTCCGTTCCCCTCCTTCTCTTGGACTTCAACCGTGTACTCAATGAACCTGCGGCTGACGCTCTTGTCGTCGTCTGGATAGACGATCTCACGCACCTCGCCAGTGCGAAGGGCGAGATTGGACATAGCTCCGGTGTCCTGGTGGTCCCCTTGCGCGAAGGAGCCCAGGTAGCTGGGAATGACACTGTTGTCATCTAGTATGTTGGCCATTAGGTGAGTGTACCATCGGTGATGTCGTTGATCGCCAGCTGGGTTGTGCCCTGGCGTTCATCCGTTTCAGTTTCTTGGGGAGAGTCCTTCGTCAGTCCAGGATTGAACCCGAGCTGGTCCGTAGGCTTGGTGCCGGCGTAGATGTCGAGATCGCTCAATCCCGTGCCGGTGGCTCTGACACCGTGAGTGAGAGCGAGGGTTGTGACAAAAGTCTTCTGTCCGTCAGGCTGGATGCCGCAGCTGTGTGTCACCGATTCGATGTGAAAAACTACGTCGTCCCACTCGATGTTGTCGCCGGGGCAGATGGGCGCCTGAATGCCAACTGTAACCATTGTTCCGGTGAGCGTGAGCTGCTGACCCATGAGGATGTCAGAGGTGATCTCCATCCACTTCTTGGGACTACCGTTTCTAGTGTCCTCGGGGGCGCACGGGATGGTCTGCATGTGCGGCCTGAGACCGCTCCTTGCGATGTCCAAGTCGTCACGAATGGGCGGGTTGCGTACGATCTGAGCTGCGAATGGAGCTGAGTGGTCAACTGTATCGCCGTAGACGTGAACGAAATTGAAGCGCAATGAGTCGCTGCGCCCGAGGTCGAAGTCCTTCACCAGCACAGGATCGATTCCCCATCGCGGGAGATCCAGGAACCTGGTCACGGACAGGCTGGTCGTGAGATGCCTGCTGGTGAATGGAAGCTGGCGTACGACCATCGTGGGAACCACGAATCCATCTGGATTCACCCGAAGACAGGTGTACATCTCATTGACGGCTGGGTTCAGGTACTGTTGAAGAATCGTCCACACGCTCTTGTTGTAGAAGTGGGGTGCTTGCGGAAGGAACTCGCCGAGCATGTCAGTGCCGGTGAATCGACGGCTTCCGCCGCCCTCAGTGCCGTCTGGAGCGAAGCCCTTCGCTGCTTCACGTTCGTCGATACCCCCTTGAGGCAGCTCTATTTCGACCCCGCTGCTCCCGGAGTACTTCTGGATGCCGATAATACACTCAAGCACGTCGGCGTAGGTCAGTAGGCCGCCAGCAGTGCTCTTTTGGGTCTTGTTCAGGGCCTTGCCAACTACGTCAGGTAGGATGTATGCGTAGTTCGCCGTTAGCCCTGTAGTTGCTTGAAGCCGGGGGTCACTGTTCCCACGACTGAGGTTTGCGGGAATCCCCTTGCCGAGAAGCAGGTCGAGAAAGGTGGGGATGGCCTTGTTGACGTCGATGCTGACGGTCTTCCTGCCAGAACCCTTGGTGATTTCATTCAGCGAGGTGCCGAGCTTGCTGAAGTAGTTCCCAATTGCCGGCTCCTTCTCTGCGAGGTGTGGGTCGTAGAAAATCTGTGCATCGAACTCGTTGAAGCTGACAGCCGACAGAGTGTAGCGGCTGATGCGGTGACCTGTGGGAGCTTGCGTGATTCTCTTCCTCAGGCTTTGGACTCGTCCGGTGAACTTCAACCCGTCTTGGAATCGATTGACGGCCTGTGCTTCCTGGCTCGTGAATGTGTTCAGCTTCTTAATTAGCTCATCGTAGTTAAGCTTGTTGTTCACCATCCAGGCCATCACGTAATCGCCCGGGAAAATCTCCGCCAGGTAGTTGGTCCCTGAGTCGATCAGCGTCGCTGAGGCCTGCATCAGGTACGAGCCCTTCGTGCTGGTTACTTGCAACTGAAGGCAGTCGTCGGTGATGATCATCGGCTTCCCGCGAATCTCCACAGCGTCACTGTACGTGGTGCTGATGCTTGAGTTTCGATTGCGGTCGTAGGTGGTCGGGAACTTCAAACGAAAGACACACAACACCCAATACGGACTGACCGTCACATACTCTGACTCGGGAGCCAGCTCAAAATCTCTGATGACGTCGTAGGTGTTTGCCATGGCTTACTTCTTGGGTACAGCCTTACTGGCTGCTGGTGCGCCTGGTTTTCCCGGCTGCTGTTTTGCTTTGGACGGGTCGAATGCGACGGCCGCTTTGTTGAAGGAGTCGGTGAGGTCGGCCAGGGCCTTCATCATGTCACCGGCTTCTTGGCTTAGGTTCTCACCGAAGTTTGCGAGCTTCTTAGTTGCCTCCGGCATCGCCTTGATGGTGTCTTCGAGGTCTTTGCCGATGACCTTGAGGCTGGCGTCGATCTTCTTCTGCAGCTCTTCCTGAGCAGCAAGAGAGGTCTTCTCAGCCCCGCCGACGCCGCCGCCGATCTTCCCCGACTTGAGCTTCTCCCCTTGACCCGATAGAATGCGCGCCGCGCCGACCCCGGCCTCTTCATCGCCACCAGTCAGTAGGGCGCTGCTGGCACCGAGAGTCTTGATGGTGTCGACGTCACCTTCCTTCCTGAGCTTCTTGAGGTAGTCCCCGTAGCCCATGCCTGAAGCTTGGTAGCCTCGGATGGCCTTCGACATCGGGTCGTTCTTTCCCTCATCGACGAATCGGTCGAAGACGGAGCCCATGCTCTCGCCGAGCTGCTCTTTGATTTTGTCTGGCGTCAACCCCAGGGCCTTGGCGGTCTCGGTCATCTTGCCGCCGTTGGCCATGTCCAGCATCTGCTTCATGGACATGCCGTTGGCGAGGAAATCCTGGCTGTAGCTGCTACCAGATGCATTCAGACCGATGGCTGAGATGAGGTTACGACCTTGCTGGTAGGAATCGACACCGCCCTGGGTGATGGTAGAGCCGTACTGGAGCCCCGCTACAGCTTGCTGGACCTTGTTGAAGTCGCTCGATGCACCCGTGAAGCCCATGCCCGCCTGAGCAGCTGCCAGCGCTCCATACCCGCTCGTGGTACCACGAACATCGAAGCCCTGCCCCAGAACCCCCTGACCCAGCTGGATACCTGCGGCCTTGTCAATACCACCGCCGAGCGCTCCCATCGCCAGAGTCTTGCCTTGGCCAAGCCGCGCCGAAGCCCCCATGAGTTCGCTGAACCCGCCATAGCCCTGGGCCTGTGCAGCCATCGCGGTCCAGGCGTTGCGACCGGCGAACTTGCCACCAGCTGAACTGCGAAGCCCCTGGAAAGCCCCAAGGTACTCGCCGGCAGTATAGCCCTGTCCTTCAAGCTTGGTGATGAGGTCGCCAGCCTGGTTCTCGTACACACGATCGCCAGCCCCCTTCTTCTGCTGAAGGCCGCCAACACCCATGATGCGCTGCATCTGGATGCTCTGAGCCATGCGGCCTTGAAAACTTTCCTGGGCCATGTTGGCATACAGCATCGCCGTGCCCTTGGCCTTCTCGTCGAGCTGCTTGAAGGCGTTCTCCGCCATGTTCGATTGCTGGTGCGCGGTCGTGAAGCCGCCCAAGGCCCCACCACCCGTATCAGGGCCCACGAGGCCGATAGCTCGTGCGATACCGCCGACCACGGGGATGCTTCCTGCAAACTGACCAACACCGGCTCGAATCTGCTCTGCATTGGCCGCAACGCCGCTGGTCTGCGCTTCGAGGTCCTTGCGGGCATCGGCATCACGCTGCTGCATCTTCAGATTGAAGAGCCAGCGGGTATCGCCTGCGTGCATTTGGCGAATCTTACTTTCAACCAACTGTCCACGCTTGCCTTCTTCAGAAGCATACGAGCGATTGCCGGCCAGCGACTCATCGAGGCCGAAGTTGGCCACAGCCAGGGCGCCAGCGATGCCCGCGCCGACGGAGCCGATACCAGAGGGCTTCAGCTTACCGAGCATCCCCTTCAGAGCTGCCTTGCGGCCACCAATACCCGCTGCAATCTCGTCAGGGCTCCGGCTGTCGATGCCTGCTGCATGACGGTCGAAGGCCTCAGCTTCAGCCTCGCTGCTGAACCCGGAGGCTCGCAGTCGCTGTTCCTTGGCCAAGGCGTGGAGCTTCTGGCCCTCAGCTGCCACGTCGCCACGCTTGGTGCCGGCTTCGAGGAGCTTCTCTTGGATGCGCTCCCTTTCGCCACCGTACAGGCGCTCTGCGTCGCCAGCCTTCATTCCCTGGGAGACGCTTCGGGCCTGGGCAATACCCAGCTCCTGGTAGCGCTTCGCTAGGTCTGCAATGGTCTTGTCGAGGGCCTTGAGGTCGTTCTGCTGTGCGCCGATGCCTCGATGAAGAGCGTCAGCCATCACCTTCATGGCAGCTCCGCCCTCAGAGGCGAGACGCTTGAAGCCGTCGGCGTTGGCCGTCAGAACGGAAGTGAAGCTTGCCTTACCGCCACCGCTGGCTGCAGCTGTGCCGCCCTTACCAGCGAGGGTGCTCTGGGGGCTGGGCGCACCGCCACCCACCTTGGCTCCCCCCATGATGCCCTGGCCAGCGACACCAGCCATGGCCTTGCCCAGCTCCTGGGCCTTTCGGATCATGTCGTCCAATACACGGTTGACCGAGCGAGCGCTGTTCTCGTCGACCACGAACTGGAACTTGATTTGCTTGGTTTCTGACATGACCTAGACCTCGGGGGATACAGGGAAGATTGTCACTTCCCTTCTTTCGGACTCATCATCCCGAACCCCTCCAATTCCTTCTCGAAATCGGCCGCATCTACGAACTTGATGGCGACATCTGGCTCTAGTTTCTCAAAGGCTTGGGGCGGCCTCTCTTGTGGCAGCTGCGATGGACGCCGGTCGGCCGCACTCAACATCGACGGTTTTCTCTCAATCGGCTTGACTTCAGTTAGCTTTGCCTTGGCCAGTCTTTCCTTTTCCTCAGCTGCCAGTCTGCGCGTGAAAGCGAAAGCCTCTGCGTCTTCGATGTCCTTAGCCCGAGCCTTAGCCTTCTTCTCTTCTTCGGTCTCCAGTAGGACCTTGAGAAGCTCTTGCCTTTCGGGGTCTTCCATGTCTTCGTAGGTCTTCTCGTAGTAGGCGATCAGGATGTCCTCTTCCGGAATCTCTTCGACCATGTGAAGTGGGGTGTGGAAGGTGATGCTGTACCAACGGCAGATGCTCCGAAAATGAGCATCGCCATCGGGCTTCATGACAGCCCTAAGAGCCAGGAGCTTGAGGGCGTCGTAGTGGTTCATTTAGGGCTTTTTCGCTGCCTCTTCCGCCACCGCTTCCACCTGTGCCTGCGCCTTCTTCTGGATGGCCTCGATGGCCTCTCGCTCGATGCGCGCTACGTTGTCGTATACGGCAGCGACCGGGGTTTCATCGAGCAGCTCAAGGCCGTTCTTGGAGTCCTTCCACCAGCTGGGGAACTCAACCAGATGGACCCAGAGCTTCGAAAAAACAGCGCTCACGTTGGTGGCGTCCACGCTGGCGTCCTCAGGCTTGGAGCCCAACAGGTCACGCCGGAGCTGGTCGCGCCGGAGGTTGTCCCGATGGCTGAGACGGGGGACGGCCTTGAAGACGCCCTTGAAGGTTTCGCCGGTGACCTCACCGACAACATCGACGCTGAACTCAACTGGTAGGTTTGCCACTGTTTTCTCCTGGGGGTACGGACAGCCTGAAGGACTAAGTCAACTCCGGCCTATCCGGAGAGAAGATTACCTCTTGACACGAGAGGATCGGATCCTGTAGAAAGATTCTACCATGGCCTACCTCAAGTACTACGCCGATGAGAACCGCCGTCACAAGGTTGCTGAGTCCATCAAGCTGAGCTTCCAGGCTTGCGCAGACCTCACCGCCTGGCTCTGCAAGTTCTTCAACCTGGAGCCCAACAAGGTCACCCTCCTGGACAAAAACACCAAGCGATTCTCGCGGGTTAAGAAGACCAAGAGCTGGTACTCTTCGGGCACCAACGAGATCGTCTACCACCCCTCGATGCTCAACCCCCTGACCGTGGTTCACGAGGTGGCCCACTACGCCCACAACGTCGACCGCAAGAAGCGCTACACTGAAATCCGGGCCAAGTGGGAGACCACCAAGGAGTACACTGACGCCTTCGGTCGTCTCCGTATCCGCCCCTTCCCGATGCGCAAGGAGAAGTGGCACGGCCCCGAGCACCGCGCCTTCGTCGAGAAGGGGATGGCCGCCATCAAGGCTCTGCCTGCCCTCCAGCGCTACTTCGCCGAGACCCCCGAAGCCGAGCTGGCCCGTGCCGACCTCGCCCTCCAGGAGGTCCTCCGCAACGGCCTGGACCCGGTTGCTGCGCCCCGCAACGACGGCGACGTGGTGGCGAAGTTCTTCGAGTCCCTGCCCGAGAAGCTGACCTGCCCGTGCTGCAAGGCCCACATCCCCAAGCAGAACTTCGGGGTGCGTGTCATGAAGCGAGATGCAAGCGGCGTGCCAGTGAAAATGAGGGCACAGAGCTATTGCAAGGCGTGCCGGTAGTTGATAGAAAGAACCCATGAACGACATCGAACTCCTCCGCAACGAGTACCGTAGCATGCAGCGCCGGGGTATCGCGGCTCTCCTCACTATCTGCGCCCTTGATGAGTCGCCCAAGAGGTTCTACAATCAGCTGGTGCGAGAGCGAATGGTTGGTCTGGAGCCAACGCCCGAGAACTGGATTCGCCAGGCCCGTATTCTCACCATCGACCTCGAAGTCAGTGCTGATGACTACGACGAGTACCTGCACGAGAAGGCCATGGAAGAGCAGGAGAACGACCACATGGGGTACGACACCCTCGAAGAGCGCCGTATGGACAGGGAGGAGTGGTAACATGGCAGACAGAACCTCAGCGGGTGTGTTCGGCGACCTCTTCGTCTACCTGGCTCAACAGCCCCAAAGCCCCCAGCGAGACGCCTTCGCTCTCCAGATGTGGAAGAACACCAGCGACTACGACTTCAGCCCGTACCAGATGGGCGCGGACGGGGCTCTGATGGTCCTGGGCCTGGCTCGGAAGGGGATCGACCCCGACTACCCCGATGACGGTGAGATTCTCCTGTACGGCCCGGTGACGCCATGAAGATTCTCCACGACACCGGCTGGGAAGCCCGTAACACCGGCTGCCGCTGCTACTACGTCAGCGAACGGTTCGTCGACTACGAGGCGGTTCCGGAGGAAGTCCAGAGCTTCATTGACGCAGAAAAGAAGGCGTGGTATGGTCAGGAATTCTCAGCGCGGGTCATCGGGAACCGCGTCTACTTTCGGAGAGGAGTCGACAGTGGCGACTAAAAAGAAGCAGGCCCCCGGTATGACGTTGGAGCTGGATGGCAAGGTGTTCCTTGTCGACCGTCAGCCGGGCAAGAGGGCAATCAAGACGGAAATCGACGGGACGCTGGTGCTGAAGCTCGTCCTGGCCGCGCTGACCGAGGGACTCGCGCTGCGAGACCAGAAGAGGACGGCCAGCAATGGACGGTAAGTTCACGGTGCGGGCCACGATGGGCATGGTGCTCGGCAAGAGCCTGCACTTCACCCAGTACGAGGAGGCCAGCGACTTCGCGGCCCTCATGATTCAGGGTCAGCCCTTCGGCGAGGTCGAGGTTCTGAACCCCGAAGGCAAGGTTGTCTGGAGCTACACCAGGAAGCCATGAGCAAGAAAAAAGAAGTGGCCGTCTGCCAGCAGTGCTTCCGGGACTACACGCGCGGGGCACACGACGACGGGTTCTGCAGCGACTTCTGTCTTGAGGCCTACGAAGACAGCTTCGAAGACGAGTTCGATGGTGAAGACGACAAAGTTGAGGAGGAAGAATGAGTCACGACAGCTTGGGCGACCGCATGAAGGGCTACGAGGACGTCTCGCGGGTTCGATTGACCACGAAGCTCCCCGTCATCATCCGCCTGGACGGAAAGGCGTTCCACACCTACACGAGAGGCCTCAAGAGGCCCTACGACCAGAACCTCATGGAGGTGATGAATCTCACCACCAAGTACCTCTGCAACCAGATTCAGAATGTGAAGCTGGCCTACACCCAGAGCGACGAAATCAGCCTGCTCCTGGTAGACTACGGTGACATCAAGACCAGCTCCTGGTTCGATGGCAACCTGCAGAAGATGGTCTCGGTGGCCGCCGGCCTGGCCTCGTCCTTCCTGACAGCTCGAAGCCCCGACATCTTCCACGAGATTCGCCTGGCGACCTTCGACGCTCGGGCCTTCATCTTGCCCCAGCATGAGGTCTGCAACTACTTCATCTGGCGCCAGCAGGACTGGAACCGAAACAGCCTCTCCATGCTCGCCCAGAGCCTCTACAGCCACAAGGAGCTGCAGAACAAGGGTCGAGGCGACCAGCACGAGATGTGCTTCCAGAAGGGCTACAACTGGGCCGACCTCAGCTCCCACCTGAAGGATGGGCGGGTGGTCATCAAGCGCCAGGTCGAGAAGGAGTTCGCCAACGAGTTTCTGCCGGGGCAGCCCCCGGGTACCCGGGAAATCGGCACCGTCCTTCGCAGCGAGTGGTACATCCCCGAGGAGACCCCCGTGTTCACGGCTGACCGCGAGTTCGTCGAGAGGCTTGTGAGGCCGGCATGAGCACCACCAGAGACGAGCTGAGGGACCGTGTGGACAGGATGTATGGGCAGCTCAAGGACTACGGCCTTCGTGAGAACTACGGTCTCAATGAGATCAAGGGAATTGCCATCCAGCGGGTTCGTGAGGAGCTGGAGGCGGAGATAGAGAGCCTCATCACTCGGTGGCCCGAAACTGGCGGGACCTACCTGTCACTAGCTACCGCCCGCCTGGCCCTCTTCAACTCGATGTACCGATAGGCGCTTGACAGCCAGAAAGACATGCTGTAGAACACTCCCATGTCCAACGAAACCGCCACCGAGACCGCCGTCATCCAGGAGTTCAAGATTCCTGACGCCAACCTCCACAGCCTCAAGGAGCGCATCGAGAAGCTGTCGAAGAAGGCGGTCAAGCTGGTGGGTCAGCCTATCACCCTGACCGTGGTCAAGACCTTCGATGTCGAGCGCACCAAGCACGACTTCGCCACTGGCAAGCCCTTCGGCACCGGGGTGTTCGACCGCTTCCACACCGTGACCGTCTCGGGCCCCCGCCCCAAGCTGGCCGGCTGGACCTTCGCTGCGGCCCTGGACGTGGTCGATGTTGACGGTGAGCGGGCTGTCATGGTGCGCAACGCCCCTGGCGAGACCATTCCCTCGCACCTCCGCGAGCATGTCGAGGGCTGCGACCACTGCAACACCAGCCGCCGCCGCAAGACCCTGTACGTGCTGAGGAAGACGGAATGACCGACAAGCCTGAGCCCAAATTCATCCATCTGGTGGTCTTCAGCGCCGACTACGAGGGCTACGGGTTCCCTGAGGCCGCCTTCTTGAAGGAGGCCGACGCTGATGCCCTGGCGTCCAAGCTGAACAGAGGGTACAGCCGCCGAAGTAGCAGATACGAGGTTCTTTCCGTGGAGATCAAAGATGGGCTGTGACATTCATCCGTACGTTGAAATCCGCATGGCCGATGGCACCTGGGTTGCGATGGACGCCCCTGAGAGGCTCGATGACCGCACCTACGGCCGCTTTGCCTTCCTGACGGGCGGTGCCGTGCGGAACTACTCTGGCGTGCCCAAGGTGCTCCCAGAGCCCCGTGGCTACCCCGAGGACGGCTCCGATGTCACCAAGGCCCGCATCAAGGGGCTCGTGGACGACTACTACGGTGGGGACTACGGCAACCACAGCGCCTCCTACTTGACGCTCACCGAGCTTCTGGCGGTCGACTACAACCAGAAGTTCGTGGACATGCGTCCAGGCTACCTGGGCCAGAAAGACTTCGTACCAGGTGAGCCCATCACACTCCTGGAGTTCCTGGGCGAGGGCTGGGCTGACATCCTGAAGGAGCTGGTCGACATGACCATGCCCGGAAGCCCTGACGGTTTGCGCATCGTGTTTGACTTTGACAGCTAAGGAGCAGTCATGAGCCGATACCGGATGTCGATTCAGAAGCGCCTCAACAGCAGTGACCTGACCTACGCGACCTTGTACGACCTGGCCAGGCCTGAGGGCCAGCAAATCTGCATGACAGGCCCGGTCGATGATGTCGCCGACCTGCTGTTCAGGCTGATACAAGTCCCTGAATGCACTCTGGAATGTACCCAGGAGCCGGAAATCGTCAACTAGCGCTTGACAGTCGGGAAGGCGTCCTGTAGAACACCACTCATGAACGCAACCAACCCCGAGTTCAAGGTCGTCGGCAGCAACTGCCTCGCAGACTTCCTCGGTCACGCCAACCCCGAGAACGTCGCCAAGCTGTTCGAGTACCTGGCCGACGCCGTTCAGGCCGGCGAGGAGTCGGAAGGCGGCTTCGGTGGTGGCAGCTTCACCCACTTCGGCCTGGAGAACTACCTGGGCTACGTCGCTGCGGTCATCCGCGTCGATGGCTGGATGTCCCGCACCAACGCCCGCAAGTACAACGACGCTGGTGGCTCCACCAACGCCACTGCCGACACCGCCTGGGGCGTCATGATGGCCGTCGCCACCGGCAAGACCCGCGACATCAACCCCAAGTACATCCCCACCAAGGAAGACTTCGCCCGTGGCACCAGCTGCAAGGAGTACATGCAGGTCTTCATGGACGGCGAGATGGAGAAGGGCGAGCTGAACGACTACCTCTACAACCTCAACATCGTCTGCCGCATGGGCGCCATCGACTTCAAGACCTCGGGCATCGCGGCCAGCATCATCGCCACCGCCACCCGCGAGCAGGGCAAGGAAATCGAGCGCAAGAAGTTCTCGAACCTGAAGGAGACCTCGAAGTTCTTCGCCACCGAGGGCGACAAGGTGGTGGTGAAGGCCACCCTCATGATGTCCCGTGAAATCGAGGGCAACTACGGCTGCACCACCATGATGAAGTTCGTCTCTGAGGCCGGCAACGCCCTCACCTGGTTCGCCTCGGGGTCCTTCGCTGAGGGCACCTGGGTCATCGGCAGCGAGTACATCCTGGCCGGCACGGTCAAGAAGAACGAAGAGTACCAGGGCCTGAAGCAGACGGTCCTCACCCGCTGCAACGCGGTCACCCAGGAGTGGGTGGACGCTGAGAAGGCGAAGGCGGAGAAGAAGGCCGCCCGCGCTGCGAAGAAGGCCGCGAAGCTGGCGGCCGTTGACAGCAAGACTTCACCGTAGTACAACCGTAGTGTCGTACCAACCACCCACAAGGAAACAAATGGCTACCTCAAACACCCTGAAGTCCCGCATCACCCGTCTTCTCCCTGCCTACAGCGAGGGAACGACCGTCACGGTCAAGCAGCTCGTGGCACGGCTCAACCGTTCCACCGCCAACCCGCCGGTGGCCAACGCGACCGTGCGTGGCCGTCTCAGCGAGCTGGTCGCTGCTGGTGTCGCGAACAGCGAGGAACGCAGCTCGGGCGTCACTGGCTTCTACTCGGCGACCTAACCATGAGCAAACTTCAGACTGCACTCAGGTCGGGGGCTGAGACCCTGGACTCACTGGCCACGAAGTACGCCATCAAGGTGAAGCCGCACCCTCGGTTTCCCAACCTGGTGCAGCTGAAGTACAATCAGATCGACTCGCCGATGGGCGATCCGCTGGTTCAGGAGTGCCGAGGTATCATCTTCGACACCACCGACTGGCGGATCGTCGCACGGCCGTTCGACAAGTTCTTCAACCAGGGCGAAGGGCACGCTGCTCCCATCGACTGGAAGACCGCTCGGGTCCAAGAGAAGCTGGACGGCTCTCTGATGATTCTGTACCACCATGACGGAGCCTGGCACGTGGCCAGCTCGGGCACCCCTGATGCCGGCGGTGAGGTGAACAATGCACCCGGCACCACTTTCGCCCAGCTCTTCTGGAACACGTGGGACAACCACATGTGGTACGACCCTGCCGACCTGCAGCCCGACCTGACCTACATGTTCGAGCTGCAGACCAAGTACAACCGCGTGGTGGTCAATCACCCGGAACCCAAGCTCGTCCTCATTGGGGTGCGCAACAGGATCTCGGGCGAAGAGTACCCCAGCTCCACCTTTGATGGCCTGTTCCAGGTGGTGCGTGAGTTCCCGATGCACACCCTCGACCAGGTCATGGCCTCGATGGAGCACTTCTCGGGCCTGGAGCAGGAAGGCTATGTGGTGGTCGACGACCACTTCCGCCGCGTGAAAATCAAGCACCCCGCCTACCTCGCCGCCCACCACATGGTCGGCAGCCTGAGCCAGAAGCGTCTGCTGGAAATCGTGCGCCAAGGGGAGACGCCGGAGATTCTGGCCTACTTCCCCGAGTGGACCGTCGAGGCCAATGCCCTGCGAGTCAAGTACGAGGACTTCGTCACCGAGGCCTGCATTGAGTACCAGAAGGTCCGGGACATCCCGGTGCAGAAGGACTTCGCCCTGGCCATCAAGGACTCGCGCCACCGGTCGGCGATGTTCACTCTGCGAGCTGGTAAGGTGGCGAATCTGGGCGAGTTCTATAGAGGCTTGCGCCTGGAATCGCTCTGTGAGATGCTGGGGCTCAAGAAGGAGGAGGCAGATGAGCAAGTCGAAGTTTAAGCTCGACGGGAAGTTCGACCAGGCCGATGGGGTGACTGTGACCATCGACCGTGGCTCCCGCACTTTCGCGGTACGGCCCAGCCGCCGACGCCGGGAGTACGTGCTCCCCTTGCGAGAGGTGGCCGAGATGGTCTTCTTCCGCATCGTGAAGGCTGAGGCAAACCTGAAGTTGGCAACCCGAAAGCGGAGGCGCTAGTGGCCCTGGACGAAAGCTGGCAGCGGTACCCCGAGGCCCGTATCCGCATGCGGGAGCAGGACCTGGCCATCCTCATCAAAGCCCTCAGCAAGGGCGGTGTCTTCATCAGCGGCCAGCCCAGGGTCAGCCTTCTGGAAGACGGCGTCTACATTCAGTTCAGCACCAACGCGGGCACCTATGGGAAGTTGATCGCGTTGCCAATCGACGTTTTCATCCCATGCGAGGTACCACGTGAGCCAGCTGAAGAAGCACCAATTCCAGAAGATCAACCCCAGGAGACACCATGAGTAGTGGGCTCTCCGAGGATATCGAGATGCAGCTCAAGACCCAGGGTGTGGCCAGCTACAAGGTCGACGACGGCGAGGTCTTCGTCTTCCCGACCGCCACCCTGGAGAAGCTACTGGAAGCAAGCAAGAAAGAAGGCAAGGTCATCGTGTTCGTCAAGACGAGGCCAGGCGCATGAAGTTCACCATCACGATGAAAGACCCGGACGGCTTCTATGAGTCGGTGATGGACGCAATCACCGAAGACGTGCGGGGGATCCAAGACCCGGACGAGCGAGAAGCCGTGCGTCAGGTGCGTGAAGAGAAGACTCACGCGCTCCTCAAGCGCTGGTTCGAGTACGCCGAGTACCTGACCGTCGAGATCGACACGGTGGCGGAGACCTGCACTGTGGTGACGAGGAAGCGATGAGCATTGAGACCTGGGAAGAGAAGTACGAGCGGGAGGACCGGGAACGGGAAGCCGCTGCGCGCAAGGCCTGGGAGGCCTACAAGAAGCGCAAGCCCAGCTCCAAGGAGAGGTGGGGCAAGATTCGGGAGTTCACCTTCGATGAGGGCACGAAGGTAACCAGCAAGGCCGTGCTGACCAAGATGACGCGATTCCGCTTCACTGAAGACGGCAAGCTGTACATGTCGAAGCTCACGAACGCTCACCAGCTCTTCCTTGTGGTCAATGGTCCCTTGGAGGGCAAGCGGATCGCCGACGACAACCCGGACTACCTGCTGTTCAATCGGAACGGCAGGCACGGCAAGGAAGTTCCCACATGCGTGTTGGTCCACAGGAGCGCGTTCAAATGAGAGCCGTCACTGTCAAGAAGCTACGCGAAATGCTCGCTAACGTCAGTGATGACGCCTTGCTCGTGGTGCCAGGGCAAGACCACAACTACCGCGTGGCCGACGTCCACGCCACGACTGCTATTCGCTCGAAGTATGGCCTTGAAGAGGACTTCAAGACCAACCTTGAGGAGTTCGAGACCCGCATCGAGGTTCTGCTGGTGACTTGACAGCAGTCGACTGGCCCATGTACAACACGCACATGAACCTCCTCGCCCGCTGGACCGTCAAAGAGACGAACAAAGGAATTTCCGTGGTTTACGAGAATCTCGAACGAGGCATCACCTTCGACTGCGGCATCTGCCGCAAGGACACTCTCCCCGAGCTTCTCCTGGAGTTCATCATGTCGGAGGGCGACCCAGGCGACCTCGTGTACTGGGGCAATCAGCCGCCATTCCAGGTGATGGCGGGAGGTGTGGCATGAGCATGGTTCGAGCGCCAGTCGTCAACGGAGACCAGCTCCAGGCACTTCGCAGCCTGCTCAAGCTCGACTTCACCCGCTGCGTACGGAACACCCTGACAAAGGGCGGGGGCATCGCCCAGCAGTGTATGAGCATCCTCCAGCTCACCGAGCTTATGGAGCAGGCGGAGCAGCCCCTGATTGTCGTCGCAGCCATCATGCAGTTCAACGGCCTGCCCACAGCGATGCTTCCTCTCGACTCGGTGAGATTCAATCTCTTTACCCGGCTCCTGGACACCCCGCTGGGTACGTCCGACTTCCCAGGCCTCACTGAAGAGCAGCTGGAGCCAGTTCTCGCGCCCATGAGGGGCTACATCGAGGAATTGAAGAAGATCTTCGAGTCATCCGCGCATCTCGACGAAGAGGCTCTCCGGCAGCGAATGAAGACTTCCACCCCCAAGACCGGTATGATGAACTGATGGACCACAACTTGACAGTGACGGACCTTCGCAGCTTCTGCACTGTCTGCGGTGCCCGTGTAACTCTCGCAGCAGTCCTGGCCGGCAAAGTCGGGGGCTGCCCAGGTGTGGCCGTCCCAGGTACCAACATGAGGTACTATGGCGTGCAGAAGGTCGGTGTCCCCCGCAAGAATGTCCTCATCGACGACCTGAGCGGCAAGTGTGAGTGCGGGGCCAAGAAGACGGGAATCAAAGACTACAAGCCGGGCCATAGCAGCTGGTGCCCAGTAAAGGAACCATGATTCAATTCATCACGAGAAAGAGGAAGCCGGTCGTCGACTGGTGCTTCAGCTGTGGCAGGGCCTTCCTGCTCGTCAACGGCTGCGCCATCGTCATGGAGGGAGACAAACTCCGCGACGACGACCTGGCGAAGGTGGGCGAGAAGCTCATTCGCAAGAAGTGGAAGGACGAGCCGGCCGTGCTCGCCAGCTACCGCCTCGATGAAGGCGGGCTGACCGTCTGGACCGAGGACCTCATCAAGTACGTGGCCGCCAAAGCCAACGGTGGGAAGCTCCCCTAATGCCAGCGACGAAGTTCAGCGTCTACGCCGATGGGTCCTCGAACGGCAACAGCACCGGGGCCATTGGCTGGGGCTGGGTGGTCCTGATGGACGACAGAGTGCTCTGTGCGGGTTCTGGCGGGGCTCCAGTGGGCACAAACAATGTGGCCGAGCTGATGGGTGCCAGGGAGGGTCTGCGTGCCCTATTGAGCCACCCAGAGTTCGAGGCGATGGCTGGAAAGGTCTACAGCATCGAGCTGGTCAGCGACAGCCAGTACGTCCTGGGCCTGGCCAATGGGGCCTTCAGTGCCACCAAGAACGTCGCCCTGGCCACCCACGTAAGGGAGATCTGCTCCAGGGCCATCGTTTCGACGCGCTGGGTCAGGGGTCACGACGGACATCCCATCAATGAGATGTGCGACAAGCTGGCGAAACATGGGAAGTACCAGTACGCGCCCCCGAAGAAGACCAATCGCGGGGCCAGGCGGCGACAGCGTCGAAAGCTTGTTGACAAGGACCCAACCGACCTGTAGAGTGCCTCCCATGAACGCAACCAACTGGGAAGTCGAAGCCGCCTCTGACGTCTACGACGCCGGGACCAACGAAGACGGTGAGATGATGGAAGGGCTCAGCTTCTACCTGGTCGCCACGGCCCCTAACGGTCGTCGGTTCGTCCACAGCAAGCGCTTCAACTCCCCCTCGCGTAACCGGTTGGAGCAGGCCAAGTCGGACATCCGCTACCTCCTGGCTCGGGTGAAGGTCGCCCAGGCGATGGGCAACTGGGCTGGCCCGGTCGGCAACGCCCACTGGAACGAGGTCGATCCCGCGTACGGCTCCGAGGCCTACGCTGCGAACTGGGTGGCCATCGAGGCCGACCGGAAGGAACTGGAGAACCGATGAACACCGACGACTACCGAAACGCCCCAGACGGTCTGGGGCCACTGGCGACTGAATGGAAGGACAAGCCCCACCGGCTAATCTACGACCTGGTCGCCGAAGTCGAGCGGCTGAGGGAGGCCGTCAAGTGGGGAGACAAATTTCTGCACGAGCGCGACGCGCTGAAGGTGGAGGTCGAGCGCTACAAGGCCATCCGTGATCGCGGTTACCCCAACAAGTCATGGGACACACTGATTCTGCAGTTGGGTGACGCCGAAAAAGAACGCAACGAGGCGCTTGCTGAGGTGGAGCGCCTACAGAAGCTTCTCTGGCTGCGCCATGACCCCAATCACTTCTCCATCCTGTACGGGGACGACGGTGAGATGCAGTGTAGCGCGTGTTTGATTGACTTCAAGCGCATGGACGCCGAGAAAATCGAAGCCATCTGGCAAGACCGGGCGCTTCGCAAGTTGGCAGAGAAGCAAGCCAAGAACGACCAGCTGTTGGAGCAAATCAACAACTCGCCGAGAAGCGTCAAGCTGGTCTGCCAGGACTGCGGAGCCACCGACAACACGGTCAAGGAAGGGTTCTGCCCGTTCGCTTCCGATGTTCACAACCGGGACGTTCCCGTGGTACTGTGCAGAGGCTGCTTCCGAGAAAGGGCCTACGACATATGAGCGCTCAGCCGACCAACGAGGAGTGCGCGGACATGTTCCGCGTCATGATGGGTGAGATGATGCGGATGCACCCGCACTACCTCAAGCTCAAGTACAAGTTCGAGGGGCTCCAGCGCCACCTCCAGAACAACCCGGGTGGCAGAAGGACCAAACCGGACATCGAGCTGATCCGCCACTACGTGAATGAGATGGCGGAAGAGTTCAGGAGCGCCGAATGAAGAAGGTCATCATCATGCGAGGTGTGCCAGGCTCGGGCAAGACCACCTGGATCGCCAACAACGCCCCCGGGGCGGTGGTCTGCAGCGCCGACCACTTCTTTCAGAAGCCCGACGGCTACCACTTCGAGGCGGGCAAGCTGGGCGAAGCTCATCAGGCCTGCCAAATCAAATTCATGCTCAGCATGGGCGCACCGCTCATCGTGGTCGACAACTGCAACCTGACCGCCCGCGACATGCGGTACTACGTTGACATCGCCCTCGCCCACGGCTACGATGTGGAAATTCGCACCTTGACCACGCCTCCTGAGGTGGCAATGGCCAGGCAGCTTCACGGTGTACCTGCAGAGCACTACAAGAAGTTGATTCAACGTTTCAACAATCCCCTGCCAGTCGAGTGGCAGCAATACGAGGTGAAGTCATGACGCTGAACGACGCAGTGATTTTCATTGATGAGCAGTTTGGCAAGGGCTACGCAGCCAGAAACCCAGGGCTGGTAGGGGCCATGCTTCAAGAGTCGGCCCTGAGGAACATCGCAGACAGCATCGACACTCTCGTCTCCTGTCTGGGTGAGATCAACGCAACGGCGCATCCAGGCAACGACATTGCTCTTGCTATCGATCGCCTGGCTGATGTGGTCGAGGCCGCCGATGAGTAAGGTTTCGCCGGCTGCAACAGACGAATGGCAACGCATGATTGAGCAGGTGTTCGACCTCACCATCACTGAGGGCGACGGCTACTTCCGGAAGCTCCACGTCCATCGCCCCGCCTGGGTGCTGGTGCCATGCGCCGCATACGTACCAAGCGCCAAGTCTTCGTACGAGCTGCGCAACGAGGTCCTCACCCCGATGATTTTTCAGCAAAAGTCAGACGTCCAGGGGATTTGCCTTTTGCTTGACGAGAGGTCGATGCTGCTCAAGCCCGACCAGGAGCTGGGAGTCAACGCCACCGTCGTCGTCGGCTGGGACAACGGAGTGGTGGTGACCCGCGAGCTGGAAGTGTACGACGGAGCCCCCAAGCTTAGGAAGCTGAACAAGAAGACCGTCGAGAAGTTCAACGTGCTGGCCACCGGCAACAGCTACCACTTCTACGCCAAGGGCAGGGCGAAGCTCGAAGACGTCCAGAGCCAGGTGGATGATGACTGGCTCACCTTCCGACGCATGGGGGCTGGTTACATTCGGGTGACCAGCAACGCGAAGAGCCCCATCGTTCGAGCTGAACTCCACTCCATGGACCCTGACCATGGCTTCTAAGAAGACGACAGTGTGGCTGGTGAGCACCGATGATGGCTGGTCGGGCATCTACATTGACGGCAAGCGGGTACATGAGAACCACGGCATCTCCATCCGCGACTTCATGGACCACCTGCAGTCCGCTGGGTTGGCGAAGGACGTCGACTTCAAGGATGGCTACCTGCAGGGCGAGGAAGCGAACACCATCATGGAGGACCTCGGCGGCCTTCCCGACGACTTCAAGAACATCGAGGACAACGTCTCATGAGCGACGGGCTGGAGTTCAAGGATAAGGCCGGGCGACTCGTCTCCACCGGCGACCTCATTATCTACAGCGTCAGCTACGGGCGCTCGCCAGGCTTGAGCTACGGCAAGGTCCTGGAGGTGGTCACGGCCAAGGGCGGCTATTCCAAGGGCAAGGTGAAGGTCCGTGTCCATGGCGTCGACAGGCCCTGGGGTAGCGTTCGGGTCAACACCAAGCCCGGCTTCCTGGAGTACAGCGAGCGGTTGCTGCTTGTCGATCGCGATGACGTTCCAGAGGACATCCTGGCCAAGTTGGACCAGCTGGAGCCCGTCTACCAGCCCTCCTGCACCTGCGAGGCCTGGTACACTGCCCATGCCCGTGAGTGCCCCCAGTACAAGGAGAACCCATGAACATCGAAGACGCGATGCGCTACGACGAGTACTACCGCCTCAAGGAGCTGAGCGACGACCCGGACGTGGGCACGAGGCTTCAGATGCTCATTGAGTCTGAGCAGGTCCTCAATACAATCAAGAAGCTCATCATGAAGGTAAACAGGGAAGAGGGCCTCCAGGCGGCCAAGTGGTATCTTCTCCACGTGTACAGGAGCCACAAGTGACCGAAGAGGAAATCCTCATCACGAAGGTCTACATTCGGAGGGTGCTCTCTGAACGCATGGAGAAGTCCTTCGTGGGCCAGTCCATGTCCGAGGTCACAACCCACGTCGTGAAGGCCTATCTCGAAGGCGTCCTGAAGGACCTCCTGCTCCAGGGGACCCTCCCTTCAGTTGTCGAGCTTGTTGAGTGGAATGTTCGGTTCGAGGGCAACACGATGCACGTCGTCATGGAGCCCAAGAAGGGTTTGGACGACTACGACCACCGCCGGGCTGTGAACTTCCTCTTCAACCAGGGGGACGACTGATGCGCGGTACCCCCATGACCACGACGTTGCCACCGGCCGACCATGCCTACATCGAGGGCCTTGCCAGGGCCCTGGGCCAGAGCGTATCATCGGTCTTGGCTGAAATCATCCACAAGCACATCGAAGCCGAAGAAGCACGTCTCACCAAACCCGCATCACCAAGGAAGCGCAAATGACCAAGACCCAGATGTTCCTCGTTGCCATCATCACAGTCGCAGCAACCGTCCTCATCAACACCTTCATCCTCCAGGCCTGCTGGAACTACTTCGTGCCGGCCGTGTTCAGCACGGTGCCCCAGATTACATTCTTCCAGGCGATGGTATTGGCCATCGGCGTCCGAAGCCTGGCCGGTGCCAACGGCGTCTCCTTCAACAAGGAGAAGAAGTCGTGAGGGGCCAGCTGACCAAGCTCCAAAAGGGGGAGAAGGCGGGCACCACGCGCACCGACACCGTCTTGGGCGACTTCGACTTTGACCCCGAGGAGGGCCATAGCTTCGGTATCATCGGGGAGCCCATTGACCCAGGAGCCTCTTTCAGGCTCTTCACTACCAGCCGAGTGAAGAAGGTCGAGAAGACTGACACCGGCTTCAAGTTCACCACCGAGACTGGCAGCGTCTACCAGCTCGACGTGCTTCCTGAGGCCCAGGCGTGAAGCCCGGCGAGATTTGGGGGTACTACAACCCCGCAACCGGCAAGAGGTATGGCGTGAGGGTTACCGACTACTTTCCACCTATGGGTGAGAGCAAGGACCATATCGTCTGGGCTGACAACGTGAAGGACCCGGGTCTTCACTACGGGTTCAACGTGACGGCCGATGGCATCCCGAGGTTGAAGGACGGCACAGCTTCACCACACTGGAAGTTGATCGAGGAGGCATCAAGTGGAACTGTCAAACGATGATGGTATTCTGGTATTCATGGGCATTGCCCTGCTGGTCATTTCTCTCGTGGTCACGGGTGTGGGCTTCTACCACTACGGCTACTACGAAGGTAAGGCAGTGGTGTTGGAGAGCCTCCGACCCAAGCCGGAGCCGGCCCAGTGAAAGTCCTGGTCTGCGGTTCCCGTGACATGCCCTGGGATGAACAAAACCTGGTCCTGAACGTGCTCCGCGACCTCGACGTCAAGCCCACCCTCATCATCGAGGGTGGCGCTCGTGGTGCAGACCGAATTGCCAAGGTCATCGCCATCTTCATGGGTATCCCGGTGCAGGAGTTTCCAGCCGACTGGAAGACCTACGGCAAGAAGGCGGGACACCTCCGCAACCAGCAGATGCTTGACGAGAACCCCGACCTGGTGATAGCCTTCCATCCTTCAACAGGCATCACGCCTGGAACCCGCGACATGGTCACCAGGGCTCAGGCGAAGGGTACGCCTGTGCAGATTCACACCTACGAGGTCAAGCCATGAGTCAGGTCATAGTTACAGCCATTCCAGAAGAACATCGACCACGGCCCGATGACGCCCTGGCGATCACCATTGGTATGCAGGTGGTGCTTACCTCTCTCGAAGACGCCAAGAAGCTCCGTGACGCACTGTGCATCATGCTTGGTCGCCCAGGGAAGGCAGGCAAGCCATGAGCTACATCGTCAGACCCAAAGGAATGCCGGGGTACTACTTCTGCGGCCCCTGTATTGGATTCTCTCTGATTGAGGAGTCTGCCGTCAGGTACGTCTCTTTGTCGGTGGCCAAGCGGGCAGCGAGGCTCATCCAGGCTCAAATGCGAAAGACGCACCCTAAGCGCAGAGCCCTTGTTGCAGAGAGGTTGTCGTGAACTGGTGCAACGACGTTCAGTTTCCCAAGCGCTACAAGCCGCTTCCACCGGGCTACAGGATCATCCAGCTGGACTCCGGCCACTTCCTATGGGTGTACGCCGCCGATGGAGACTTCGACAACAGCAACGTTGAGGGCCCCATCTGCTGGGACCGCTTCTGGGTTCGACGCTGCGCCTTCGCTCACTACGAGGAGAACAAGAAATGAACAAGTTCATCCTCTGGCTCAGCTTTGGTCAGCTCGAAGTCTGGAAGGACTCAAGCGTCGTCAGGGGCGAGGCTCACGTCTACACCCAGCAAGGGAACCAGCACACCATCTGGACGCCCCAGTCCATGGCCGAGGTGCAAAGCTCTTGCGATGCTGTTCGGAGCTTGGGTGAGGAGCCATTTGGTCTGGCCATGAACCCGGTCGAACACGACATCCTGAAGAGCACGGTCATCCAAGTTGAACTGCCGAAGAAGGTGTGCGAATGCGGATCGGCCAAGGCCAAGCTGCCCTTCCACAGCAGCTGGTGCCCTGCAAAATGACTCACCTACTGGCCGCATTCCTGTCTGGTGTGGCCGTAGACGTCCTGGCGACACTCGTGTTTCACTACACCAACAAGAACAAGGCGGTGATGGCCGCAAGCGTGAACGTGGTCCTGACCGCCTGCGTGCTGTACATCTTCGTGGACGTGAGCAAAGACCCGATGCAGGCGATTCCCTACTTGATTGGCATCTGGGTTGGTGGCATACTCGGCATCGCACTCAAGAAACACCTGGAGAAGCCATGAACCTCTACTACCTGAGCCAGGACGATGAGCGGGGCTACGACACCTACGACAGCTGCATCGTGGCTGCTGAAACGGAGGAGGAGGCTCGATTGATTCGCCCCGGTTACGGAGACTGGGGCGAGCGTTACGGGACCTGGGCCAGGAAGCCCGAGTATGTGAAGGTCGAGCTGATCGGCACGGCTGTCAAAGGCACCAGGGCCGGGGTTGTGCTGGCGTCGTTCAACGCGGGGTAGCCATGGCCAAGTGGACCTTCGGGCTGGACATCTTCACGCCCGTCGAGGGCAAGCCGCACACCTCCAAGGTCACCACCTTGGAAGCCGAGGGTGCCACAGCTGAAGAGGCCTACGAGAAGATCAAAGACCAGATTCCAGCAGGCCACAAGATGTGGTACTGTTTCAGCGACGAGAGAGGAACTGACGAGGACCCATGAAAGCAAAAACAATCAAAGACGACAACAGAATTATTAGCATTGCACCCGCTGCCCCAGGTACCGTCGCCGTATATGCCTGCGACGAAGGAGAGCCAGACTTCGAAACCCCCGTCCTCGCTTGGGGTGTCGTGGACAGGATCGAAGATGGCTTCAACTATACGTCGGTGGTTCCGTTGGAGTTTGACGGAGACACCAATACCCTGGTGGACTGCGGAGATTGCGACAACTACTTAGGGGTCAGAGGTGGGCCTCTTGGAGACAATCGTATGTCGATTGAAAACAATCGACATCGTTACAAGGAGCGCCGTGAAAAAGCTCGCGTTGCCTGACCTGACCAAAGACCGCAAGGACATCGACTGGCTCTGGCCCAGGACCTTGTTCCTGACCGCCCATGGCTCCCACGCCTACGGCACCAACCTGCCCACCAGCGACCGCGACTACAAGGGCTTCGCTGTGCCGCCCAAGCAGTATTTCCTGGGCTTCGCCAAGCGCTTCGAGCAGGCTGAGTTCAAGGGCGACCCGGACATGGTCGTCTACGGCATCCAGAAGTTTTTCAAGCTGGCCGCCGACTGCAACCCGAGCATCATCGAGGTGCTGTTCACCGACCAGGCCGACCACCAGATTGTCCACCCGCTGGCCATCCCCATCCTTCAGAAGCGCGACCTCTTCATCAGCAAGAAGGCCAAGCACACCTTCTCGGGATATGCGGTCAGCCAGCTGAAGAAGATTCGCTCCCACAAGCGATGGATCGACGATGCACCTCAAAGGCCGCCCGAAAGGGCTGTTTTTGGCCTCCCAGACTGCCCGCTGATTCCCAAGAACCAGCTCGACGCCGTCCAGGCTGCCATCAGGAAGCAGGTGGAGCACTGGGACGTCGACCTGGGCCACCTGGATGACGCTGCACGCATCGACCTGATGGGCCACATCACCGCAAACCTCGCTGAGCAGGGCGTTCTGAAGGAGAACCAGTGGATTCTGGCCGGCAAGAAGCTCGGCCTGGACGACAATTTCATCGACCTGATGGACCGTGAGCGTCGCTTCAACACCGCCATCGCTGAATGGCGCTCCTACCTGACCTGGCTGGAGAGCCGGAACGCCGCCAGAAGCGAACTGGAGCGCAAGTGGGGCTACGACACCAAGCACGGCATGCACCTCATCCGCCTCATGCGCATGTGCCGGGAGATTCTGGAGGGCAAGGGGGTGCTGGTGAAGCGCCCAGACGCTGAGGAGCTGTTGGAAATCCGCAACGGGCTCTGGACCTACGACCAGCTGCTGGAGTGGGCTGACCGACAGGATGCAGAGCTGGAGGCGATGTACAAGACCTCGAAGCTTCCCAACAGCCCGCCGGTGATGGAGCTTGACAAACTGCTGGTGGAGACGGTAGAGTCGATGCTATGACCGACTCCTACTATCACGCAGCTTCCGCTTGCCCCGAGGTCGAAGCTCTCGTGCTTCTTGACGTGGCCAAGCGCTACCCGGGCCAGCGAAAGGGCCTGATGGCAGCTTCCGCCCTGGGTGTGTTTGGTCGAGACCTGGGCCAGGAGCGCCTCATGTTGACCTACATCGACAGTCTGGTGGCCACGAAGCTGCTCTATCGCCACAACTTCGGCTACCACCTGACCCCGTCGGGCATCGAGCACCTGGAGCAGCTGAAGAGCAACCTGCGCGGACCCTTGATGAGGGCCTTGTCATGATGGAGTTCCTAGCCAGGCTGGGCGAGAGCATCCTGTGGACTATCCTCATCATCGTGATACTTTTGCTTATCGTGACCAACCGAGCTGACAAAGAATGAGCGCCGCCACGCCTTGGGACGATCTACAGAGAGTTCTGATGAGCGGTAGCGATGACCCCGGAGAAAATATGAGCGACGAAGTTGACCCGAATGGACCCTGGTGGAAGGCTGGTCGTCTTCCACCCCTCGATAGCCACTACAGCACCTCTTGGGCCGGCATCGGCCTGGCTATTCAAGCCCTTCACGGTGGCAAGGGCTACACGGAGAAGAACCACACTGGAAGCATCAAGGACGGCGATTCGCTGGCCGAGTTTCTCAAGCGCTTCGCCGACGCATTCCCCACCCTGCGCCAGCTGAAGTTCGACAAGGCCCAGCACAAGGCTTCTGAGACCCAGATTCAGTACGTCGTCGACCACGGTGCCGTGTCAATCGACCACGACGGTGATGTGAAGACGGAAATGCACGCGGTCAGCCGCGACCTGGAATTCTTGGAAGCCGTCTCCAGGTTCTTCGCCGAGAACACCACCACCTCCATCCCCAAGGGCCGAGTCCACGTGCTCATCACCACCAGCACCGGGCCGGAGTTCAAGTCCATGGGTGTCGGTGGCCAGAAGCTGGAGCGTGGCAACTACGAGGACGACGTGCTGGCCGGTTACGACCGCATCGTGAGAGACCTGCAGGCAGCCACGCCAGCTGGCAGGGTTGCCATCCTGGATGGCAAGCCGGGAACCGGCAAGACCTTCCTCGTGCGTGGCATCCTGGACGACGTGAAGGACGTCATCTTCGTCATCGTTCCCGCCAACCTGATTCAGGAGCTGGCTCAGCCCGGGATGATTCCCGCCCTGGTCGGTCTGCATCAGAGCCGTGGTGACAAGCCGATGGTCTTCATCATCGAGGACGCCGACGAGGTCCTGGCTCCACGCGCTGGCGACAACATGTCCTCGGTCTCGGCCATCCTGAACCTGGGCGACGGCATTCTGGGCCAGCTGCTGGACGTGCGCATCGTGGCCACCACCAATGCCCACCGCCAGGACGTAGATGAGGCCATCAAGCGCCCTGGTCGTCTCTCGGCCATGGTTCACGTCGGTCCTTTGGGTGCGGAGAAGGCTGGCGAAGTCTACACCCGTCTGACGGGCAAGCCGGCACGCATCTACCCCGACATGTCGAATCCGCTGGAGTCGACCTCCATGTTCAAGGGAAAGACGTCCTTGGCTGAGGTCTACCAGATTTGTCGTGATTCGGGCTGGACTCCCGCACCGAAAGAGCGTAAGCTCGGCTTCTCAACCAACGAGGAAGACGACGACTATGACTACTAAGTACCTCGATGCCGTAACTAAGCTGCATTCGAGCGGCTACCCGCATCTGGCCTCAGCGGCCATCGCCCACTACGAGCGCCTGGCTTCAGGCATGTCTGCTGAGCACCGCTGCCGCGTGTCGGAGATGTTCGACGAGGTGCTGGAGACGGCGCTGAACCGCCGGGAAGAAATCACGAGCGAGGACATTCTCCTCAGCCCCGACTTCGTGGCGATCCGCGCATTGGCTCGGGTGCTACAGGACCTGAAGCTCGTGGAGCCGGTGCTGGAGATGACCGAGCTGGACGTGCTTCATGGCCAGTTCGTGGAAGAGGTTAAGCCACCACCGCCGCCCATCGACATCGTCTTCGACGACCTGGAGATTCTCTCGGAAGGTGACGAACCGCTCGCGAACCTCGTGCCGCAGAAGACGCAGCGCCAGTACAGGATTGACCCGCCAGTGCTCTACCCTACTCCGGGAAAGAAGCCCAGTCACCGCTTGCCTTGATGCGGTCCTGAAGCTCGCCCAGAGGTGCTGCCAAGGTCAGCTGTGAGTACTCGCGGCTACCTCGCACGAGAAGGCCAATCACTTCGCCTTCGCTGTTGTAGACGGGTCCGCCGCTGTTACCACCCCAAGCGGGGGCGCTCAGCAGGATCCACCCGTTCAACCAGCCTGACACGTAGCCCGTAGTGATGAGCCCCGGGTAGACGCCGAGCGGGTGACCGCTGATGTAGATTTGCTCCTGCCGCTGAGGCACTGCGTCGGCCAGCTCGGCCTGTACGCCCAGGTCGCACGAGGCAACTCCGGTCGCCACGTCATCGGGACCATACCCGCCCAAAAGGATAGGAGTCAAGCCACACTGCCGACCGTTGCTGTCCTTGGCCGTGAAGATGACCGCCGTGACGATACTGCCGTCGTCCAGCTCAGTGCCAGGACCCACGTCGAGGCAGTGGTGTGCTGTTGCAATCAGCGAGAGAGGCTTTCGCACGATTCCACCCGACTTGTCAACAACCACACCTGAACAAGCCATCTGCAGAACCACGTCTTCGCCATCGTTGAGGTCGGGCTGGGCCCCGAGGGCGCGGCTGAGCAGCTCAATGAAGCTGGGCCTCTTGACAGCGAGGGTGATTTCGAGGTGTACTGTCTGGTCCTGCATGTCACGTCTTATGCTGGCTTCTTGCTCCTGGACCTGCTGTCTGACTGTGGCACAGCTGAGGCTCAGAGCGAGCAGGGCAACCAGTAGGGTCCGGAGAAGGCGCATATGTCTTAGATTATGTGCCAGAAGAGCAATCTACTTCTCATGGAAGCCTGGCTGATAGAGAAAATCGAGGCGGAGCGAAAAGAGCGAGAGCGCCGTGAGGCAGAGCGCCCGCGAGTCGAAATCCCCAGCTTGCCGCCTCCTAAGGTCCCGAATCCTTAGGGTGTTGACATGGGATCGGTGTTGATGTACAACACTACCCATGAACGAGACCACTCGCACCCTCCTCCTGAAGACCCGCAAGCAGGCGACCTCGGCCTTCACGGCCAAGCAGTGGTTCGAAGTCCTCACCGCCCTCGGCTTCGTTGTCGAGATGATCAAGCAGGGCTCTTCGCTGGTCGAGTTCACCGTGAACGGCCCCCAGGGTGGAGTTCTCACTCTCGTCAAGCGCCCTGGCTACAAGCGCATCGTGTTCTACGATGTGGCCACCTGGGCCAAGGGCATCAACTTGGACCTGGTCGAGCTGTCCTCCAAGGCCCTGGGTCTGGAGACCCCCGACGTGGAGAAGAAGCTCAAGGACCTGTACGTGCGCGACCTGACCAACACGGGCACCTGCGCCATCTGCGAGGGCAACTACAAGCGGGACGGGGTCAATATCGGTCACCACGGCTTCCAGCGCCCTGGCGATGGCATGCTGCACGGCAGCTGCTTCGGGGTTGGGTTCCTCCCCTTCGAGTGCAGCCCTAACGCCTGCGAGGCCTACCTGGTCCAGCTGAATAAGGCCCTCAAGAACGCTCACGAGGCCCTGGAGAACCTGCCCAAGAGCCAGACCCTGACCCGCAAAGACTCGAAGTACGACTACGCTTCGGGCCGCACCATCGTGACCTTCGTGGAGGTCTCCCGGGCCACCGATTCCACCGAGTTCGAGCGCCTCCTGAAGTCGGAAATCTACCAGGTGACGCGCCGCGTCGAGGCCCTGAACTTCGACATCAAGCACTTCACCGCGAAGGTCGCCAACTGGAAGCCCGACGAGCTGCCCGAAGTGAAGCACGCTGGGAAGTTCGCGAAGGCCTCTTGACAGAGGCCTGAGGTTCGAGGTAGAAGAGGTCCATGAAAACTTACATCGTGTACGTGGACGGGATCGAAGCTGGGATGATCAAGGCGCGTAGCCACAATGTGGCCGAGTGGAAGGCCCAGGCGAAGTACCCCGGCCGTCAGGTCTCGGTCGAGTACACCGAGGTCTAGGGCTCAGGAGGCAACGGGAGAGCTACGGATAGCTCTTCGGCCGCCTTGTCTGCCTCATGGTCGGTACAGGCCACCCACATCCAACTCCGTGAGTAATTGATGACGATAAAGGTGGGCTTCTCGGTACAGCCCTCCTTCTCGCACTGCTCGGAGCTAAATCGCATTACGGGTCCTCGGGTTGCTCAGGGGGCAGCGGCAGAGCCTGGGCGACTGTGCCTTCAGGCCTTGTGTATTTGTGAACCTCACACCTCTTCGAGAGGGTGATGGAGCCTGGTGTCGCAGGGAGGATCGTCGTCAGAAAAACGGCGTCGGCAGTGCAGCCTTCGTGTTCACATTGTACTGGCATGGTTAGTCCTCATCTGGTACTTTAGGGCCGCCCGGAGGTGGCTTGGGCTTGGCCGGCTTGGGCTCAGGCTCTGCGGCTGGCGCCACCTTACCTACGACCCACTTGTTGGCGATGTTACCGGTGAGGTAAGCAGCGGCGATGAACTCCAGCACGCCCGTGAACCCGTCAAAGAGGGACTTCATCTCCGGGAACTTCGATGCGGCCAGCAAGGTGTAGACGAAGGCCAGCAGGACGCAGCCAACCGAGAACCAAAGCTTCTTGCTGCTGATGGACTCTCTCATTACTCGCCCCAGAACTTCAGAAGGGCGGTAATCAGTTGCTTGCCGCCCCAGCCACCACCGCCGAGACCGGCAATGACGCCCCCGACCTTCAAGGCGTTGATGATGAACTTGGTGCGTTGGAGCTTGATTTGGGCCTCGACCTCTTTGGGGAGTGCCTCTACAATCTTCTTTGTTTCCAGATCGATCTTCTGCTCAAGGAGATTTGAGCGCTTGACGTGCTCGTCGAGGATGTCTTGCTGTTTGACAAGAGTCGTCGACATTCCGTCCATGCGGTCGTCCAACTTGTCAAGCTTCCCGTCGATGCGGGTCAGCGTGTTGACAATCAGCATCTCTTCAAGTCCTGCGGAGTCTTTGGGCATGGGCGATGTCCTGTGCCTAAAAGATTGCGAGCCTCATAGCTTGTATGAGTGGGCGCACCAGACGCAAAACGTCATGAAGTAGTGAGATGCGGGCTGCCTGGAGTCCTTCGGGTGCTTGTAGTCCCGTCGGATGACGTACTCGGCTGGAAGCTCACGAAAACTGCGACCGCAGAGGTAGCAAGAGGCTGTATTCCCTGTGGGTTCTACCTGGGTCTCAAGGTCCCACTGGTCCGGAGTCTCCTCCGTCTTCGGAGTCTGTTCCAAGCCCGCCCAGTTCCCCAGGTCCATCGAAGCCCATCTCTCGTTGCTCATCATTCTCTCCCAGGTCCGCCAGTAGGGCCTCAAGGGCCTGGTCGGCTCCCTTGAAGATTCGGACACCCTCCATGCCCAGGAACCGGCTCGGCATGCCGTAGATGCTCTTGACGGCGTACACGGCCTTCCCAAGGGCAATGGCGATGCCCAGCTCGGTGGAGATCTCCACCAGCTCCTCCTTGGTCCCAGCGTAGACCAAGAGCACCGCTTCACAGCCCAGGATTTCGTCGTAGATCTCCTGACAGGTCATCTCGGGGGCAATCAGGTGCGCGTCCACCCCCGACATGCTCAGGGTGGCTCCAATCGCCTCCAGGTCCTCGCTGTGAGGTCCTGTGACGTAGACGGTCACGGCTTCCACCGCCACAGCTGCCACAAAGCCTTGAGCGTGTTGAGGTCCTTCTCACCTTTGGCCTGGTTGGCCATGTGGGTCTCCTCGCACGTCCTGAGGTGCAGAATCATCCGAAAGTAGGCCATCTTCCGGGTGCTACCGCTGCACTCCTTACCGCAGGCTTTACAGTCCAAGCTGTGCGTGATAGAGATGGTGCCGATAATGCTCATTGGACCTCTTCGCCTGCTTCGTCTGGGTCAAAGTCGGGGACCACGAGGTAGGGCTCGACAATCTGCCGGCGGCCATCGCGGATGTACCAGCGCTCCAGAACGCCCTCACTAGAGCCCAGTTCGGCGGGCTCGGTGATGTCTGCACTGAAGATGAGGTCAGGAAAGTCCCGGCTCAGGTCGGCAATCCACTTGGCGTACAGAGGAAGGTTCTCCTCCAGCGCCTCAACCCCTGACTCAAAGGCCTGTGCCAGGAAGACGTCTTCCTCGCTGAACTCGGTCGTATCTTCAATCCGAGCCGACATATCCCCTAGCTCTTCGGCGAGCAACTGGGCCTGGTTGGGATGATCGAAGCTGTTCTGGACTTCCAGATTCAGGATGAAGGGGTACATGGGATTGCGGGTTCCTTTTCGGTTCACTTGGTTTTCTTTACAATCTTGACGGTAGCACCGCCAATGGTAAAAGGCAAGGCCTGCATGGCCATGCCGTACTGATTCTGGGGCACACGAATCTCCACCCCTGGCCCAGAGTCGGTGATGGTTAGGACGTACTCGGCTTCGATACCAATCGCTTCAAGGATGAGTCTGGCCCCTCCCTTGGTCTTCAGGGCTTCCCGGAAGGCTTCGGACGGAGGTGGCTTGCTCATGAAAGGACCATAAAGCAAAACGGGCCCTGGCGCAATACCAGAGCCCGTCGTTGTGAACTCACATGAAGTTCAAGGTGTTACGGAAGAACTGCGGCCGTGGGCAACTCGTCGTTGACCTTGGTCTCATCGTCCATCTTGAGGCCGATGAAGGTGATCTGCACTTCAGACGGCTGGCGGTTGGCCAGGGTCGTGTTGTAGCTCACAGGGCGGCACCGGTGGAACTTCGCGATGGGCTTGCCTGCCGGGTCGGTGTCCAGACGGTCGAACACGGTGATTTCGATGTACTCGTGGCGCAGCAGCTCGCTCAGGCTGGGCATTGCCGCCTCAGCATGGGGGCCGTGGTCGATGACTCGCCAACCAGAAGCGGTGATGTTGATGGCGTCCTGGGCGGTGTACACCGTCTCCACGGGGCCATAGGCACCGAGGATGAAGATGGGGTCGGCCGTGAACGTCTGCCCGTAGCTGATGTTGTTGAAGATGCCGACGGGCTTACCCGCCACTGACACCTTCGCTCGGGCCCCGGTCATTACTTTTGCTGGCATGTTCTGTCTCTCCTGTGAAACTGGTGGCTTACGCCGTCTGCGTGACCTGGCTGACCAGGAAGCTGATGGGGATGAAGTAGATGGCGCCTGCGAGCTTGACTTCGAGGCTGACCACCATGGCCGGGCCGCTGATCTGCACTGACAGGTTCTTGAAGCCCTTGGGAGCGTCGTCGCTGGGGGCGATGAGCTTCAGGCTCATGAAGTCTGCCATGATGCCTTCGAGGTAGGCCTTGGCGATTCCGGCGCTGACGTCAGCAACCGACTGACCGACGAACGCGGCTTCCATGCGCTGAGCGGTGCTCAGGGCGATGATGTCGGCCACGTACACAGCCTGGATGCTGTTGAAGACGAAGTTCGAGTCCTTGCCGTAGGTGGTCTGGTCGCTGACCCAGGTGAATCCACCGGTGAGACTCTTGCGAGCCGGGAGCAGGCCTGCGAGGAGTGCGTCCTCGACCTGGCTGTCGTCCTTGTCCGAGAAGCTGGCGTCGCGCATCAGAACACCCGAGGTGTTGATGCCCTTGTTCACGATGGCCCGGTAGAACCCGGCCGCCTGCATACCTGCCGCAAGCACCGCGCCCATCCAAGGCTGGAACTGAACCAGCGAGCCCGAGCTGTTCACCTGCTTGAAGTCCTGGAAGGCGACCGACACGCGGAAGCTGGCCAGGTTGGCAGAGTGAGCCTTCGCGTTGGCGAAGGTGTCCAGCTTGCTGCAGAAGGCCTGGCGATTCCGGCGCTTCTTCAGGGTGGACATCTTGAGGCAGTGAGACTTGGCGTACGCATTGACCGCGTCGATTGCGTAGTCACTGCTCGCCTCAGTCAGGCCGTCGGCAATGTCCGAGGCTGCATCTCGGCTGATGAGCGGGACGAGGAAGTTGCCACGAACTGCCGCGAGGGCATCGATGGCTGCAGTGAAGTCCGCGCCGGAGCTGCCGCCCTTGCTGCCGCCAGACAGGTAGGCGATACCCGTGGTGACCTTGGGGAGGCCCGCGTCCGCCTGTACCTCAGGCTCGTTGAGCTGCACGAGCACCGAGCTGTCGCGAATCTGCGCGAACATGCGGTAGGCGTCAATCTTCACGCGCCCCGGCTGCTCGCCGAAGTGACCGCAAATCTTCTGGGCAACCACGTTGTCCAGGTAGGAGCTTGACAGCTGACCCAGAACTGCGGTACCCACAGAGCAGGAGTAGCCAGTCTGCGAGTTGATGTAGGTTGCCAGGTCGCTGATGGTGGGGAAGTCCGCCAGCGTGATGCTGAGGTTCCCGCCCGAGCCGCCGACCACGGTGGTCGACAGGGTCGTGTCAGTGATGGTCATCTGCGCCGTGGTGCCGAGGTAGCCAATCTTCAGGGCGATCTCGCCGCCTGCAATCAGCTCTTCGCTGATGTTGTCCGTCTGACGATTCACCTGGAGGTTGGCTCGCTGCTCAGCCGCGCTGGTCAGGAGCTTGGCCGAGCCGCTCTTGCTGACCCAGGCAACTGCGCCCGAGGTGCCGAGCACGAATGCCGTGCGGGACAGGAGGTCCGTGCCACCCGTGGTCTCTGCGATTTCCAGGGCCTTGCCAACACCGTCGATGGGGTCGCCTGCCTCGTTGCTGATGGTGACAGGCGAGAAGGCCTGTGCGTCGGTGGTTGCAGCGATTGCAGCTGCCGAGACGTCCGCCGGGTTGGTGATGGTGCCGATGACGGGGGCAGGGGTGACCTTGCCGGCGTCGCTGAGCTTGGTGGCTCGGAGGGTGCTTGCGGTGACAGCCGTCACGACGTATGCGCCCACGTTCTCCTGGGATGCGCCCTCGACCACAGAGCCGACCGGGATGACGAGGGTGTCGCCGATGACAGGGGCGGTCGACCATGCACCGCTTCGGGTCAGTTCAATGACGGTAGCGCCAGCGCCGCCCGGGTTCGCATCGAGTGCCAGAGTGCCGCTGGGAGGCGCCCCAACCAAAAGGGTGCGGTCCACACCGCCGGTAGCGATGACGCCCGACAGGGCAGCGATCTGGGCCACGAAAGCCGCAGGCTGAATGTTGGCGACCGTGGTCATGGAGACGGCCGCGTCACCGTTCACTCGGAAGGTGATGCCGACAGTACCGACGGGCGGAATGAAGCTGAACGAGCCGGTGCTGGGGACGACCTCGGAGGTTGCTGCAGCGACCTGCCAGTAGATGAGATTGCCCAGCTTGCCGTAGCTGCGGTCCTTCAGGGAGCCGTAGGTGCCGCCAGCCTGCTTCGGGAGTGAGCCGCTTGCCTTGGTGCTGAGGTTGGTCTTGACCAAAACGAATCGGTTGGGAGAACCCGCGATGTTGGGGTCGTTGGCCGGAGCTGCCGCGTTGCGGAAGGCGTCCACCAGTGGCCCGCTCTTGTACTTGCTCACGACTGCAGCCAGCTGGTCGGGGCCGAACGAGTTCGACTCCAGGTCGGCCTCAGAGCTGAATCGAGGGCCAGCATCGGCCTCACCGACAAGCATCAGGATGCCGGTCGCAGCCAGGCCGCTATTGGCGGTCTGCACCTTGATGGAGCTGTAGGCACCGGGGATGATCAGCGTGCCTGCGTCGGTAACGTACGATTGAGCCATGGTAGCGGTTCTCCTGAATTCTGTTGAGAAGATTAAGACCCGATGGGCTTACTTCTTGTCTGAGGGTTTGACGGGGACGCCTTTCTTACCGGCGGCGGTGGAGGCCTTGTTGTCTGCGAGCCACTTGGTCTGCTCCGGGCAGGCGTGACCCTTCTTTGCGTCTACGGTCTTGCTGCAGTGGGCGCATACGCGGGTCTTGTCGCCCTCATCTTCGCCCTTGCCGAAGAGCTTGCCGAAAATCCCAGGCTTGGCTGCCGGGGCGGGACGGGCTGCATTCATGACCGGGCCTGCCGATCGAGTAACACCTGCCGCCTTGGGCGACTTCAAGCCGAGCGCCGCACCGGCACCGGGGAGCTTGGGAGCTGCTGCCGCAGGAGCTGCCGGCTTGGGCTGGAATGCTCCACCCATGGCCGCTTGGAAACCGGCAGCGCGATCAGCATGTTGCGCGGGGGTGGGCATCTTGGGGGCTGGCGCTGCAGGGGTTTTGACAGCCGCATGTGCCGCACTGATGGGGTCAGCCTGCTTCGCTGCATCCGCGAGCATTCCCTTGGCCATCGCAGGCGCCTTGGGGGCGCTGGTCGGGACCGAGGTGCCCATGTTGGCGCCGCTCGGGGGCTTGGCCATGGGAGGGGTTGCCGACTTCTTGAGCTTCGAGCCAGGAAGAATGACGCCACCAGACCCTGCGGTCTTGCTGGACTTTCCAGGCTTGTTGACATGCTTGCCAGCGTCGGGCGGGGTCTTGCTGCCGGCAACCGTGTGGTTGTCTTTCTTGTTGCCCTTGGCGTCGACCAATTCAGACTTCTTGGCCTCGATGACGGTCTGGCCCTTACCTTGCTTGACAGTGTAGTCTGCACCAGGAGGGGCGGGGGCGGGCTTCTTGTCACCATGGACGACGATTTTATCGACCGCCTTGTCCATGTCCTCAGCTTTCTCGGCCTTACCAGGAGTCATCTCCCCGCACTTCTCTAGGCCGTGGGATGACTTACCACACTGTTTGCACAGCTCCTCTTTGGCCATCGACTTGTCGACACCCTTGCCGTTGATCTTCCCCGGGGGCACGTCCTCAACGCCAGAGCTTGCCTGGCTGGCCTGATTGTGCTTGTGGTTGGGGATGAGAGACTTCTTCAGCTCGCGGGTGCGCAGCGCCTCGATCTCCTTGGCGTAGGCGTCAACCTTCTCACGAGTGGCTTTGATGAGAACCTCTCGGGCTTCCTCTGGGGTGTACAGTTTTTCGTCAGCCACTGGGGTGTCTCCTTCAGTCTTGGAAAAGATTACTGTCGGCGCCTCTGACTTCATGGTCACTTGGGCGCTGCCCGGCTTGAAGCCGGCGTTGGCGGTGCTGTTGAGGTGTGCAGTCAACATCGAGTGAATCTGCTTGCCCTGGGGATGAGCCTGGAGAGCCTGCAGAAAGGGGCCGTGGTTCATGTGCGACGTGATGTGCTTGCCACGTGCGGGGTCGCCCTTGGGCATCGCCTTGAGAGCGCCCATAAACCCTTCGACGGTATTGTGCATCGCCGGAGCTTGCGTCACCCCAGCCGCCTTCGGTGAGGCCAGGCCTGGAAACGACTTCGCCAGGCCCTGCTTCGGGATGAGATCGTGCAAGCCCTTGAGGCCCATCTGGTTGCCAGCGTCCCGCACCATCTGCAGTGCGTTGTGGAGCGGCACCTTGTGGGAGTGCGGGGTAAAGCCCTCGCCCGAGGGCTCGGTGAACTTGCCGGTCACAGCACGGTGCGCTGCGTCGTGCATGACGGTGTTTAGCTCTTTGTGGAAGTCTTCGTCCTTGATGGGCACGCCGACCTGCTTCGATAGCTCGCGCTGCTTGTGCGCTGCCAGCCACTCCCAGTGGACGGCACGGAGGGCTTCGTTCATGTTGCGGTGGGTGCCAAGCTTACCCATACGCCGGCCTTCGCCGTAGATCTTGTTGACCTCGGGAAGGGTGAGGGCGTGTGCCAGCTCGTGAATCTGCCGCCAGCCATTGGTGTAGTTCTCATGGCCGAAGTCCCCGCCCGACGAAGGGCTTGGGTCGTACACCACCATGAGGTGGCCGGTGTTGTAGTTCTTGTTGGCGAGGTCGGGCTTGCCGTACTTGCCACCGGCGTAGTACGTCTTGTAGCCGTGGTCCTGCACGAGATTCTGAATCTCAGGCAGCTTGCCGTGGTAGTTGTAGTGGAGCAGGTCTTGCTTCGAGCCGGGCTGCACGTTGCCGTAGGGCAGTGCAAACTGCTTGTAAGTGCTGACCCCAACACCAGCTGCCTGGTCGTTGACCGGCTTCGGTGGGGCATCCATGTGGGGATGGGCGCCTGGAGCATCGGCCTTGGTGAGGCCGGGGAGCTGAGGGGCAGCGTGGTCTTGTTCGTGGTGGGAGCTATGCCCGTCGTGCCACTCGTAGTTGTGGGGGTGGTGACGAACAGGAGCCTGGTCGGCCAGCAGGTCTGCCACTGCGTTCTTCATCAGGTACGCCACAAGCTCGGGCTCGAACTCTCGTTCGGCTTTGTTGACAGGATCGAGATGATGTATCTTCGACCAGTCAAAGTTGATGCGGAAGTGCCCATGCCCCGGGACGCTGGTGTAGAAGTCGTCGGGTGGTTGCTCGAAGTGCTCCAGTGGATTCTGCATATCCGAGGCGTGATACTTGCCCTCGTGCTCACCATTGGTGTAAATGAGCTTATGCTGGCCGTTCTCGCTGTGGATGACCGACTCTTGACCGAACATCTTGCCCAACTGCTTCATCTGGTCCTGGGTCGCCCCATGGATGATGTAAGAGCGCTCTGGCTCCTTGTACTTGCCGCTGGTGGGCTCGGCGTGGAGGCCCATCTGCTGCAAGGCACCGCCAAGAGCTTCGTGGCCGCCCTGCACCTGGGACTGGAACAAAGGCTTCTCGCCGGACATGAGCCCGAAGGTGGAACCGCTGAAGATTGGATGTTTCGGGTGGCCCATGGTCATCCTTAAGATTACTTGCCCTTCTTGCCGAGGGTGTCTTCGTCTCCAATCCACGAAGCTTCGTTGGGGTCGACCTCATCCGGAAGCTTCCCGGCACCGATGATCTTGAAGCCCTGGGCGTTCGGGTCGAGCACCCCAGGCGCCTGGGAGGCAAAGTGGGTGACGCGGGGGTCGATGCTTTTCGGCCAGTACTGACGCACGTAGCCGGTGATGGTCAGGTAGCGGCTGAACACCATTTCCGCCTCGAAGTACTCGTTGCGGTCGAAGTCGGTGCTGTTGACGACAGAGCGTTCGAACCCACGAGCTTCGAGCAGGGCTTGCTTGTAACGCAGGAGGACAAAGACGAGGATGGAGTGCAGCCAGGTCAGGTAGACGGGCTCTCCAGAAACATGAACGCCGATGAGGTAGTTCTCACGGTAGGCGACAGACTCCAGCTGGGTGACGTAGCTGGGTTTCTGGCCACGGATGACCGAACCGGTGAAGTCTGCGACGGTTCCCTGCTTGATGCTGAAGCTGCCATCCTCGAAAGTCTCTTCGATGGTGTGGACCTTGCCGGTCGCGTCAAGTAGCACCATATTGGGTGCAAGAACCGCGTTGGTGGCGACGTCTTCCGGGAGCACCATGATGCCGGTGGCCGCGTTGTACTTGGCCGGCGTGAAAGGGCCCACGATGTTCGGCCAGACGCCATCATTCAGCTCGGAGGTCTGGTAGTGGACGTCGGCGAGGGTGACCTCGGACTCGGTGCTGTCCTGGAGCTTGATGGTGATGCACGGAACCTGGGCCTCGTTGAGGCGTGGCACCATGGCAACTGGAATCTTGGTCTTGAGGAACCACTCCTTCGCCCTTTCCACGCTCTTCTCGCCGTAGTCCTTCATGGTCATCTCGTCCTTGGGGAGGGACGCGAAGACGTAGTCGAGGAGCCAGGGGTTGGCGCGGAGGTCGGCCAGGGCCGCCACGATTGCGGTGCGGATGATGACGTCGCTCTGGTGAACCCCGAGAGCTTCTGTGGTCAGGCTAGTCGACAAGGGCAACTCCAGTGCTTTCACAAGCAGTGCCTGGCCGTCTGAAGGGCTCAGTGGTACCTGCTGAACGATTGTCTTGATCGGGGAGATGTACCCCCTGGTCAGCAGTGCTACGGTCATCGTGGAACCTCTTGAATTCAAAGATTGCCATTACAGCCTCACGATGAAGTACTTGGACAAGAGCCCCAGCGAGTACTCCGCTGTGACGTTCCAGGTGAAGCGCAAGCCGGTGTTGTAAGCGCTGGGGCTGACCGCCGCCGCATTCGAGGCGTTGGCGGCGCTGTCGTAGGCTCGAACCCGAGCGGTCTGCAGGTTGCCGTCCACGTCGTAGGTCTGCTGGTCGACGACCGTGTTCTCGTGGTCAAGGCCCAGGTTTTTCAGGATGTTGGTGCGGAAGCTGTTGACGTCCAAGGCCTCGCCCTGGTGTTCGTAGCCTGCATCGACCGTGTGGCCGGCGTCGAAGTACAGCTGGTAGACAACGCTGAAGTAGCCTTCCGCGCTGGGGGTGTACTGAACCTGGTAGACACCTTCGGCTGCATGTGCGAGACTGAGGGTACTGACGAGACCGCCTGCACTGTTGTAAACGCGAGCTTGCCCATACAGGTCCGTCCTACCATCGGACGCCAGCATGGACAGCGTAACTGCTTCGTTTACAGTCGCCAGGAGCATAGCTACAGTTTACTCCTGGTTCAGGCGGTACTCGACAAGGAAGTCCCACAGGTCTTGCGGGGTGACTGCGGTTGGATCCAACTTATCAGCTCCCTTGATGCCAGCCTCCTGGAGAGCAAGCGTTACAAGCTCAGAACAAATCACAGTCTTTGAGCTATCCCATGGGTTTTTCCACTTTTGCTTGAACCACCTGCCAATCACCGGGAAGATGCCACCCAAGAGCCCCGGGTAGTCGTAACCCTCGCCAAGGTACTGCATGACCTTCACCAGGCCCTCGTCGGTCAGTTCGGGCAGTGGGTCGAGAGCCTTGATGATGCTGCGCTTCTGGTACCTGCTCATGGGCATCATGACGACCCCCTGAGCCTCTGCCCCGATGTACCAATCGGTACCGTGCAATTCCGTAACAAGGAATGCGTGGCTGACTTTCGCTTTGGTAATCCATCGAAGGAGTCGTGAGAAAAATCCATTCGTAGTGCTGAAGCCGACGTAGGTCATTAGAGGTCCTCGCTGAGACAGTAGAAGGTCGCGGTCGCGTACCATCCGCCAAATGGGGTGTCGTGCTGGAGTTTGAGACGGACCTCCATGCCCGCGTCCGCCCTTAAGACGGTGGCGCTGACGTAGTCCCAGTCGAGTACTACGATGGGTTGGGGGCTACCACGCCAGCCGTTCCCGCCCAGGGCTGGGTAGCTGGGGTAGGACTTGACGGCGTCGTTCTGGAAGTCGGTCATCGACTTGTAGACGACCGGGTTGGCCAAGGGAATCTTCGTCCCACTGGGGATACCGGGCATGAGCTGAGGAGCGAAGACGTCCACCAGGCCGTAGGGCTGGAAAGTGACTGAGTCGGTAATCTGTACGTCACCGCTGAACTGCACCTCAGCGAACTCAAGCCGCAAGGCTTTGCCGGCATCAGGCTTGACGGTGAACTGGCTGCCGTTCTCGTAGTGGTAGGTGACCTTGACAACATCGGCGGGGTCGAGGGCGGACAGGAAGACGATCTTCCCCGTGTTGTAGTTCACAGTAAAGTCCCCACCGCTGGCGTAGTGCGGGTCTTGCTCCGTCTTCGCGACGTCGTTGACCTTCACTGCCACCCGGTAGCTGAAGCCTCCAGGCGACAGGAGGAAGTCTTCCTGACTGCACTTGCCGTGATAGGTGTCGATGACGTTGTCGTGGGCGAGGGAGTAGCTCAGGTGGTCGCCGTCGTCGGTGGCGACCTCATCCACAACACGAACGCTCTGCTCCACCCAGGTGGTTGGGTCAGTCCAGTCGTGGCTGATGATGGTCTTCTTGGACACATCGGACTTCTCGAAGGCGTAGCGAGGACGGCCATCTGATGTTTTAGGAACGGCCATGGTTACACCTTAGTGAAGACGAAGACCACGTCGATGAGGCCGGCGGTCGAGTTGGTGGCGAACTTGATATGGAGCCCTTGGCCAGCACGAGCAAAGAATGGCTTTATGAGGGAGTCGCGCTTTGCCCGAGCGGGGAGGTAGTTGGCGATTGCCTGCTGTTGAGATTCGACGTCAGCTGTACCAGGACCCCATTCGTCGGTGGAGATACGCATCAGGTCGAGAGGAGTGGCGATTTCACCGGAGACAGTCCCGCCAGTGCGAGCGTCCATTGAAGCAGGGGTAGCGTCATCGCTGTCATGGGCTACAACAGTCAAGGCTGTACCGCCAGTGGGAGCGCCAGCTGAGACAAAACGATGTAGCTGGAAGGCAGCCACGACACCGGTGACTGCAGTGGTCGCTGCGTTGCGAATGTAGAACTCTCGGAGCTTCAACACGTAGCCGCTGCCGGTCGGATTGTAGATGCTCAACATCGACTTGTTGTTGGCGGGTGCTGTCGCTGTAGCCACAACCGTGTAGGTCGCCTCTTCAGAGCTGGTCGACGACGATGTGACCCGGAGGAGACCGCCAGTATCAACACTGAGAGCGACCTGGTTGCCAGTCGTGTAAGTGGGTGGGGTGGTGGTTGCCACGGCAGGCAGGGTGCCAACGTTGTTCGCGCCAGGCACAGCACCGTTGTTTGTCTTGGTCCCTTCTGTGTCCAAGACCAAGGACTGGTCAGAGGCCAAGACCACCGGGATGCTGGCCGCCATCGTCTTCTGGCCAACCGTTGGGGTCGTCGAGCCAAGCCACGCCCCTACGTTCGCATCGAGACGGCCACCAACCAGAGCGGCAGGGAGCTTGGTGTCGATGTTGCCGAGGCTGGTGTTCCCAGTGGTCTGGAGAGCTGAAGTTGCTGCTCCTGCGGGGAGTGGGAGCGAGACGGCTGAGATGGGCTGAGTGGCCGGGAAGTTGGAGACGGAGACGGAGCCATCGACGGTGAGACTGCCACCACCGTCTGCTACAGGCACCGCAGTCGCACGAAGCTGAGCGTCTGTGAGAGGGCCTGTGACTGCGATGGTCGTACTGGCACCAACGTTCACGTCCAGGCGACCGCTGACCAAAGCTGCTGGGAGCTGGGTGCTGTCGACCGTCAGAGAGCCTGCGTTGTCGTTGATTGGCAGCACCGACTGGTTGCTGGCGATGGCGACCGGAACGCTGGAGCCCATGACCGCTTGGCCCAAGGCCGGAGTCTTGGTATTGATTGCGGCCAGGGTGGTTTCGGTGGCAGCTCCAGTCGGGAGAGGGAGAGAGGCCGCTGAGACCGCGAAGGTGCCTGTACCGGCGTTTGCCGTGACAGTGCCAGAGACGGGGACCGGGGTAGCCCGGAGCTGGGTATCGGTGAGGGGGCCTGTGACAGCTACAGAGCCGGTGATGGTGGTGCTTGCCAGCGAGACGGGTACTGCTGAGGCTCTCAGCTGGACGTCCGTGAGGGGGCCAGAGACCGCCACGGTTGCTGCGATGGAAACAGGCTGGGTAGCCTGCCAAAAGGTCCCAGAAACCGGCTGGGTGACCGCAGAGCCATCCACAATCACCACGCCGGTGCTGGAGACCTTGATGTAACGAGTGTTGGTGCCGTCGGAGCCCAGGGCCATGAAGCCAGGCTGACCAGTGGGCACGGCGATTCCGGCCCTGATGGAGGTCTCGATGTAGCTGGACCCGTCGGAGCCGTAGATGAGGGCAATGGGAGATTCAGCAGCCATTAGGCGATCGTCCTCGTGCGGTCGGACTCGAAGATGCCCGAGTACGTGATGGCGTCGGTTACCGTAGCGAGTACGGTTGAGCCGTCGGTGTCATACATCTTCCATTGTACCGTAGTGGCCAGGACGCCCGTGTAGGTGATGAGTTTCTCAACGATTTTGTGGGTCTTGCCGGAGGTGGTCCACCAGGTGACAGACGTCACGAAGGGGTTGGCTGAGGGCAGGTTCTCTCGAAAGGCCCCGGAGGCGAATCCGTTGGTGGGACCATTGTCGATGAAGTGGATCAACTGGCGCAGGGCTCGATGCTGGGCTTCGCTGATGCCACCGCCACCGGTGCTAAGCTGAGTCAGCGTGTAGGGCCCTGTAAGCCCGTCCTTCAGAGTCAGGTTTCCGCTTGCGTCTCGGGTGATTACAACGTTCGTGTCATTGCTGGAATCGTCCTGGACGTACACGCCACGAGCGTTCACCGCATCCACGTTTGGATCGAAATCTTCCTCGTAGCCCTCGACGGGGTCGTTTTTGAGTGGGTTCGTCTTGGTGATGGCCATGGCTCTGCCTCAGAGGTAAGATTGCGACCAAGAAAAGCAAAAGGCCCCGGGAGGAAATCCCGAGGCCTTCTTGAACCGAGCCCGAGGGCTACAGGTTAGGCTTTCTTGCCGTAGTCGTGGACCCGAACTTCGAGGTCCGTCGCGTTCTTGGCGAAGCCGAGGCGGATGGTACGGTCACCACCGCCCAGGGCGGCGTAGAGCACCGGAGCGCCACCTGCGCCGAGGTAGTAGGGCACGTTCGCCGTTGCACCCGACAGGGCGCCTGCGACCACACCCATGGTCACAACCTCAACCGGGTTCGGGGAGGTCACAGTCTCGCGTGCCACACCGATGATGCGGGCCTGGGCGTCCACAGAGGGTGCGCCAGGAGCCACAGTGTTGTTGCCCGAGATGTACACGCCATCGCCGAGGTCGGTGTTGGCCGAGGTGGTCCAGATCTGCACGCTGTTGCTGTGGAAGTGCAGTGCCGAGGCGTCGCTGTCTGCACCAGCGGTCAACGTGTTCAGGTTGGCTGCCGAGACATTGGCAGTGGTGGCCACATCGTTCACCAAGAACGCCGAGGGAAGCCCAACGACCTTAAGGCCGTCAGCGTCCACATCGAGAGTGTTCGGGGTGTCGTCGATTTCCAGAGCGAGACCGGCCGCGAGGCGCTGAATGCCGCCTGCAGGATCGACCTTCGCGCGGAGCTGACCAGCGTCGCCCGAGGTGTCGAACTCAAGGCCCGAAGAGCCGCCGCCGTTGCCAGCGCCCTGGGCGTCAGCGTCGGTGTCCAGCTCAACGTGCAGAGTGTTGCCGCTCTTCACGATACCGGAGCCGGCCACGATTGCGCCAGTACCAGTGAACTGAGTGAACACGAGGTTGGTCGTATCAACAGTGATGGGGTCGTTGGTGGTGAGCACCCAGCCAGTATCGCTGTTCGCGGTACCTTCTGCGATGAACACTGCCACGCCAGCAGTGACTTCGGCGTTCTCGTCGCAGTCAGTCGCGCGGGTCAGCACGAAGGGAGAGCCGCCGGAGCCGAGGTCGGTGACCACGTAGATGCCGTTGTCGTCCTGGGCTGCCTGGTCCTTGACAAGGACTCGGTTGCCGTTGGCGACAGCCACGCCGTCGACAGTCAGTGCGCCGTTGGCGTCTGCGGTCAGGGTCTTGCCGATGCCGGTGCCGGCTGCGGTCACAGCTGGGAGAGCTGCGGCAGTAGCGAGGCGCACCGACTGCTTCCAGTCGAGACCTGCTGCGTACGCCTGAACATAGTCCCGGTTGACGGCGTCAGTGCCGGCAGTGGGAGCCGCGACGCCAACAATCCGCTGCGAGCTTGCGTCGAATGCAACGCCAGAAACGCCTACTGCGGTAACCTTACCGAGCGACAGCTCGTCAGTTGCCGCCTGCTCCTCGGTGTAGCCCTCGGTGGCGTTGAGAAAAGTGAACTTACGAAGTGCCATGGGCTAGTCTCCAGGAAAAGAAAGGATGAAGTTGAGAACTTTCTACCCTGAAGATTAGGAGCCCATGGGACCGAAAAATCAGTCCAGTTTGGTCAGTTGGCCATTCTGGTCGTCGTAGGCGTACTCTTTGAGGAGAATCTTGAGGCGCTCCTCGATATCCTTGACAACCTTGGCGTATTCAGCCTTGGCTACCGCTGCCTCGTCGGTACGACCACGAATCAGCGCCATCATCTGCTGAAGCTTGCCCTCGGGGTCGACCTGCTTCAGGAACTGATCTCTCTTGATCATCTCCAGTCTCTGTTCAGCCTCAAAGGCTCGGGCCTGGAACTGGCTCAGCTGGAGGCGGTGCAGCTCGTCCTTGGTGAGGGCGAGAGGTGCTGGCTCCTGGGGCTCAAGCGCCTGTTTCTCCAGCTCTTTCTCGAAATCGGTGCGGAGGTCGACGACTTCGCCGACGATTGGATCTGCGGGATTGAACTTCTTCTTGATCTTTCGTGCCATTATCCTACCCTGGTTTTGAGGTCTTTCTCGAACTCCAACTTGATTCTAGCAGAATCGACAGCTACTCCGATGCTTTGCCAGTACTTGCGCTGTCCGCTGGTCACGGTTGGAGGCGTGATGGTGGGAACCCCCGAGTCCGACACCCAATAGTTGCGTCCTGGAGTCAAACCACTGTAAAGACTGGTCTCCCCCTGAAACTGGATGACCGCCCTGGTGGCGCTGATTTTGAAAACCACAACAGCCACGGCAGGCATCTTGCTGAAGTCGGTGACGTCCGCCTTCCTGACCGTGTAGTCTGCTCCAACCTTGGCCCCGCTGATGTACACGAGGTCGCCAACAGCCTCACCAGCGGTGCAACCTGCGGTGGCTATGGTGCCTTCAGACCTGGGTCTGGTGACGATCATCTATGACTCCAGGGGTTTGGTGGTACAATCATCTGAGCAGCCCCAGTCAGAAGATTACCACAGGCTTACCCAATGAATGAAACCGCACGCAATGCGAACCGAATCATCCTGAAGTTCGTCACCGACAAAGACGCCAAGCTCCGCTATGGTGCCAGACTTCGAGCGATGATGCAAGAGGCGATCAGCCGGGGTGAGGAACCCAAAGGCTACCGCGTGGACTGGATTCTCAAGACGGTCACTGAGATGTTTGCGTGGCTGGCAACAAAAGCTGCTGAGTTCAACGCAGCGCATCCACAGGACGCTATCAGCGCAGACGACTTCTCGGACGTTCTCTCTACCGCTCAGATGCGAATCAAAAACCGCCGACAACGCTGATGAGAATCTGGTCCCTGATGCGAGTCTCGAACTCCTTGAGGGCCCAGTCGGCCGCCTCGTCCAAGAACTTCTTCGCCTCCAAGCCCGGGTGAACCCAGCGCCCCTGCCCCTTCATCTTTGATGACGCGATGCGAAAAGTCATGATGGACTTCTTCACTGACTCTTTGCCCTTGGCGTCCTTCACGTTGCTCTGGTAGACTCGTACCCCCTGAAGATGTGGGATGCCTGTCGCCCCTTGCTTGACTGCGCCGATCGGCCCGTGGCCAGACCCAGCGCCTGGTGCGGTCTTCACAGGCTGCTTCATGATGTCGAAGGAGTGCAGGAGCCCCGTCTTGGGCTTGCCATCGGCCCCCATCTCCAGCTTCCCGTAAGGAATCTTCCTCTTCTTCATCTCCGACTTGATGGTGTTGGTCAGAGTGTTCTGCGCTGGGGTTTGCTGGGTAGCGCCTTTCTTGTGTTCGAAGGGCACCACGATGTAGCGGGAGCCGTCCTTCGCAGTCTTGGCCTTGGGGGATTTGAGGAGGCCGTCGAGCATGTCCATGTTGGGCTTGATGCCCTCCTCAATGAACATGGCGTCCTTGCCCAGCTCAATGACCCACGTGTCAGCATCGACCTGCTTGAAGCTCAGGGCGTTGATGTATTTCTCGCGGGTGCTGTGGAGCTTGGCCTGAACCTCTTCGAGGATGTGCGCGTGGGTCTGGGCAGTCAGGTCCCTGGCCGCGTCGCTCATGGCCTTGTGGACTGACTTGTCGAAGCCCTTGACCATCGCGATGATGGGTCCCAAATCTAGGTTGAAATAGATGATGACAGCCTCCGTTGAGCCGTTCTGACTCGATGGCAATTTGAGCAGACAAGCTCGCACTTCTTCAGCTCTTCCAGGAGCACTTCCATTCTGTAGCCGCGATCAACAAGTACGCAGATGCCGGCACGCTTTGTTCCTCGAACATGATCGAAGTCCATGGCCACTGCAGGGAACCTCCCGTGACAGTCGGTACAGGCCCCCGCTTTGAGTCCGTCCACAAAACGACGTTTCATGGCTTTCAACTCAGATAGGCGGGCCTTGATTAGCTCTCGCTTTTCCTTACGGTACTGAGCAGCCAACTTCAGACGCTCTTGTCGAGAACCAAGATAAGTCTTACGGCTGATCTCTTTGGATCTTTCTGGATTCTTTTGAACCCACTCATCGTGCTTTGCAGTAGAACAGGCCCGACAGTAGGAGTAGCCAGACGGCCTCGATGGCGTGGCTGGTAGGGCGGGCTCTTTCTGGCATTTTACGCAAATCTTCATGCCAGTAAGATTAAGACAGATCAGCCCCCAGGGTTGCGGCTCGAAGTCGGAGTCCCATCGGGGGCCATGACGATACCGGCCCTGACCTGGCGCCACTTCGTCTTGCCCGTTGCTGGGTCCTGAACCTTCAGCTCGCCACCTTCGTGGGCTGCACTGGGGCCTGGGTCAACCTGGGAGCCAACTGGGAGGGTCACCTGGTGACGACCGGTCTTACCGGCTTCGAGGGCCGCCTTGTCCATCTTGCTGTAGTAGCTCGGGTCTTCGGTGAGATGGTCCTTGGCGACCTCTTTAGCTCGGGCTTCATCAAGGCCGTGCTCTTCCATCTCCACCCTCATCCCCTCAGCCAGCTGCTCGGGGTCGAAAGAAGAGTCGGAGGCGTCGTCCCCCTTGCCACCCGGCATCAAGTCCTTGCGCAGAATCTTGTTGGCCCAGTGGTCCTTGTGGTCGTGGCAATAATCTCCGGTGATGGTGCGCTGGCAACGACGCTCGCCGAGCTTCCATTTACACCGCCCCACCTTGCCCTCCGCCTTCTGGACTTCCTCTTCTTGCTGAGGCTGTCCACCATCTCCCATGGCGCTTCGAGCCATGGCAATCATCGCCTGGACAACGCCAACCACCGACTGGTACATCTCGGGGTTGCTCTGTTTCATCTGCTCAAGCGCTGGCGCATTGGCTCGGACATTCTGGAGCACCTTCACGACCTGCTCGCGCACGCCATCGACCACACCAGAGGGCTTGCCCGCCGGTTGCTGCTGGTCCTTCTGGGCTGCTGCCAGCTGATGGAAGAGCTGCTCGAAGTCGGCCGCCGTGGGCTTGGGAGCTTCAGCTGGGGCTGGAGCATTGGCGATCTGGCTGTTGAGGGCCTCGTTCTCGCTGTGCTCGCTTCCTTCAGTCGGTGCGGCTGGGGCGGCTGGAGTGCTACGACTGGCCCCCGCGAAGCCTGCGTTGGAGCCAGCGTTCATGGCGGGCGCCGCCTTCTGCAGGCCGCTGTCGGGATTCAGGTACTCATCCTGCAGCTTCTCGCTCTCGGTCTTCTCTTTGGCCTCGGCCAGAATCTCGTCGACCTCTTCGGTGTACAGCTGGATGCGGTCGCCACCCTGGAGCTTCGCTGCCATCAGACTGCGGTCGGCTTCGGAGAGCTTGGTCCCGACACCCACGCTGCAGGTGCTACCCACGGCCCCCTCGTACTGCTCGCGGATGCCGGGCAACTCACTGAGGTAGTCGGCCTCAATCTCAAGACGACCCTCGTCGCCACCCACCCCCACGACTTTGCCACCGTGAGACTCTGCCCAGCTGGCCCAGATACGGTTGCCTCGGTCGATAGCCTGGCCAAGCCTTGCTACTTCCTCAGGATTGTCCGCAAGACTGGCCCTGCCGACCATGCGGCCAATGTGGTCACCATCGAAAGAGACGAAGAGCTTCATGGTGAGAAGATTACCGTTGACAGGCGCTGTCGAGAACAGATATGGTTGGGACATGAAGACGGAACAACTACTTACCCTGATTGCCATCGCCAACAACGCCACCCTGGCGGACATCCTGGAGGCCTGCGATGAGGCCAAGCGCCAAGGCCCATGGACGCCGGCCTCAGGTGGCACTGAGCAGATCTTCCGGGCTCGCACCGGCAAGCGGCTCCTGTACTGCTGGCAACAGACCACGGGCAAGCATGCCTACCTCGACGTGGACTCTGATATCATCCTCAGCGACGAAGAGGCCCGGATGCACCTGAACATGTACTGAGGGCGTCATGAGCAAGAAAAAGCCATTCATGGGGAGGGACTACCTCTTGCTCAAAATCATCGGCGGTGCTACAAAGGCTGGGGTAGAGCCCGACCGCAAGAAGGAAGCCAACAAGACCGCAGCGAGAGGAAACAAGATGAACAGAGCAGACCGACAGAAGCCGCAAGAGAACGGCATGATGGTGGCGGAGTTGAAGCACCTGCGTGCCCAGGTGAAGGCGAAGGACGAGAAAATCGCCAAGCTGACCGAGGAGGTCCAGGAGCTTCGCGCTCAGGTGAACCTGACAGCCATGCTCGACCCCACCACCGAAGAGAACAAAGCGCTGGCGGAAGAGGCCAGGAAGTGGGCCGTGAAGTCGGGGCTAATCAGCACGACGGAAGAAGCCAAGAAGTGAGCCTCCAGTTTACCCGAGCCGAGTTCGTCGAGTGCCCTACATGTAGGGCCAAGCCTGGCTCGCCGGCCCTGTGTCGCGAGTGTCTGGAACGGCGAGAGCTGCATGGGGTACTTCACAGGCTCCAGAGCTGGTTCCCGAACCAGGCCATGCACCCCTACATCAAAATCTGCACCCACTGTAACGGAACCCCCAACCCATCTTGCCCGGAGCACGGGCGCTGAGGTAGAATCAAGCACATGACACCAATCATCATCATCGGCGGCGGAGCAGGAAGCGGCAAAGACACGGTAGCGGAGATGCTCTGCCGGGGACGCAATGGGGTGATGATCGCCCAGGCCGACCCTATGAAGCAGTTCGCCCAGCAGGTGGCAGGCTTCACCACAGACCAGCTGTGGGGACCTTCCTCCAGCCGCAACGCTGAAGACCCGCGCTTCAGGCCCGGCATGGAGGGGGAAGTGAACTGGGAGCTGATGGCCGGGCAAGTGCTCTTCAGCGACCTCGCACCCAGCTGGCTGAACTTCATCGGAGCACACGACGCCTTCCCGGTACTCAAGAGCTGGTTCGACAAGCTCCGTGCCGACTTCAAGGACCGCACCCTGACCCCACGAGCGTTCCTTCAGACCCTTGGCACCGAGTTCGGTCGTACCGTCTCCCGTGACGTCTGGAGCAACCTGGCCATCAGCCAGGCCCGAGAGCTTCTCGTGGGTGGCGCCAGCTACGACCGCGAGAGAGGACTTCAGAAGTCAGACAACCCTGGTCACAACTTCGTGGTCATCACCGATGGCCGGTTCCGCAACGAAATCCTCAATGTGACCTCGATGGGTGGCAGAGCCCTGAAAGTAGTCAACCCGGTCGACGAAGGTGCGGCGGTCGAGAGCGCCGGCATCAAGGGTCACGCCTCAGAGGCCGAGCTGAAGGGCATCCCTGACGGCTGGTACACGGATCGGCTCATCAACGACAAGCGCCAGGGTCTTGTGGTGCTGGCGGCCAACGTGGAGGCATACGCCCGAGGCTGGGGGCTGTAATGAAGAAGCTCCGCATCCTCATCGACATCGACGGCATCGTGGCAGACACCATGCCGCACTGGCTCCAGTATCTCGGGGACCAGACGGGCGTGTACGCCAAGATGGAAGACATCACGATGTACGACCTCTCAAGGTGCCCTCCTCTGACCGAGATTGGCCCGGGGGTCGTCTTCGGAGTGCTCCAGGACGTAGGCTTCACGATGGGGATTCCCATGATGGAGGGGGCCGCCAACGTCCTCAAGAACCTCATGGACGACGGCCACGAGGTCTACCTGGTCACCGCCCGCAGTGGTGCTCAGCACATCGCCGAGACCTACGAGTGGGTCAAGGCAACGATGCCGTTCATCGACACCAGAAGGCAGCTCATCTTCTGCTACGAGAAGCATCTCATCGCGTGTGACGTCATCATCGACGACCAAGCGGCTACGCTTCAGAAGTACAAGACCACGCACCCGAAAGCGTTGGCCTTGGGCATCAGGTACCTCTACAACGACCACCTGGATTGCTGTTCCAACCCTGTGGACGTGACGCTGGTCGAGTACGGCGACACCGCCTGGGCCACCCTTTACCAGCAAATCATGCTGCACGCGGAAGAGCCATGACCTGCATCGTCGGCCTCGTGGTGGGCGACCGTGTCGTCATCGGCGGAGACTCCGCCGCTGGCACCCATGGCTGGGGTATTCAGGCACGGGTCGACTCCAAGGTCGGCAACGTCGGTGAGTTCGTGTTCGGCTTCACCGACAGCTTCCGCATGGGCCAGGTACTTCTCTACCGCTTCACCCCACCGCCGATTGAAGGCGAACTGATGGCCTACATGGTGGGGCCGTTCATCGACGAGCTGCGTCGCACCTTCCGAACTGCCGGCTACGCTGAGCGTCAAAACGAGCGCGAGTCTGGGGGCACCTTCCTGGTGGGCGTTCGAGGCCGACTCTTTCGCATCTCCAGCGACTACCAGGTGGGCGAGTCGAAGGACAGCTATGATGCCGTGGGCTGTGGAGCTGACATCGCCCTGGGTAGCATGTACTCCTCAGGCCTCGCCATCGAGCAAGCCCCGAAGGCTCGTATCCTGGAGGCGTTGTCGGCCGCTGAGCACTTCAGCGGTGGCGTACGTAGGCCATTCAACATCGTTGTGACCCCGCTTGCTTCTCTCCCCGACCCACTGTAAGGTACAAGACATGCCAGACAACACTCCAGAAGACCCGGTGCAGCTCACACAAGAAGAGACCGAGGAGGTGGCCATGGCCCTGGGCCATATTCTCATTGCCACCACAGCAGAGTACTGTCATCAGATGGGACTGTCGATGGCCGACCCCAACACGCAACAGCTCGTTCGTGTAGTCCTGATGGGACTGCTCAAGACGTTGCCGGGTAGTGAACAAGCTCCTGAAGCAAAGGCCTGACCATGCCGTACATGATCCGCAATGGCCAAGGCCTCTTCAGTACAGGCGGCGGTCATCCCAGCTTCCGAGAAGATGGCAAGATGTGGAAGACCCTCGGCCAGGTCAAGTCGCACCTCGCCATGTTCCGTACATACCAGGGCGTCAACCAGGTCCCCGCTGACTGGGAGGTCGTCGAGGTTCAACTGAAGCTGTTGAGCGGCGAGAACGCCCGTGCGCTGGTCCAACCTCTGGCCGACAAACAGGCTGAGCGCCAGGCTCAGTACAAGAACCGATTCGAGAAAGAGCGGGCTGACCGGGAGAAGGCGGAATTCAAGCGTCTGCAGAAAAAGTACGACCCAGCTCACGCACCGGGGCACGAATGAACGAGAATCCGTGGAACACGCCGAACTTTCCCAAGAATTTCAGTCAAGACGAGCTGAACGACAAGCGTCGTGCTTCCATCAACTGGCTGCGCGAGAACTACTCGCACATCTGGCGACACCCGAGGCTGAGTGCCCACCGGAAGGCCGGTTTCCTGGCTGCGTGCTGCGACAGCCGTCGGTGCTACCTGGCCACTCTCGACCTGCCTGAGCGGGTTGAACACATCTACGTTGCACTGGTTCAAGAGGGTTTGTAATGGTGCCCGCCTCCGTAGCTCCAATGGCCAGAGCGTCCAGAGTAATGACCTGGAAGGTTGTGGGTTCAAATCCCACCGGGGGCACTGATGAGTGACTGCGATCATCGTTGGCTGCTGGTACCTGGCGGTGAGGTTGGTGGCATCATGGTGCTTGGCTATTGGGTCTGCGTCAAGTGCAACCGCAAGGGCCCCAGCAGTCGATTCAAGTGCCCAGGCAAGTCCGTCTTCACGGAGGAAACATGAGCGAAGTCAAAGACACACGAGAAGAGACGAAGTCCCGCCGTTGGCTGGCCATCTACGGGGCGATGATTGCTGCCGAGTGCATGGAGTACCGACTGCGCACCACCTGCTGCGTTTCAGAAAAGATGATGCGCGGCATCATGGAAGAGGCTGCGGCCATCGCCGACCTCGAAATCGAAGCCTCACAGGACAACGATGAAGTCCTCTAAGCCCTTCACCAAGAAAGAGCTGGCCTGGGCCCGCAAGCAGGCGAAGCTCCTCGGGGTCAAAGATGGCCCCGAGGCGTTCCTGGAGATGCGCTGGTCAGAGGTTACGAAGCTTGCTGCAGAGCGGGGTCTGACGTGGGTGATTCAGGACTTGCCAAATCCGGCCGGAGGTACTCTTCCTGCCATCCCACTGTCACCCACTCCTTCTGCTGCGCCCGGTCGTAAGGCTCGACGACCTTCTTCGTCACGCCCAAAGAGTCGCCGACGTACTTGACCGTCTGCGTCATGTGAAGGCGGTTCCTCAGCTCGGCTCGGAGCATGTACATGCGCGTCGCCAGCCCCTTCAGCTGAACCAGTGCGGACCACTCGTCGCCTGACGGCATGCGACCTGGTGTTCTGATCCACTCCTTCAGTGCTCCGATTTCGGTTTCGATTCTAATGCGCTCTTTGTTCCACTTCTCGATGTCTAGTTTCACGTTGGCTCCTATCGTACAAGCGCAAAGCGGGCCATCGCCTTGCGCAGGCTTTTGCTCCTGACCTGCGGCTGAATGCCGATGGCCATGAGCTGGTTGTTGAGGTCTGGTTCGCGGATTGCCACATGGGCAATGCCAAGGCCCAAGAGCTTGCGCTCCAAGTCCATCAGGGCTTGTTCGTTGGGCACTTCGAGGGCCACCGCATGGGTGGTGTTCGGGAGATTACCTGGGGCACTCTCACCGGCGGCATGAATCAACTGGGCGAACTGAACGCCTCTCGGGAGATCCGACCGGATGATGCAGTAGTGATGAAAAAATGAGACCGTCTCAGACTCCCCTGATGGGGACTGACCTGAGACGGTCTCGGAACCAAGTTTGTCGGCGGGCAGCCCGCTGCTGTCAATGCTCTGAGTTCATGGAATTCATTCTACCGCAAGATTACGGTTCGTCAACCGGCTTCGACTCATCTGCCGGCGGGGGGAGGACAACCGCAGGCTTCGCCGCTTTCGGCTTCACGCCCCAGGTGGCTCTCTTAAGCCAGTTCTTGCGAAACTTGGCCAGGGCTGGGTTGCGGACGATGATCCGCTCGTAGTAGGCGGCCATCTCATCGCCAAAGGCCCTCACGAAGTCCTCTGGATTGCAGGCGTTGATGGCGGCAAACGACTTGTCGCCCAGGCTGCCGTCGACCTTCAGTTCGGGACTTGCGCCCAGGGTGTTGCAGGCTCGCTGGGCGAACTCCGCACAGCGCTTCGGGCCCATGTTCACGGCCGAGTCCATCATCTTGGTGGCGGCGGTCTGGTCGACCACCCTGCCGTAACCCCACTGGTTCCAGAAGTACTTCCGGTACAGGCTCTCGCAGGTCGCTCTGCTGACAGCCTTCAGGCACCCGGGGAAGAAGTTGACATGAGGCAGGCCGAGGTCCTGAGGGGTCAGCCCGAGACGCTTGATAGTGAGCATGGACCAGCCCCAGACGGTCTCACCACCCGGATCAGCCGGGTCGTCGACCCAGAAGTTGGTGGGGGTGCCCTCGTGGGCCATGATGACAGGAATCGCTGCTTCAAAAGTGCTCATTGTTCTTACCCTGGCTTCAGGTTGTCCTGGTGGAGGTAGTCTTCGTGGTACTGATTCAGCTTCGGGTTCCACCACTTGACCTCGTAGTAGTGTCCCGGGCCGTCGATGTCGTTGTCTTGGTACTGGGCCGACGTCACCTTGCCCTTCCAAGGGACGGCCTGCTGGTCGACGTGGGTCACGGTCTGGCCCGGCTTGTACAGCTGGCCGCCGGCCTTCAGCTTCGCCTTCTTGGCCTCGGTCTCACGCTGTCGAGCCAGCTCGTGAAAGCCTGGGTCGCTCATCATGGCGTGATGGGCGTCTGCGAGAATGCCCTCCACCTTGGTGCGAGCCAGCTGCTTGCGAGCCTCGATTTTGGGGACGATCGACGACACGCCGTCTGCTACCTGGGGGCCTGCAGCTGCAGTCTCTTTGACGGCCGCGTCCCACCCTGCCGGGACCTTGGCTGGGGTTGCAGCTGGGGCAGGTTTAGCCGCCGGCTTCTTGAAAGGAAGCACCTTGCCGTCTGCCTTAGCCAGCTCGCCCTTCTTCTCTTCCTTGGCCGGCTTGTCCTGGAGCAGGAACGCATCGCCTCGATGCGGCTTGAAGCGGTAGAAGTTCTCCTGCTTATCGGCCAGGCCCTGAATCTCGTGGGGAACCGGCCCCATGGGGTCAAGGCCCAACTCCTTCATGTGCAGCTGGTACATCATGCCGTGCTTGTGGCCTTCCTCGTGGCTGCCTGCCGCCTGAGCTGCCTTGAGCCCCTGCATGTGGTACGCTGCTGCCTCACGGTGCTTGTCCTGCTTGTACTCGTGGTGAGCGCGGTGCTCGGCGTCTGGCCGGGCCATGCGGTGCTTGAACTCGTAGACTGCCGCCCTGGATTCCAGGTCGTGCTTGTCTTCGTCCTTGGCAATCTTCCGACCGTTCCAGCTTGGTGCGTTATCCATTGCGGCTCCTGAACGTCTTCATCAGTGCCTTGACCGTCTCAGCGTCGATGTTGGAGCTGAAGTCCAGCACGTAGCCGTCACCGTAGGCTGTGGTCTTGATGCTCTTGGCGAGGTCGCGGAAGCAGATGCAACCCTTGAATTTGTTGTTCTCGAACTGGTGGCCTTCGCAGATTTCACAGGGCCGCTCGGCTTCGGACTTGCCGACAGCGAGGCCTGGTTGCTTGGGAGCCTTGGGGAGCTTGGGCTTCGGCGCTGCGCCTTGAGTGGCCTGGCCCATGGTCGGCTGCTTCTGCGGAGGCATGGCGCCTTGAGGGCCTTGCTGCGCGGTAGGCTTGTGGCTGCTGCCTGGTAGCTCGACCTTGCCGAACTGAGGATTCTTCGCGTTGCCGGCCCAGAGCGCTTCGCCCTCGTCCGTTTGTAGCTTTGATGGATGCACTGTTTTTCCTGTAACTTTCTGGGCGTGGGCATACATCGCCGACGCAACACCTCGACGCTGATGAGCTTCATCAACGCCAACGGTGCCAGCAACCAGGGCGTTGCCATGGTGCTTGAAAGTGGCGACACCAACTGGGTCGCCGATGTGGTCTGGGTGAAATGCCCGGACGGTAGTCATTGAGCCGTTGTGCTCATGATGAAAGGTGTAGCCGGCGTTCGGGTCCAAGACCTTCTTACCCAAGCCAGGCTTGAACTCACCCTTGTACTTCTTCTGATGCCAGTTGGCGATCTCGCCCGCGTCTTTCAGATTGCCGATGCCGCGCTGGACGGTCGACTTGGAGAGGGTGTGAACTACCAGGTAGGGGCGCTCTGATGAGCTGTCACGCTCTACGTGGTAGTGACCGTGCTGGGTGATAGTCTGGGGACTGAGCACCTTGGGTGACTTCAGTTCCTGCATCAGCACCTGGGCCTTGGCCAGGGTGTCGATGCTCTTGCCGAGCTTCACCAGTACAGTGTCACGGACATCGGCGTCAAGAGTACCGGTCTCTACGCCCAGGGCCATGGCGATGCTGGCAGCGAGGTGGTAAATGCTGGCTTGCTCGAAGCTGTAAACGCCTTCGTTGAGGGTGATACTGCCACTGAAGCCACTGTCCGACTTCTGAAACTGGACGTAGCTGTTCTCGATGCCTGGGATTGGCCCCTCGTACTCGTGGGCAGCGGTGAATGAGAGCCAGCCTACAATGGCGCGGGGGATGAGGATTTGATCCAGCTGAGGCTCACGCTCAGCAGCCTTCCGCAGGGCTTGTGCCCCGTCGGTACCCAGCGCTGCTGCCATGAATTTCCTGCCCAAGTCGGACATCGTCGTCTCCAAGGCTAAGATTACCTCGGCCCAAAGCCACCATCTTCGGGCTCAGGGGTTTGTCGGGGGCTCTCGGGGCCCGAGTCTTTGTTCTTGGGGTCTCGTCGTGCTTGGTCGTCGTGGCTCTCGTTGAGGAACAGGAACTCTCGGTTGAGAAGAGCCTGCTGAGGCATGCGAACGAGGGTTCGGTCGTCGTTGATGGGCGACTCCACCTGGGCCACGCGAATCTCGTGCAGGAGCCGGGCGCAGTACCAGAAGGGCCGGTAGCGGTAGCGAATGCTGATGACAGCGCCCCGGCCCGTCTCCAGGTCGTCGATGGGGCGTTTGCCGTTGGGCAACCAGTTCACTTGCCCATTCTTGAGGCAGAAGTCTTGTCCTTCCTTGTAGGAATCACCACGAGAGTCCACCAGATTTTCAACGGTCACAGCGGGGAATGCCAGGCGCTCGGTCCCGCTCTCGTTGCATCGGCTCAGCTGCCACGTGGGCACTGTGATAGACTCTTCGTTGAGGTAGAAGCGGTCGAACGGGGCAAGGTAAAAGTCTTTACCTTCCTCGTATTGGCGCGGGAAGCTGGCTGTAAAGCTCGCACCGTCCACAAAGCCAACATCCCGCAAATCCTGCTTGTTTTGGTTCCCGACGAGCAGTGACTTGATGCAGCCGGCCTTGCTGTAGAGGTAGCCGTTGCTGCAGCCGGCGTGGTCTTCATGAGGCCTGCGGTTGTCGTCCAGGTCGGTCATCCCTACTGGACAGCGAAGGGCCACGTAGTGGACCAGCTGAACGCCGTGGCTACGAATGGCCTGGTCAAAAGCCTCAGCGTCAAAGCTGACCTGGACCTCACGATGGTCGATGTTCAACGTCTCAACTGGGCTGCGGCCGTTCCTTGCCATGGTTACTTCACCGGCTCGGCCGTCTCACAGATGGCTCGGAGTGCATCGGTGAGGTTCTCGTACTTGGGGAGCACCAACTCGAAGGCCTCGATGTCGACATGGTCGGACTTGCTCAGCTCAGACCAGACGATTTCCGGCTCATGCTTCTGAGCGATATGACGCGCCACAGCACGGTGGGGGCCAGTACCTAGGGTCTCGTAGCCAGTGCCGCCGGGGGTGACCAGGATGTGGAGGCCGCCCTTCGTGCGCAGGTGATAGACGGGCTTGCCGTGTAGGTTGCCCACCTTCTTGGGTTTTTCGTCGATTTGTTTCGCGCTAAGGTCCATTTGAGACTCCTTCTTCAAAAAGAAGATTGCCGGCCTTGACGGGCGTTTTGGGGCCTGATAGGGTGCGTCTCATGAAAACGAACCTCGGCACCAAGGTCTACTACACCGGCGACATGGCCAACAGCAGCGGCAACTTCGAGGTGGTAGACTTCGCAGGAAGCTACGTCACCCTTCGAGAGATTGACGGAGAGGGCCGGCGGTTCCAGGGGATTCACACCCACCAGATCGGCGACGTCTACCAGGGCCACTGCAACCCCCGCTTCGTCACCGAAGAGGCCCGTCAGGCCTTCCGGAAGGCGAGGGGCCTGTGAAGCTGGACTCTACGCTGACCCCCAAGGAACTCAGGCTGGTCAGGGCCGACCTGAAGGCCAGGGGTCTGAAGCTCCCCAAGAGCGGCTGGACGATTCAGCTCAGCAACGGTACCCGGGTCTGTAGGGACCAGCACGGCTACTACTTGACTGGACCATTTCCAGGTGTTACATCACCGTTGGCCAAAGGCCACGTTTACATCACAGAAAGGCAGCACACATGAGCGAAGCACAGATAGACACGTTTGTAGTCCTGACTGAATCCGGCGACCTTCAGGAGAGAAACGAGAGGGTTCTGGAGGCCGTCAAGAGGATGCCACAGCAGCAAGGCACCTACCAGCAGGTCATCGACTTCATCGCTGGAACGAATGACGTCCCCATCGCCGACGGGAACGCCATCTCGGCACCCATCATCAGCGCTCTTTCGGAGCTGTACTACGAGGGCTGGCTCAATGGCGAAATCAAGGTCCCAAATCCGAGAGCGCGGAAGACCTACACAAAGAAGGGGAAGCTTCGCAAGCCGAAAGCCAACACCTTGTACCGCTGGCTCGGTTACAAGGGCCCGGAGGTCCCCAAGGACGAGTCGTGGAAGGAGTACGCCGAACGCCTGGAAGAGGAGCTGAAGCTTGCCAAAGAAGAAGCCAAGCTCATGGAAGAGCTTGCGACCGAAGCAGGCCGGCGCTACGCCGAGGCGATGGAGACAATCCAAAAGCTTACGGCGTCGCCAGCCAAAGCTGGTTGATGGCCTGGCTCACGCTGGGCTCGGTCAGGAGCTTGCGAATCCTGACCAGTCTCTCCAGGCTGGGCTGAGGGTCGATGCCGTACCGAGCCAGGACCTGCTCTAGGTCGCCTCCGTGGACACCTTCCAGCCAGGTCCGCAGCTGCTCGTCGGAGTCCTTGTTCAGGCTGGGCATGGCCCGGAGACGCTGCTCAGGGAGCAGGCCGTGCCAGTTGTCCCCCTTCCAGGCTCGCAGGTAGTACGGGATGAAGCTGTTCTTGTCACGGGCCGGGTCGAAGCTCGGGCCAGCAAAGGCGCTACCGTGGTCGATGAGGGCTACGGGGTGGTTGTCTTTCTCGGGACCGACCATCAGGTTCTGGCCATGCCGGTCTGGGTTGCCCAGGATATAGTCTAGGACCGCCCACTTGTGCAGCTCACCAGTGTGGCGATACTTCTCCAGCGCCTTGTGGGGCAGGCCTGGGTCCTCGAACTTGAGCTTCTCCAGGTTCTTCCAGCTGAAGGGAAGCAGGTGCAGGGCGGCCACTTCCTGACCGTCAATCAGCAAGAGGTCGGCCCGTGGCACGCGGTTGCCCAAGCCCAAGGCGTCAGCCACGTGCCAGAAGGCGGCTTCGCGCCGGCTCTGGTTGGCACCTTCCTCTCTGGCGCCCAAGGCGGGGCTCTGCTTGCCACTGCCGGGCTTCAGGAGGTACATCATACCCGTCTGGGGGTCGCGCACCATCATGGTGCCTTTGGAGTGCTTGCCACCAAGGTGGAGGTCTTGGTCGGTCTCAGCGCTGAACCCTCGACGTACCCCATCAGCAACCTCGGCTCCATCTGGCATCAGGGCCTGGATCTCGTGGGTCCTGTGCGGCTGATTCTTGTTGAGCTTCCCGTCCTGGAGGCTGACCACAGCGAGGATGGCCCTCTTGTTCTTATTATCGACGGGCAGACCCACGGAGGTGAGAGCGGCTACGTCTGCGTCAAGGCCAGAGAGAAGGGCTTGACGGAACAGGTCATAGTCAGGCTCGGTGTGAGCCAGGAACTGCGCTGCCTTCAGGAATGCTTCGAACTTCGGCTGCATACCAAGCTGGTCCTCGTAGGTATTATCATACCCTACGCCAGGATCGGACTTGACAATCTGCTCAACCTGTACATCGGCCTTTCGCAGGTCGGCCCATTCGGTCAGGAGGTCGGCCTCGGTCTTGAGGATGACTCCAACCTCTTGAGGGGTTAGATTCTGGGCCTTGATGCGAAGCTTCTGCCAGATTTGCTTGGCGATGTCGTGGCTGGCTTTCTCAGCGTTGCGGTGGCCGAGAATCTTCATGGCCTTGTGGGCCTTGTGCCGCCACATCTGGTCCTGCAGGTAGTTCTGGAGGTAGGCGATCCGCTCTTCTGGATGTCTCAGGGCGTCGTAGCCCTTGAGGGACCAATCGGTGAGCTTTTTCAGGTGTGCGTGTTCGGTCGGGTCGAGGGCCGCCAGCGTAGTGGCAACAATGCGATGGCCAGCTTCCTTGCCGTAGGTCTGCTTCAGGTGAGCGAAGATGCCGTGCTGTGTCTCGTGGCCCAGCGTACCAAGCAGGCCTGGGCCCGACTTGACGCTCATACTGAACTTGCGGCGTGCCGGAGCCACCGGAGTGTTCCGCTTCATGTTGTAGCGGACGTACCCGTGGCTCATCGCCGTTTGGAGGTCAGGCTTGTCAGCGCCCACGACTGCTATCTCCTGGTGTGCCTCGGGGGTGCGAATCATCGGGGTGCTGGGCACCTTGTTTTGGCCCAGGCGCGGGTACATCAGATAGCCGACCGTCTTCGCCAGCAGCTCGTGCTTGAGACCTGGAGGTGTGAGGTGGTGGTCAGTGACCATGGAGCGTTGCTCTTCCGTGCATCGCGGGTGCAGGGCGGCCAGGGTCTGGAGGTCGGGGTCGAAAAGGACAGACTGAATGTGTTCCGGCGTCAAGTCGGGACGGCTCAGTGCCGCCTTTCGAGTGTAGATGTCTTCATGATGGAGCGCCTCGTGAATCATGGGCGCGGTCATCTTGGGGTGACGTGCAGCGAAAGCCCGGACCTCAGGGTCTTCGTCTTGGAGGGCCATACGAAGATGGTAGGGGGTGACGTGCTTGTTCTTCAGGGCGAGGATGCGCTCACGAGGATTCTCGTGCTGCAGCATCGCTTCAAGAGGGTCGTGTTCGGTCTTCTTGAGCTGTGGCTGGCCCTGCTTGCCGTGCAGCTGCATGGCAGTGTACGACTGGACGTAGTGGTCGTCCTTGATTTGATCTTCAGTCGCGTTGGCGCAGGCCGTGGAGCCCCAACGCCAAGCATAGGCCGCCTTCTGCGGGTCACCATGACGGTGCTTGAGACGTGCGAAGTGAGCACTGGCCAGGAGGTTGTAGAACTTGGGGTCGTTCTTGAACTTCTCCAGGAAGGTCTCAGGCGAGCTGAGGCCTGGGTACTTCTGGTTCATCAGCTTGGACTTCGCGTACTCCTCATGCGCGGTCACCGGCTTGAAGCCGAGAGCACCGAACGCAGTATGGAACTCGCCCTTCTTGTGAGCGGCGTGCGCCATGTTCTGGCCGAAGCTCGACTCCAGATGGGCGATGGGGATGAGATCAGGATGCAGCTCCTCGGGGGTCCAGGCGGGGATGCCGCTGGCCTGGGCGACCTCATTCATCTGCGGCTTGACAGTCTGGTGCTGCTCTGGAACATGCGGGGCCGCTGGGGCGTGGAGAGCACCGCCCATGGCAATGCTGCCAGCGAGTGCTGCGGTAGCCAGGAAGCCCTTTTTGAGACCGGCTTCAGGGTCTTGGGAGTCTAGATTACGGAGTTGTCCGGTCACGGGACTGTAGCGCTGCAGTCCCACGTGTTTGGCTGCCTCGTCTCGGTTCATGAAGACCCCGGCGTGAGTCACAAACCCGGCTTCCCAGTCGGAGCTGTTGTGTGGACCGTCTTCCCGGTGATTCATGGAGCCGCCCAGAAGCCAAGGCTCGATGTTGTGGTACGCTCCGGTCTCGACAACAGTGCCATCTTTGTGCCGGAATCCAGCATTCCGGAACTCGCCCTTGGAAAGGATTTCCTCGGTTTTTTGGAGGTCCTCTGACTTGAGGGCGTAGTCGTAGCGGCCCACACGGTCATCGTAGGGGCCCTTCTTCGTCTTCTTGCCAGGCAGCTTCGGGGCTTGAGTCGCCTTGTACTCAAGCCCGTGCTTCTCGGCGAGCTTCTGGTGAACCCTAGAGGCCATGGAGCTGTGGATGTTGCCAGACACACTTCGTGCGCCGGCGTGGTAGGCGTGTGCCATCACCGACTCATACAGAGGCAGACCGAGCCCCTTGCCTCGGAACGACTCTTCGAGGTCGGACTGAATGAAGCGCAGATTGCCATGCTCCATCTGACCTCGGACATAGCCTACTGGCTGACTGCCGGAATGGAGCGTTGCGTGGATTGTATTGTCGGGCTCGTGTTCGACTCGAACCTCGAATCCCCTGTGCTCAGGGCTCAATACGTGGCTGTAGTTGAAAACGTTCTTTCCGCGCTCAGTCGTGAACTTGAGGCCGCCACGGGGAATATCTGCGATGGCCATCTTTTCCATGTCTTCCGACTTGGCAACAATATGGCGAACGGATAGCGGATGGAAGTAGGCAAGGGCGTCCTTCACGCCGTAGCTGTGGTAGCCATGGTAGCCAAGCTTCTTGAGCTTCTTCTCGACCTGGTCAAGGTCGCTGGCCTCGAACATCATGCCGTACTTGGTCTGCTTCCACTTGCCGGCCTTGAGGTTGAGCTTGTCGTCACCCATGTCGTATAGACGAGTGCCGGCGGGTAGCTCGCCGTGGTAAAGGTGGGCAGCCGATGCAACGTGGGCTTCGGGCGTGCCCGGACGTGTGTAGTAGTACGTCCTTGGAATTCTCTTGGAGCGATTGCGCTCTTGACCTGCAGCTCCCGTCCCCTGGAACTTCGGGTCGAGTGTCTTCAGGCCTGGAGTGGTGCTGTAGTGCTGCACAGGCAGCGGCTTGGTCATCAGGAGGTCTTTCTTCTCCAGCGGCTCGTCGACCTCGCCATCTTGGCAACCGAGCAGGCGCAGTGTGATGTTCTTTTTGGAGTGCAGGTTGCTCATGATCTCCTCAGGAATATCATGCGCCTCAACCCATTTCCACTCGGAGCACTCTTCGTCGGGGTCCTTGCCACCATCCGGGTCGCCAACCACGAGGCAACGGAAGCAGTAGATGTGCAAGTCTTCCTTGGCCTCACCCACGCCCAGGTACTCGAAGTTCTCGCCCTTCAGGCCAGTCTCTTCTTCAAGCTCGCGGCGTGCAGCGTCGATCGGCTCTTCACCGGGCTCGAAGTGACCACCAGGCATGGTCCATTTCTCGGTGTCGTTCCGTAGACCGAACAAGAGCAAGCCATCGGGATTGAAGGCGGCGATGGACGCTACCTTCGTCGGCTCCTTCTCGCGCTGTGACTTACCGAGCTTCAAGATAGCCCCCTTACAGCGTCCCTGAGAAGATCTTGTACCCGAAGAGGGCCTTGAGCTTCTTGGTGATGGCCTTCATCTTCTCTTCCAGCTCTTCGATGCGGCCCTTAAAAATCTGCGGACCAGGCGTGCTCACGCTCTGGCTGAGGCCGTCGATACCAAGACTCTGGCTCTGGGAGCGGGCAAAGCTGAGAGCCAGCTGGGAAAGCACCTCGCATGCAGCGCGGCTCCCGATGTACTCGTTGAGGATGCGGGGCAGCATGCCACCTGGGAAGCCCGAGGTGTACTCCACCTGCCACCACGCGGGGATCCACGGCTTGTTCCCGAGAATCTGCAGGTAGGCGGCGCCGCCACTGGACTGCTGAGGGATGTACGCACCCTGAACGAAGGCGACAGTGAGAGGCACGATGTTGATTTGCCCCTTGGTCAGGTAGGAGGTCTCAACCCACTCGTTGGGCACCACGTAGACGTCCAGCTGATTGCTGGGGGTCACGCTGAGCTTGTCCATGCTGGTGGCCGGTCGGTGACTGAGCTGGAAGTAGCCAAACGAGCTGTAGAGGTTCAGGTCGAAGGGGTGCTTCTCACGCCGCTTCACGGGGAAGATGTCAATCTTCAGCTCGCTCTCGGCCTGGGCTACTGCGCCATCGATGATGTCTCGGAGGATGTCGTCAGTGATGATGGTCGCCTTGCCGGTCACGGGGTCCTTGGCACAGGCCAGACTGACGCCCAAGAGATGACGCGACTTGAGCAGCTCAGGAGTGAGCAGCGGCTCCATCTGCGGGAACTCCGCCTGGATTGCGTTCTCTGGAATTGGTCCGCCGATTGCGAACCTGGAGTTGGTGTAGTCTGCCATGACGACTCCTTAGATGCAGCCGGTGTCCGAGGCGATCCGGAGGCCGTTCTTGACGAGACCCTTGCGAATCACAGCCCCTTCAGTCAAAGTCAGCTGCAGGCTGGCGGTGCCGCTGATGGTGTCGGTGGCCAGGAAGTCGAGCTTCCAGATGCTGCGATCATCAGGGAATGGGTTGGTGGCAGCTCGGGTGATTTTCTTGCCGTCGTCGATGCTGTTGACGACCACCGAAAGGGTTGCCCCGGTGGCGGGGACATATCGCCTGCCTGCAGGTGCAAAGCCTCTCAGAGCGCCGTCCAGGGACTCATCAATCAGCTGAAAGTAGATGCTGGCGGCCTCACCCTTCGTGAACTGCCCTACCTGGGCGTACTCGAAGCTGTTGACGTTCGCCACATCATTGAGAAATCTTGCACTTAGAAGCATGGGGTTGGATCTCCTCTGGACCTGACCAGAAGATTGCGGCCCATCAGCAGGTCCCAGTGTCCATGGCGGTTACCTCCATGGTGTCCCAGTCGATGGTGGCTAGGCAATCGGGGAAGCGCTCGCCAATGAAGTCCTCAGCCAGCTCCCGAGCCCAGGCTCTGAAGTCCTCGCCCCTTTCGGGGTGGTCGAACCTGAATCTGTGTCCGAGGAGCTGGTCGTGGTCTGAGTACAGCTCGACGTAGTGCCCACAGCACCCGGTCTCGCACCCGTGCCCGCCATGGTAGACGACGATTTTCACTTCTTCCTGCTGCTGGTTACACGGTCCAGGTACCAGTAGCTGCCGGCTCCGACCACAAAGGCCAACATAGTCAAAAGGTGGAGCTGTTGGAGGTCTCGGTTGCCGAGGTGCCGAGCGACAAAGAGCAGCGGGAGATTCACGAAGAATCCCACGATACAGACCCAGAAGCTGATGGTTCGGTAGACAGCCTTCATGACATCTGCCCACCACTGACCGGGGTCCCACCCAAATGCGTGGCCGTCAAAGCCAAGGCGGGTACGTAGACCAGGGTCGGCACGAAACCCTCCTCTTCTGTATCCACAAAGCCCCTGTACTCCAAAGCGGCGTCCAGCCAGTACTTCCTGCCGTCCGTCTCCAGGTCCAGGCGCTCTGGTGTGTTGGGGTCGATGGCACACTCCGCGACCACCGTACCTGCCTCGTTCTTGATGAGAGCGAAGCCGATGATTTTCCCCGCGTCATTGAAGATGGGCACGGGGCCATAAGAGCGCCCTTCAAGGCCCTTCTGGACAACCAGGTCCTTGTTGAAGCGGAAGACTCTGATGTCCTTGTAGGTTTTCTCGGTCATGCGACCCCCGGTGGCATGGTGGGAACATGGACGTCCTCTGAACCATCTACAACCCCCATCTGAATCAGCTTGTAGGCCAGCAGGATGACCAGGTCGCGGTACTGGGCGTCAGCTTCCATTTGCTGGGGCTGAACCGTCTTGTAGTACTCGGCAGGGGGCTTGGATAGGAGCACAAGGGCCATCTGGTCCTCCTCGGCCAAGCAGTACTCGTAGGCCAAGCTCACCAGGCACTTGTGGTAGGCGCCCTCGCTGAGGGTACCGGTCGCCCGAATGTCCTCAATCATCTTGAGGGCGGCGTCGACCTTGTCCCTGGTCCGAGGCTCTACTCGCGATGTTCCTTCTCCCATGCTTCCTCCAAATCCTGATCATGTTCGTCAGGGCTTGACTCCATCTCAAGTATAGCATCGAGTTCGGCCTGGAGCTTCTGGAGGAGCCTGGTGTTGTTGCCGGCAGCCTTCATTTTCTTGCCCAGTTCAGCCAACTTAACCCTCTTTAAGTTGTCGCTCATTGGATGGTAAGTCCCTTGTATTCCACGAGATTTTCGTTCGGGAACATCTTGCGGTGTTGGATCCACCCGAAGAAGTTGCCGCAGGGCTCGCCGGGGTCGTCTGCGGGAGTGGCTTGGTGTTCGGCGGGGCTCGCGTGCTTGGGGTCCTCACCTACCAGTCGCACGAAGAGCTTCTGGTCTTCCTCGGTACTGGAGCGCTTGCCCTCGTGATTCAGGTAGGAGACACGAGCGCAGCGGGCTACGCTTACCTGCAGGGCGAGCTTGATGCCCAGCTCTTCCAGCTCGGAGTCTTCCACGAAGGGGAGGTGCCACTCGCCGGCCTGAAGCATGCGTGGGATGCTGGCGTTCTGAGCTTCGAGCATGGAGATGGCCAGCTCGCGAATCTCTGGCTGGGCCTTGGCGTGGTTGCGGAGGTGATAGAAGTTCGCCCACTCAGTGGATGTGCAGACCACGGTGATGTTGAACCAGGGCTCCAGGATGCGGTTGGCGATCTGCTTGTGCAGGCCAAGCTTCTCGAAGAGCCAGCTGACCGCCAGCATGAGGTAGGCGGCCTTGGTCCAGAGCAGCTTGGCCAGGGCCAGGCGCCAGCCCTTCAGCTCAGCCTCGGCCTGCATGCCAGCCTGGTTGGCGCCCCAGTAGACGGGCATTGCTGGGTCCATGCGGACTGAAGCTCGAATCTTTCGGGCCGGAATGGCCCGAGAACTGGCCGCATTCCTACTGAACACCCGGTGAGTCATGAACTCCGCATGCACGAAGCGCGGGTAGGTCAAGACGAAGGTGGTGATGCGCTTGCCCTGGGGGCTGATGCTGTCTGCAACGACGCGGGCGGCGATGCTCACGCTTCCTCCAGGTCTGCCCACCGGAAGCTGAAGTCGTACGGCTCCTCTTCGGATGGCTTCTTGGGCTTGGGCGTCCAGCCGGTGACCGTGCAGGTGCCGTCGTAGTAGCCATTGGACTCATTGCGCCAGTCGACCACGACGGTCTCTTGGTTGGTGGAGAGCTTGACGGCGTGGTACCTGTAGCTCCCACCGTTGTAGCCGTTCTCCTCAGTAGCTTCGACCCGGTAGTCGGCCACGTTCGACTCCACAGGCTCAACGCCCAGTAGGGTCTGCCCGACCAGGGCCTTGACGTCTTCCACCGAGCGCTGCTCGAAGTAGGAGCCGCTGCAGCAGTCGCCAGTGAGGCGAAGCTCGACCTTGCGGCCATCATCGGCGATGAGGGTGAGGACCTCATCAGGCGCCTGATAGAAGGCACGCTCGGGGGTCTTATTGTGTTCGACTGCAACGATTTTGAAGATGCTCATGTTTTCTCCAGCTGGGTACCGATGGTCTTGATACTGTAGTCGGTGTTGCGCCCCATGTGGACACCGACCATGCGGATTTCACACTTCTTGATGAGGCCACCGTTTCGATCAAGAGTCAAGCCACCAGCTCCTGGGTACAGGTACTGGAGGGCGGTCTCGGTCTCCTTGAAGGGACGGATAGTGGCGTAGACCCCATCCTCTGTCTTCTCCAGGGTGGCGTAGCCCATGCACTTTGTGATGTCGTCGCTGTAGTCGTAGGCGACCGGCACCTCGCCCTCTCGAATCTGGACACCCGCTGGGTCAAAGGTATCGCCCATAGAGTCGGGCTCGTTGCTGAAATTCAGAATCTTCACTCTCATGAGAGAAAGTCTACTCCATCTTGGCGAGGAAGTTCAACATCTTTCTCAAGTAGAGGCTGAGAGGGTCGAAGGCCATGGCAAGCACGAGCCAGAAGCCCACGTACTTCAGGTTGATGAGGCCCATGGGTGTATGTCGGGCCTTGCCGTAGTCCCAGGGAATGACACCAATGCACTTCTTGAGCAGCCAACCGCTCAAGGCCTCAACGCCGTAGATGACGGGGACGTACAACAGCGCCTTCAGGTAGAAGGGCCAGGGCAGGGCCTCGCTGACGCCTTCGAGGGCCAAGGCTGTTGCCCCGTAGATCGGCAGCATGTAGAGGTAGGTCTGGGACGTCGCCTTCCAGTTCTTTTGGAAGAGCGAGTAGACGCCAGTGAAGAAGACTTCAATGAGGAGACCGAGGCAGCCGTAGACGAAGAACTTCTGAAGCAGCAGCGCCCAGTTCATTTTTTCTTTCCAAGGTCGCGGGCCAGCTGGGCGTCCTTGGTCAGCTGGAATCGCATTTGCTGCTTGTGGTCCAACAGAGCTTCTTCCAGCTTTTCGATGCGGGCCTGCAATGCAGCCACCACTTCAACCAGCTCGACTATTAGCATATGGAGCCTGACGGGATCGAACCGTCGACCTCCTGCGTGCAAGGCAGGCGCTCTCCCAGCTGAGCTAAGGCCCCAAACTCCCCCGGTGAGATTCGAACTCACAAGCGGCGACACTTCCATCGCCACAGCCCACCAGCCTCGTCGGCTAAGCGGTACTCCTGGACACACCCCTATCCAGGCTGCAGGGGAACACCATAGCGGGCCCTGGAGTCGAACCAGGCTCTCCGGGGTATGAGCCCGGCAAGGAACCGCTCCTCTAGCCCGCAGTAACAGTCTTCAGCGCCTCTTCAATCTTCGCTTCCAGGTCGATGCTCGGCCTGCCTCCGATGACCCTCATCTTCTCATCTGGCGCCATCAGAATCAAGGTGGGAATGCTACGAACGCTGTACGTAGCCGCCAGCTGCGGATGAGTGTCAACGTTCACCTTCTTGACCTCCAGCCTGCCTTCGAACTTCTTTGCAATTGCCTCGATTGCGGGGCTCATGGCCTTGCAGGGCCCGCACCAGTCGGCGTAGAAGTCGAACAGCGTCGGGAGGTCGTTCGGTTGGTTTTCGTTCATGGTCAGGAAGATTACGGTGCGAGGCGTCGGTGCTTTTGGATCTGCTTCGCGACGTCTTCGAGGGCATAGCCAAGCGCCTTGAATTGGTTGCGACTCGTGGCGCTGGACATGAACTTGTCCTTGCCAGCCTGGTAGCTGCCGATGGCGACGCAGACGTAGGCGGTGAAGTACTCTCCGTCCTGCTTCATCTCGGTGATGATCTGGTCGAAACTGACCCCCTCAAGGTCCTTCATGTAGTTCATCATTGTCCACCTCTGCGTACTGGTTGATGAAGCTCAGCTCGTTGGTCGTGCCCAGCTTGCCGCTGAAGGCCTCCTCAAGCTCGGCAGCCTCCTTGGGGTTCTTCCAGGCGATGAACAGGGTTGTGCCGTCACCAATGCAGCAGCGCCGAAAAATGCGACAGCCTGCCCGGGGCTTTTCCTCCTGGAGGCGTTTGCCGCACCCTCTACACTTGAGTGGCTTCTCGTAGTGGACGTAGGTCACACGGCGCTTGAGGTAGTCCGTGTACCTCTCGAACTCTTCCTGGCTCATCGTATTGGGATTCACGTTGGCGTAGGGCATAGTGCAACTCTACCACGACCAGCGGTGCTGTCAAACGGAAGGCCTGGGATTCGAACCCAGACACCCTCTTTCGAGAGTGGACGGCTTAGCAAGCCGCTCGTTTAGCCGTTCACGCAACCTTCCAAGCGGAGTGATGACGAATCGAACGCCTGGGGCTGTTAACCCCACCCTGGTTTTCGAGACCAGTTGCCAGCCATTCCAGCGGATCACTCCAAAATAGCCTCGCCCGGAGTCGAACCGGGAAAACCTGGTTTCTGAGACCAGTACGTATACCAATTCCGTCACGAGGCCGTGACAAAGTCTAGGTGGCCAGATTTGAACTGGCGGTCTCTCGGGTCCGGGCCGAGCGCGATACCGGGCTTCGCTACACCTAGATGGTCCAAGCCCCCGGAATCGAACCGGATCCTCTCGCTTTTCAGACGAGCGCGCGCACCAGCTACGCCAGGCTTGGGTGAAACTATGTGAGTGGATCGGGTTGGATTTGAACCAACGAAGCCCGAAGGCGCCTGATTTACAGTCAGGTGGGTTTAGCCGCTTCCCTACCGATCCGCAGAGTCTTAGAGACTGGGATACGGTGATGGGCTAAACGAGGGCGACAGAGGGCACACGGATAGCCGCAAGCTCGAAAGTCGAAGCTGGGCTGAGAACCGGGTGACCATGAACGTAAGATTAAGACAGACCGAAACGAATGTCAAGCCCACCCATGACAGCGACGCCTGGTGATGATTCCATTCACGTGAGAGCGACTGACCCCAAAGCGCACTGCCAGCTGGGCCTGGGTAATACCACCAGCGGCATAGGCGCGACGCATCTCGGTGACCTGATCTCCGTTCAGTTTCTTAGGCACAAAGACCTTGGAGCCGCGAGCAAAGGCCCTCTTCATGTTTTCAGAATGAGTCACCAGCTCCAGGTGGGCCAGAGCGATGCAGTTCGGCCGGCTACAGGTGTGGTCCAGCTCCATGCCGGCTGGGACCACACGGCCAGCAAGCTCCCACACGACCACGTGGGCCATTCTCAACTTGCCCTTTACCTTGACTTGAGCGTACTTGGAACTGCAAGGCTTCTTGGCCAGAAGGATACAGCCGGTCAGCGGGTCTACCTCCGACTGAAGCCTGAGTCGATCTTCAAGTGGGATGTCACGGCGGCCTTGTAGTTTCATGTTGCCTCGGGGATAGAGTCAGGTGGCTTCTTCACGCAGATACCGAAGACGTTGCCACCCAGCTCTTCAGGGGTGATGACGCGCACGCCATTCTCCTCGATGTTGCTCTTGCTCTTCCAGGAGTCGAAGGCAATGAGGCTGTCGCCGAGGCAGCCAATGATGGCTACCCAGTGAAGCTCTTCGTCGAGGTGGATGATGACGGGGGTGCCGGCCAGCACACGCTTGCGTACGGTCGAAGTGCGCCACACGGCAGTCGGAGAGCAGCCCAGCTTGCGCAGGGCCCGCATCAGCTGCCGCTCGTCTGTACCTTCGGGGGTGGTGCCGGCCAGCTTGGCTACGTGCGCCTCCGGCACCTGCAGCCCGTACAGACGCAGGGCGTTGACCGCCGCTGCTGGACCACAGGTGTAGGAGCGCGTCTGGTACTTCATCCCAGGTCTTCGTTCCTGGTCTCGTACTCTTCAACGAAAGAGACCAAGACATCGCGAATCTGTGCCTCGGGGGTGCCATCGGCTGAATCCCACAACTCTTCGATTCTCTCGATGGCGAGTTCGTACTCCTCCTCGGTCTCAATGCGATTGTAGGCCTGAGGGTCACGCTTCAGCTTCGTCTGCGAGTGCGTCGAGGGCATTGTAGAGTTTCTCCGCTGCTTGATTCAGATTGTGCTCCAGGGGTTTCGTATCTGTCAAGGGGTTCGCCTGGCCGCCCCCGAGGTCGGTAGCCGCGTCAATCAGGTCTTCCACCAGCTCGTGGAGGAGCTGCTTCGTCGTCAAAGCACGAAGCCGCTTAAGTCTTGATGGATTCATCGGGCAGGCCGTACGGGACATTGGCGTTGAGGAAGTCCTTGACCTTTTTCACCACATCCGAGCTGATGGCGTTGTTCTTCATCTCCTCTTCCCACCCCTGCGCGGGGTTGACGCCAAAGCCAGTGTTGTTCCGTGACCCGATGTAGAAGAAGTGAGGGTCGCTGTGGATGACGGCCCCCTTGTCCCTGATGAAGGGGTAGACGTACAGGTCCTGCCCACGGTCGATGTCCATCTGGTCGACGTACGGGTTGACCGAGGCGGCCGTAAGACGTACGTGGCGGCCGTCGGCATGGGCCCTGAGGTCGGCGTGGTCAAAGTAAGCCTCAGCCGCTGCTGTGTACGTCTTGGAAGCAGCTCCCAGCCGCTCCTTCAAATCTTCGATATGCTGGAGGATGTCGATGTACACGGGCCGCTCCTCCTCAGAAGATTGCGGCCTAGTGAAGGCTGTCCTCTCTGGTGATGGGAAGCCAAGGCTCTGGATCTCTGTCTGAACGGATTGTGACATGACGCTCCTGAATTCGCAGGGTTACTCTCTTCATCTTCGGATCTACCCTCTTGCTGGTACCGGCAATGACGAGACCTTTGGTGAGCTGTTGAAACGCGACGTCTTCGATGGTCAGCTCGAACCTAGCCGGCAACCAAGGCCCGCTCTCAAGGCTGGCGATGATGGCGTCCTCGATGGCTTCGTAGACGAAGTTCACGGCTTGCTCTGGAGCATCTTGATGGCCCGACCCACGTGGGAATCCTTGAGGCCGTTCGCCGAGCTGGTCTGAATCCAGTTGGGCCGAAGGTCGATCTCCGTAGGAATGTGGCAGTAGACGTCAATCGCCGGGTCGTAAACGGCCGCCCTGTTCGGCTTCATACCACTGTGGTCATCGTCCAGGATGAGGAAGTGTTCGACCTCGGGGTGGGCGTCGAGGTACATGCGGATTTCCCCGCCACGGGTGCGGTGGGGGGTAGAGCCCAGCGTCAGCCAGCCTCCAACCGGAGAGCTGACCGGGAAGGGGGTGTGGCCGATGATCTCACCCTGAAGACCACGCTCCTTCAGAAGTCTCACGAGCCCGTCGAAGTCCTCGTAGACCCCGTGGGTGTAGCTGTGCCTCCAGGTGGAGCTGATGACGATTTTCACGTCAGGACATGCCTCGATGATGCGGTTGAACCGCTTGATCATCCCGGGGTTGAGCCCCAGGAAGCCGCCGATGCGGTCCCTGGTCTGGTCGTGGTTGAGCACGCCATCGATGTCAAGGAATAGGACCTTCAAGGGTATGCCTCCCGTGCCTCACACCGATATCAGGGGTGTGTTCAGCGGTCAATAGGGTCTGGAAGGTCTGGGGACGGAAGTTCCAGACGTCCACCCCCACATTGATGATGTTCCCCCGGCGAAGGAACTTCTCGTGTACGTGGCCACAGAACCAGATGTCGTGCTCGGGCGGCTCAGGGGTGAATTCGGTGTGGTAGAAGCGGTCACCGTACGGGTCTTCGGAGCGCGGTGGCACGTGGGACAGGTAGACCTTCTTGCCGTCGATCTCCAAGAGACGGTTGATGTAGACCTCGTTCCAGCCCTGGGCCTTCATCTTCTCTTCTGACTGGTCGTGGTTGCCACGGATGAGAATCTTGTAGCCGGCCAGGCGCTTCAGGAAGCCGGCGTGCTCGGTCTTGGGGCCCATGGCGAAGTCGCCCAGGTGGATGATGGTGTCGGTGCTCTGGACGACCTCATTCCAGTTCTGAATGAGCATCTCATTCATGTGGGGTACGTCCTTGTAGGGGCGTCCGCTGTACTTGATGATGTTGGCGTGGCCGAAGTGGGTGTCACTGGTGAAGTAGATCATTTGAATCTGTGTCCGTTTTCGAGGTAGTTCTTGGCCAGGTCTCGCACCTGGGCCGGGTTTGCTTTGCCTTCGAGGTACCTCATTGTAGCGCCGATCAACGCCATCAGGCCCATCCCAAAACCATAGCTGGCGCTGATGGCGTTCTTGAGGCGCTCGTCTTCGGCAGCCTGCATCTCAGCTAGGGTGGGTACTCCGTCGGGGTGTGGCATCAGTAGAGCTTCAAGTGAGAGGTGATGGGGTCAATCTTCTCGGAGAGGTCCGGGCCGATGGCCACACAGGTCTTGGTGGGCACGCCGTTGAACTCGGTGGCACCTGAGTCAACGATGATCTTGACGAGAAGGCCAGCCCTGTAGGCGTTGGCGTAGACCTGGATCAGCTCTTCTTCGGAGTCGACCTGCAGGCAGACTTTGGTGAAGAGGCCCTGCAGCCAGCCTTGCTCGGCATCGCTGAAGCAGGGCTCGTAGTACTCGTGGGCATTGAGGATACGGCCCTTGTACTCCAGCCGGTCAACCAGCCACTTCATGCTGGCGTGAGCGCCCTGGGCAATCTCCTTGCCCCGGCGCATCTTGAGGTCCTTCCGCATCACGATGACCTGCTTCACGTTGCTCATGACCCCATGATACACGAAAACCCCGGGTAAACGACCCCGGGGTCGGCACGACGCGAGGTTTTTCAGCTACCCGGACGTCTCCGGATCAACGCTTGGCCCGTGGGCCGCTTCGTCGTGCCTTGCCCACACGGGAATTCTTTGTCTTTGGCTTGGCGCGAGACTTGCGCTTCTTCTTGGGAGCCGGAGGTGGCTCAAAGATGAACTCCTGGGGCTCGTTCGACCCGTCAGCCCCGTAGTACAAGTCGTAGTCGATGTCATCGGCCAGCTTTCTGGCTGCCTCATCGACCTGCTGAGACAGGCCGACCATCATGGGCTGGGTCTCTGTGACGGTCTTGGTCTCGACCTTCCACATGGGTTCAGCGACCGGCGGAATCACCACCTTCTCAAAGGCCCTCTCACGACTCCAGAAGCCTGAAATGAGAAGGAGCAGTGCTACACTCAACAGACCGAGTAATACTGCTACGAGCGTAAAAATCATTTCTTCACCTTCTTTGTGTTGCGGGTTGACTTCTTCTTGGGCTTGGTCTTGAGGGCCTTGGTAATCTTCTTCTGGGCTCGCTCGTCAAGCTTGAAGGCCTCAGTACGGGCCAGCTGGAAGTCGACCGTGACCAGGTAGGTGCCTGAGCCCTGGCCAAAGTACTTCCTCATCTGCTCCAGTTCTCGACCGGCAGGTCGACGTAGGTCGACACCGTGCTTGAACGCGGCCTCCGCAAACTCAGGGTGCATGAAGGCGATAGCCTGCACCGGGTCGGTGACGTCGGTGATGGTCAGATGGACCTTCTTCTCCTTGTCCAGCTCCACGATGTCCCCGCGCTGTGGCGGGGCGAGCTGCTCGGGGAAGAGGGTGTTCTGGTGCTCCTGAGTGTCGACCATCTTGGCGTCGGCATCCAGCTTACGGTCCCAGGGGCTAATGCTCTCTTCGGGTGCGGTCGGGTCACTCATTGGTCTTCCTGAACAGACGGGCAAAACGGGTCCAGAGGTTGGGCTTCATGGCCGAGACCTCTTTCGGGGTGATGAGATGCGCACTGTTGACGACACCACGCTCGCCAATCTCCACCACGTACGTCCCGGGTGTGGAAACTCCAGAGAGGTTGCTGGTATTGAGCATTGGGCCGATAGGAGTCGAAACGGGCTTCTGGAGCAGCTCGACTTGGCGCTGCATCTCGTCGTTGAGGTCCTTGAGGGCCTTGCGTTCTGCCTCCAACTCGCTCTTGCGCTTCTGGATGCGCTTGAAAGCCTCGGGGCCGACACGTTCCAGAAGCAGGTCATTGATGTGAACGAAGCTGGGGGGCGGCTCGCCGGTACGCACCGTGTCCTTCAAGAGGGCCAACTGGGCAATCTCAGGACTGGTCAGCTCCTCTGTCGCCTGTTTGCTTTGCAACTCGGCGATGCGCTCCAGAGCCTTGCGCTGATAGTCGTTGAGCTTGTGGACACGGCTCTCCGCCAGCTTGAGCTTGGCCATCTCGGCGATCAGCTCATCGAGCGTCATCTCCTCGCTTTCAGTCTTGAGTTCCGTTACGGTGCTGCCAAGTTCGTGTTCAGGAGTCACAGCCATGTGGGTCACCAGGTATGCAGCATGAGCCCCAGCATCAGCTGAGACTTGAGAAGAGAGTCGCCCAGGTAGAAGGGCCTGGGAATGGTCATCCGCCAATCAGCGGTCAAGGACAAGTGTGGCACAAGCTGAACTTCCACACCAGTCCCCACCAAAAGGTTTACCTGCGGGCCCGTGCGCATGAAGAGGAGGGCTCCAGCGTCGAGGTGCCAGGCGATCGGCCCTTGAATCGGATAGACCATCAGCTGGGCGCTGTGGCCATAGGCGAACTGAGTGTTCACCTCAAGTCCCAGGTGGGCGGGCAAGAGACGTGCGCGAACGCCCACCACACCAAAGAACATCGGATTGCAGGTGAGCCCCAAGGCCCCACGAGCGCCAATACCCAACGGGAAGGGCTTTGCCGGCTTCCCCTCTGCCTTGACCAGGCGGGGCTCTCCCATCACGATGTTGACAATGACCTGCTGATTTTGCTTCTGCTCCTGCTTGACGACTACGGGAGTCGGAGGGGCGACGGGCTTTGCTGGCTTCTTGACGACCTTCTTCTTCACCGGTGCTGGCTTGGCCAGGCGGTCCTCACAATCAGACAAGACCACGGTGCAAAGGCCCAGCTGCTTCTCCAGGTCTTCGATGCGATTCTGGCGGCTACGAGCAGAAGCCTTGCAGAAGTCGACGTCCTTCTGCAGCTCCTGGCGGCTCTTGTTGCAGGCCTTGAGGTCGACCTCAGACTTGACCGGTCCACAGACCTTCCCACAGACGGGGTCTGGACACAGCGCGTCACAGACGGGGCCGGCATTCAGCATGACTGCGAGGGCGAGGGTTACGAGCATTGGACGACCTCCTTCACGCACTTCTTGAACTTCGGCTTGGGATTGCAGCGGCCCTTGTGGCTGGTGCCATGCCAGCCACGGTCGCAATGCTGGCGCTCCTCGTAGCAGGTGCAGACCGTACGGCAGATCCGGGTGCCAGCATCAGGACCCGGCTGATTGACCGTGGTCGTGTTGGTGTTGTTCGTCACCGTGACATCGACGTCCACGTTCACAACTACTGGAATCTGCTGGCCTCCGTCGACAGACTCAGCACTGGGTTCACCAGGCTTACAGGTGTTGCAATCGACCCAGTCGGGTCCACAAGCGGAGAGAATCAGAAGCACAATGGCACAGAACTTGAAGGGCATGATATTCCTCAAAAGGGGTACGAAACAGATTCTACCACGCTTGACACCGAGACCTTGGTTCTGGTACTCAATGCCCATGACCCCTACCCCCTTTCAGAAGACCCAAGCGCTGTCGGCCCTGGTGGACATCATCATGGATAGCATCCGTGCTGCTGGCCCGATGGGTGCCCCCGAAGGCCATCTGTACGCTGCTCTGATGTCGATTCCCAACTTCCGAGTCGACCATCTCAACCTCATCCTTGAGGCCCTGGAGAAGGCCGGCAAGGTGACTCGCTCCAACTACGTCGTGAGGGCGCGATGAAGATTCGAGACCTGAAGCCTGGCCAGCTGTTCGCTGCGCACTTCCCCTACCATCGCGTTCCTGAGCTGCGGGATAGGAATTACGGCTACCGCGTCCTGGAGCTGGACGAGCGCTTCCTGGAGAAGGACGGCTACGACGGCTACGCGGCCCTCGTGAAAAACGTCAAGACCGGGGTTTGCTCGGTGTTCGGTTTCCCCGAGACGGCCGAGAACCACGGCAACATGCCCCCGAACTGGACCCTGCTGGAGAACGCACAATGAGCGCCGACTATACCGACGGCTACAACGACGGATACGCTTCGGCTGAGGGTCGGACGGTACGGGAGTCGACCAAGCTCACAGCTCGTATCGGGGAGCTGGAGCGATTGCTCAAGGCGGCTGCCAGAGTGGTTGAGGCCTACGGCGAGGACGAGGGTTACACCCCAAGTCGAGTAGCCGAGGACTACATGGCCCTGGAGAAGGCAGGTATCCTGTGAGTGACAACGGCCCCGAAGCAGTGGTCTTGGTGAACGGCATCCACCTGAGTGTCGGTCAGTCGATGGCCCTCAGGGTGGCTGTGGGTCACATGCTGCATGACCTGCAGGACCCTCTACACCTGGGCGATGATGAGCATGGCCGGTTCATGGTTAAGGCCTACAAGGCGCGACTGGAAGAGGTGCAGGAGCTGATTTTCAGGAACCTGACATGAGCCGCTACGTCAACATCGATGGTGAGCGAGTCAAGCTGCCCATGTTCCCGGGAGACATCCTCCACGCCTTGCTGGACAAGATGCGAGAGCGCCAGAGCTGGTGCCCGTACTGCGGCGGGGAGATGGGCTGCGAGTCTGAATGCGTGCTTGACGGCATCTGGTTCAAGCATGTAGAAGAGCCTCCTCACAAGGAGTACTGCAAATCCATGGACCCCGACTGCGAAGGAGGCTGCTGGTGACCAAGTACAAAATCCGCTTCAAGGACGTTCAGGACTCGATGACGCTGTACGGCATCCACATCACCCGTGGGGAGATTGTCGAGGTCTTCGAGGCCAACCCGGGGCTGATGGAAGACCTGGAGCAGGTCGGCGAGTGGGAGACCTGCTGTCGTGGGGCCTTCGCGAGCGCCATCGGGCACTGGTTGGGCCTGAAGGGCGACTGGCCTCTGGGCATGGACAGCGAGTCCTACACCGAGGCCTACTTCCAGAGCTTCTTCCTGGCGGCGGCTCGTGTAGGATTGAAGCTGAGCGAAGATTTCAGGGGAGACAACCGATGAACATCCAAGACATGGTCGACCGCAGCAAGTGGTTGGACTCTTTGAAGGTGGGCGATCAGGTGGCCGCCAACACCCGACAGCTGCCTGGGTTCCAGCGGAACTTTGGGTACAAGATTTTCCGCATCACCAAAATCACCCCGAAGAGAACCCGCTTTGAGGTGATTGGGCCCGACAGCGAAACTCATGTGTTTGGTCGTGATGGGTCCTTCTCCACTGGGAGCACCTACAATATGGCCATCCACAGAATGGCTCCAGTGACCGCTGAGGTCATGGCCAGCATCCAGGCTGACACCCTGAACATCAGGGCCGACAACAGACGGTATCGGCTCGTCAACAAGCTGGAGGAGCTTCGGAGTACCCTGAAGGACAAACCCGACCTTCACCTGGAGTTCTTGGGTGCCAGCGAACAGCTGATGGCACTGCTGGACAAGCACACTAAGCCTGACCCGGAGGACGCATGATCTCCAAGAACCTCTTTGAGGAGATGACCCAGCTGTTCGCCTCCAAGGGCTGGCACCTACGGAGCATGAACGTCCACAACAGTCAGTACGGCACCTACGAGATGACGGTCGATGCCATCATGTTCAAGAACCCAAAGACCAACCAGGTCCACTTCCCCGCCAACTCTGGAGTCAGGCTGCCCAACATCGACCCGGATCCGGTCTGCGAGTGCGGTGCAGCTGCAGCCAAGACAACCCACAGCAGCTGGTGCCCCTTGACAGCTGCAGCCAAGCCCTGATAGAACGAGCCCATGAACGAGTTCGAAGAGCAGATGGCCATCGTGGACGACGTCCTTCAGGAGGTCCTCGCTGAGGAGCGCGAGGTGAAGTTCCTCAAGTCCTTGCCGGCCGATGGTAGCCTGCGGGAGCTGAAGAAGGAGGAGCTGGAGCTGGCACACCGCCTGCATGTGGAGCGCAAGGCTTTCATGCTCAGCGGCCCATGGCCCACCATGATGGCCAGCATCACGTTCGAGGGCCGCAAGGTCCTGTCGAGGGCTGAATGAACCCCAACACCAGGCTGATGGCGATGTACCCCGATGGCACGTCTGAGGTCGCTGACGTCGAGCTGAAGGGCCGGCAGAGTGCGCGCTACTACCTCTTCTCGAACGAGAAATACCACAAGGCGGAGATGGTGGTGGCGATCAACCTTGTCACCGGCGAGACTGAGGTCATCAAGAATCGCTACGGCGACCAGGGCAGAGTCGAGCGCCGGCTAGGAATCATGCGATGAAGTGGACGCCTGGCCGTCAGAATACCGGCTACTGGTTGCACACCCTGGCCAAGGGCAAGAACTGGGACCTGTTTCTCATCAAGTACCCGGTGGGCTCCTACATCGTCCCACACCATGACCACTTCCCAGGCAAGCGCCATTTTCGGTTCAACGTCCTGTTGTGGGGTGAGCAGACCTTCAGGGCCCATGGGTCGGTCATCTTCCAGTGGGGCCCAATCGTGCTCTTCCGGTCTGACCACACACTCCATGAAGTGCTGCCCAGCAAGCGCCTCAGGTTGGTCCTCAGTCTGGGATGGGTGATCAAATGAGCAAGTACCTGAAGGGCCCCTTCCGGGCAGACTTCCTTGGCGGCTACATCTTCTCGGGTGACCTGATGTTCGCCCAGGTGCGTGGCTGGGGTCAGCTGCAGTACGGCAAGGATCCAGAGAAGACCCAGGACCAGCACCTGCAGTTCATCGTTGATGCCCTGAACGAGAAGGCCGCCAAGGATGCCCTGTGAGATTTGCCCTTTGGCGCATCAGGAAGGCCTACAAGTTCCGCGTGTGGCGTCGTAGGCTGCCTGGGCGCATCCGCTGCTTCTTCCGTGGGCACCGGTGGGTCAAGGAGGCCTACTGGAGCGGCTCATGGGAGCTGTGCGGCTCCTGCCACGCTACCCGCAACTTCAAGCCCTGGCCAAAGGTCAGTTGACAGTGGGAGTCGGTTCATGTAGGGTGTGCCCATGAACAAGACAGCCACCCTCTCCCTCGATGGTCAGAAGGTTCAGTACGCCCCGAGCCCCCGTTGGACGGTCACGGTCATGACAACCCCCTCAGAGGTAGTTGAGGAGCTGGCCAAGAAGTTCTTCGGGCACGGGGTGGCCAGCATCGGAAGCGGTGTAGACCGGAAGGTCGAGCAGGTGAGCCCCCACGTTTTCAGGACCACCTGCAAGGCGTACCTGACCGAAGGGGTGCAGGTCGGCCCCAATCACTGGTCCTACGTGGACACCCGCACGGTGGTGCTGGACTGGGAAGCCGTCGAGGACTACAACTGAGCCCACAAAAAGAAAGAGCCCGGGGTTACCGGGCTCTTCTTGAACTTACGACTTTCCGACTGCTACAGCTTAGAAGCTGCCGACCAGGTTGTCGATGAGCACGTTCTTGCGGGGCTCGGTCACCGCGAGGGTGCAGAACCGGAAGTGCGCCTCAGGAATCGACAGGTCGCTCACCGCGAGCTTGAGGCGGCTGTACGGAGACAGCTCCTTCATCGCCATGGTGTCGCCCTGAACCAGGAAGCCCGTCACGAAGCCAGGCCGCTTGTTGTTCAGGTCGAGGAACGGGGTGGTTGCGCCAGACGCGAGTGCCACGCGGCCGATGAATCGAGCCGAAGCTGCCGACCCGCCTGCTGCGCTGCGGTACACGTTGAAGAACCGCACGGTGCCGCTGCCCGGAGGAGTGATGGTCACGGTGATCTGGTCACCGGCCGACGCTGCCTGCGATGCGACGTTGCTCTTGGGCGACTCACCCAGCTCGTTCACCGAGGTGACGTAGTAGGTGTAGGTGCCTGCCGCGAGGCTCGTGGTCCCACCGGCGGTGCCGAGCGAGATCGAGGGGGCCGCAGGGCCGTTGCTGCGAGCCGACGCGGGACGGGTCTTGCCGCTCAGGAAGCGCGAGGCCTCCAGATTGACCACGCCGTTGCTGACCCACTGCTTGCGAAGCTCGGCGCCGGTTGCATCCTGTGCCGAACCTGCCAGCACGATGCGCTCCTTGCCGAAGCTGATCTTGTTGTACGCCGAGAGGACCTTGGGGTCGACCAAGAGCTTGTCAGCCGAACCGAGGTTCATTGCCGACCGCACCGAGCCGTCCTCGATCATGTCCTGGGAGAGCGTACCGCCACCCGAGATCACGACCGTGTCGTCGCTGCCGTACTCGCCGAACATCAGGTCGGTCGCGTTGCGCTCTGCGTCCGACTGACGGATCTGGGCGTCGAGGCCCAGCATCGAGGGGAGACCCGGGATGGCGAGCTGGTTGCCGTCGAACAAGCCGCTGTTCGAGAAGTCAGCCTTGCCACGGAAGAGGTCGAACTCGATGTCAGCCGCGAGCTTCTTGGCT